AGAAATTAATCTGGTCATAGGCGCAGACGAAGTAGGCTACGGGTCTATCGCAGGGCCACTCATCGTGGCAGCGGTGGCTTTCGACTCCAGCGTACGAAGAATTGTGTTGAAGCGCGAACGGCGTGATGACCTCCCTATCGGGGATTCGAAGAGCGTACCCAATAAGTTGCATGAGAACTTCGAGCGCCTCATCAAGCAGCGCTGCATCGAATACAGCCTATTCGCGCAGTCCCCAGGCACAATCGACGCACTGGGTGTAAGTCGTGCGTTGAAGCAAGCTACGGCGACCTGTGTGCACCGCCTCCTTGAGCGCATCGTGGTATTGGGTCACGCGGACCCAGCGAAGTACCGAATAACGATAGATGGAGACATGGACCTCGGAGAACAGAGGTTCGAGTACCGCCTCTTGCCCAAGGCTGACACCCTGGTGTGGCAAGTGGGGGCCGCATCCATCCTGGCCAAGGCAGAACAGGTTCGACAGATGTGTGCGTTGCACGCAGAGGACGGTCGCTACGATTGGGCGTCGAACAACGGTTACCCATCCAAGAAACATCGTGCCGCTCTCGATGAACACGGCGTCACAGCACACCACCGCAAGAGCTACAAGACTGTGAAGGAGCGTTTGTAATGCCACACGAAGAGACCTTCAACCAGGACCGGCTACAAAAGCGTGTCCCTGACCACATCTGTGCTGCGTGCAGACGCCCCTTTGAAAAAGGGAACCGCATCCATATGGTGTTCATCCTCCTGGACCCACAGGCCATCAATCCGAACAGCCTCACCGAACGCGGGTTGGAGCTGGGCACCGACTACGAATTCGTACACACCCGTTGTGAGGATCCATTCCTCGACGGAAAGTTGGTGTCCCTGTGAGCCCTGACCCACATGCAGACCCGTGGCGGATGTTTGACGCACCTGAAGGTGACGACCTCCCACCTCCGGGGACCATTGCCCTCATGTGTATTGGTGGGATTGGGCGCATCCTTGTTCCAGAGACAGAGGGACGCCGGGGCGTGGAGTGCGCGGTGGACACGGTGTTGGATATGCTGGGCTCTTCGGATGCCCACCTCGATGGGTTTGAGATCATCGCAAGTGAGTGCGTCAGGGGTGCGCCGCTTTACCGAGTGGACGGTGTGCGGCAATCAATATTCCTACGGGATGAGACTGACGAAGTGCGCGGCTTCAATCGTTTATATGCCATACTGCACAGACTGAACATAACTAATCCGGGTGCCCTGGGTGGCATCCGTTTGGAGGCGACATGAACGAATTACCCTGCGGCCAGTGCGAGAATTACGACCCCAGTCTCGGACCCGGTGAGAAGCATATCGGGAGCGGGTGGTGCATCCCACGTAGCAAGTACGCGGCACACGAAGGTCCTGGGCAGGTGTTTCCCCCGGGGGTCACACGCGTAGCTGCTGGTGAACTCGCGGTGCCTTACATCGTGGAGGCTGACCAAGTCATCGGACCCTGTGAGATGGCACGTGGCCCCATCGACTACGACCCCGCTGAGCGAAAGCGCGAGATGCAGACTTTCAAGGATAAAGATGGCGTCCGAGTCCTCCGGTAGCGGCGTCCACGATTGGGCGGGGATGTTCAAACCCGCACGCCAACTCACTGATGATGAACTGGAGTTACTCACACCCACCTGTCACGACTGCAGCATGGACGCGATTGTGGTTGAAGCACAGCACCCCTTGGATGACTACGCCATGTGCCAAAGCCTCTTCGAATTCGAGGAGAGTGCGCTGCAATTCTTCTGCGCCAACCACTCCCCGATCGAGGTAGACGACGAAGAGAGCGACACGTTGGACATCGCGTTCTACGAAAAGCTCTCCATCCATATACGCTGCCCCATCAACGGGGGGCGCATAGGTATGTGCACGTGTGTCCAAACCTTGCCTCCGTGCATCAGTGGGTGCGCCCCTATACGTGTTCGACTGGGGGACTTACGCCCTGCAGCAGCCAGCCGTGTATTGATACGCGGACGTGTTGCATACGAAGCCAAGTACGTCGGACACTTCTCACCCCTTCACAAGGAAGTCCTGGAGGGGTATAGGCGTGCCGGTACACCTTTTGGGGAGCTAACAGGGCTCCGTACAACGCCTCCGTACCTACGTAAAGACGAAGAACCTGACGCAGACACAATAAGCGAGGACCAGGACGATGCCTGATACAATAAACCCAACACGCCTAACGAACAAACCAGCTAAGCCGGACGGTGAGCACTTCGGGGATCAGTTCGCCCAAACGTTCCTCGGACAAGATGATGCACAGGTTCATCAAGGTGGGCACGTGGATCCTGTTGCGCAAGCCGAGGCACACCAGGACTACATCCTGGAGGAAGCCAGCACCTTCGGTAACAACTTCGTGCAGTGGATCGCAGCGCACAAGACAGTACCCATCCACGTACGTGCGTGGGGGTTCGTGTTGGGTATCTTCTGCATCCGCGCCGAGTACCCCGCAGGTGCCATAGAGTTTGACCGCATCGTCGCGCAGGCTGGGGAGGACCTTGATTTACCGGGTAAATCCCACGCTAACGATGACCCCCTCCCTCCGTGGACGGAGATCACCATGCGCCAAGCCACCAACTTCGCGGAGCTAACCTCCGGGTACGTCGCGCTGCACCGGCGCCAGACGGATGTGCACGACGACCAGGCAGCATACGGTATTGGGCGTGCCTGGCATAATCTGCGCACGACCTTCCCTTTCGGGGGTCCAGAGGCATTCGACACGGTGGCGGCACACGCGGTGAGGTACTACGAGCATGAGAAGGGCAAGAAATGAGTGCAATCCCCACGAAGTCGAGTGTGAAGAGTCGGGTCCTTGGAATCATCAACAAAGCGGAGGACCCCATGAGCAGAGAAGAGCTTGCCGCTGCTCTGTACCCCAACATCAACAGAAAGGCCCATCTCGTGGCGATCACGTTGCAGGGCCAGGTGTACGACGCAATCAGTGAACTGGAGGCGGAGCATCGCCTCATCATGAATGGTGAATCACCCCCGCGATTAGTTGCTACGTCACGCGGGAAGGAGAGTTACAAAGACTCATGATTGTTAAAGCAACCATAGAGACCATCCGGTACTACACCGTGGACGGGGACGATGTCACTCCCGAGGGTGCCGTGGAGATGGTGGAGCTACGCGAGAAGATGGAGGCCCCCATCGGGATGGAGAAGGAGAGCACCACCACGACCTTCGAGGTAGTGGACAGCATCCCCGAGGACGCGCCTGTGGAGGATCCGAACGCGGACGGTGAGGAGAGCGAGAGCGACTGATGCACATCGACGACATCGGGTACGTTCTCCTGGACACCGAAACCACCGGTCTCAACCCACGCGAACACGCCACCATCGAGCTGGGTGCCAAGATCCTCACCCCGGATCTGGAGCTGCACCCGGACGCAGAACCGTTCCTGACCCTCATCAAGCCCATCGCACACCCGGTAAGGAAGGAGGCACCCGTTGCACCGCTGATCAATCCCCGTGCCATTGAAATCAACGGGCACAACTGGGTGTACACCCCTGTGTGTGAGCGGTACCGCTCGGCGCTGTCCCCCCTCATGGCCTGGATGAAGTTCAACGAATGGTTGCGCCGCAACTTTGAGATCAAGAACAACAAGCGTGTCGTCGCTGTGGGTTGGAACACAAACTTCGACATGCAGTTCATCAAGCGCCTCTTCCGGGGCCACTACCTCAGCACAAGTCACGGCCACGGTGAGTGGACCGACGACAGTAACTTCGAGGTGCTGGACGAAGAAGATGAGCGGTCTCTGCGCTGGCCATTCCACTACCACCCGCTCGACCTCATGGCGGTGTCGCGCTACCTCGACATCCGCAACGGTACAAAGCGCCCTGGCTACAGCCTGGAGCGTCTCGCCTCCTCCTTGTTCCCCGGTGCTGCGGACCTCGCAATGCACACCGCGATGGGGGATGCGGACATGTCCCTCCGCGTGGTACGCTCCATCGAGGAGGACTACCGTGCTGTTCATAGACGGCCAATCGCTGACTGACGTTGTAATCCCAGTATCCCCCATGTTGCAGTGGACCATCACCCCTGCCACCAAGGGGATGCTTGCGTTGGCACATCAGAACGTAGGGACGTGGTTGCGCATAGATAAAACTTTCACCGATCTGTACCGACACTACTGTGTCGTGATGCACAACCTCGTGCACGAATGCGAACTCGTAGTTCCAGAAATAGCAAGTAACATCATGGATCAACTCCTTCAGACAGGTGACTCAATGCAGGCAAGAGCAGCGATGTATCGTCTTGGGTGCCATGCTCTCCGGTTCAGTGCTTGCCTCCCCCTCTGTACGCGCCCCACGTGTCTCAACTGCGTAATGTCCGACCCGGAACTCCCTGACAACACCGCGCTCGCCAGCATGGAGCTGATCCGCGTCTCGGACGGCCCCACATGCACGCATAACAAGTAATGCCCTCATCAAATGAGTTGCGGTCCAAAGAGCTGAGCGAGGCTCTGCGCACTGGTTTCTCTGGCAATGGTGGCAACCATTCTGTGGTAGTCACAGGTGCAATGCGGCTCCCGTCCTGGGACGAAGGTACATGCTGCGAAGGGTGCGAACGCCGCTTGGTGTGTTTGCAGCAGGGGCAACCCCCGTCCGTAGATACCGCACAGGCTGAAAGGCGGGGGTGCCACTACCCCGAGGGTCTCATCCTCTTCCGCTACCACGGCACCGATTGTCTTGGGTACGACCACGCGAACAAGCGCATCACAGACTTCGGACAGCGCGGGCGCTCCGTCACCACGGGGCGTTCCATCACCTGGTACCTCTGGGCCGTCGCTGACCACTGCTACATCACACACGCACGAGCGGACGAACTCGCGAAGAAGTGGTCCAAGAGGGGGTACGACCCCTGTGACCGCATGAAGCCGGGGAACGTCATCTGGGAGAGTGCAGTATGACAACCACCAAATCCAATGCTGACAAGCTCAATGACATCTGGCGCTCAGGGTACTGCGAAGAGACGGTTGAGGCAGGCCGCTTCTACGCCCGTGAACCGGCGAAACGTGTTGAGTGGCTACGTGCACATCTTCCAAACTGCCCTGCATGTGAGTACGCCAACACCATGAAGGGTGTAGAGGCCAGGGTCGCTGAGAAGATTGGCCTCTTGGACAAGTTCAATCGTGGGGAAGACGTGCACCGCTCGCCGGGCTTCAAGGAGGGGCTACAACAGGAGATGGAAGACCTCCTCAAAGGTGACGACATCAACCCCGAGTTCATCGTGTGGTGGGGTGGTGTTGCTCTACGGCAGGACTACGAGAAAGAGAAGAAGGGTGCAAGCGGCGATGCCAACTGAGCTGGGTGAGTTCTTCAGTACCCCCACGGGGCAGAGCATCCTTGAGTGCATCCAACTAGGGTCCAACTCCCTGCAGCGCATCGCCTCCTCACATGAGAGCCTATCGCAGACCTGCGTGTCCCTTTCGGCACAAGCGTCGGCAGATAACGCAGCACACATAGTGAAGACGATGGAGGCCCACAAACTGTTCGAACTCCTCGTACGTACGATCATCCCTTTCTTCAATACACTCCAGCAGCTCTTGAACCTGGGGCTTGGTACCGGGGTTATTCCAGCTCGCATGTGGGTACGCGTCTTGGGGAGCTTCCAGGGGGTGCCCAAGATTGATAAATTCGCACAGATGCTGAAGAGTGGGGAGCTTAACGACATCTTCGATAACCTCTCCATGGGTTCAAACGCAGGGTCGCCGTGGACTTCCTCTCTCAAGTAAGCACCCCTGTTTCTTTCCACATCGTAGACGAGAAGTGGGAAGAGTTGCGCAGACTCGCCAAGCTCCTTGTGCACGACTTCGATATCAAGATCAGGGTTACAACGGAGGTTGGTCGTAACCGTGATCTATCCAAAGCGTGTAAATCAACCGTGCTCTACATCCTGCGGCAAAGCACCATGGCCACGAGCACGGGGCTAGTAGTGACCCGCACTGGGTCCAAAGATAAGTGGCCCATTGTCGTTGTTGGTAAGAACGCGTCGTGGTCTCACCACTTCGGCGAACTGGCGCTGATAAACGCACTGCGACGACACCCTGTTCCACCGTTGGATTGGGCCAAGGAACAGCGCCAGGCGTACGCGGACATCGCCGGGGTCCCCTTGTGGTTGTACCCCTTCGTAGGTAACGACCAGACGTTCGACGTGCTCCGCTTAGTGCAATACTACATCTCGCCGGGGTCTCACGCGGTACTCAACGGTGTTCAGGTACACGAACAAAGCCTGCGCATGGATATGGTGACGGCGTGTATTAGTCAGCACCATATCTTTGTGGACTACAGCCACGACTACCACACAAAGCGATTAGCTGAACTCAGAGACATGGATAAGCATTTTGCCGAAGGAGGCACCGGGTGAGCTTATGGGCCATGCGGGAGTTGCGGAGAATAGAGCAAGCAATGATCCCGTACATACTCTTCAAGAAGCGCATTGATGCGCTCGGGAAAGAGGTAGCACAGTTCATAAAGAAGGACGCCAAGAACGCAGTACCATGGAACCCGAAGATGAAGTGGCGCGAGTGGATGATGATCTCCGCTGACAGCTACAATCGTTGGTTGGGGTCTCGGAACCTGGCTCCCGAACTGCGCCCCACCGAAAACCAAGTACGCAAGAACATGACGCCATCTGAGTACATCAGCATCCCCGGTACGGATATGCACTACCTCAACGCCATCCTGCCGAAGCACACGCGCCTTTATACTGCCTGCGGCAACCGCATCGGTTGGGTCGCTTTCGACGGGGACGTCGTTATCCCCTCACTTCGGCGAGGCGATGGTGGTCGTGATAAGACCTGGATGTCTCTAACCCCGATGGAGATCATGACGCTGCGTCCAGGGGTCACCAAGGCGCGCAAGCACACGGTCATCGCCGGTCTGGGCCTCGGACACCAACTCATCGACGTGACTCGCAAGAGAACTGTCAAGACGGTGACTCTCGTGGAGAGGTCGAAGCCCCTACGCAACTGGGTACTCCCGCGCATTGAACGCCATCTTGGTGACGCGAAGCTGTACACTCTTTGTGGTGACGCTCGCAAGATACTCCCCGGGTTGACTGCTGATGTGGCCCTCACTGACATCGACGACTCGTACGGAAACAACGAGTTCCATCCTGAAACCCCCAACATCCCAGTGCGCTGGGTGTGGGGCTCTGCTGTTATCTAGGAGACTGATGACCAACTTCGATTTACCGGGTAAACCGGAGCCCCACGATGGCGGGTGATGGCCTCTTCCGACGCCCGTACTCGGGCAGGCAGTCCAAGCTCGGCCCCCTGAAGAAGTTGGGGCACACTCTCGGCGATGAAGACGCTGCCAAGCTGCGGCGTTACTTGGGGTGGTTGTTCCATTTCCACGCTGATGTAGAGGATTGGCCCAAGGTCGCAGCGATGCGCCACATCAGTAATTGCTTCCATACCATGGAGTACATGCTCGATAATACGGGGGCGCGTATCCCCCGTATCACCACGAAACGAGGGCGCAAGCTCCGTCGTAAAGACCCTTCGCCGGGGCAACTTAAACTGGGGTTCTGATGACCGCACACAACGAAAATTGTCTTGCGGGGCTTCGGTGTCCCAAATGCAAGGAGTACGGCCCATTTAACATCGAGTGCCGGGCCACTGTGACCATGCACGACGACGGCTCGAAGGGGACAACAGGGCACAACTGGGACACCGGTGCATCTTGCTGGTGCGTGTCGTGTCACTACGCAGGAAAGGTGCAAGACTTCACGAGGCTGGACGATGATGAGGAACAATCCCTGCTCAACGCCCTTGTTACACAGTGCCTCCATGACGAACGGTTCCTCCGTGCGCTACTTCTTGAGCGCGTCGTCCGTAGCGAGGGGCGTCCGTTCGCAGAGGATTTCTGGGACAATTTTGACCCCGCCGACTTCGGGTCTGATTCTAAGTCCTGAGTGCCAGGGGTGCCCCCTGGTGCTTCCGTGCATACAGGAGGGGTGGCCCCGCATCAATTTGGGCATGTGTTCAAAGTGTGGATCACTGAGCCTTGGTCCCCTGGAAAACGAGGTCCATTGGAGCACCAGTCCAACAGCAACATTCCTTGCTCCGGTTGCACAACGAGTAGTGCGCTGTGTTCCGTTGTACACCGCTCGCCGGGAGACGTTTCTCGCAGACGAAGAAGCGGGCATTGCTGGCTTAAAATGTGATTGCCTCTTCTGTGCACTCTGGAAAAATGAGGCACACCGTGGTTGGGGTAGAACTCCAGAAGCACGCATCAAGAAACACATACTCACGCAGGAAGCCACCCTGTTGGAAGGGCGTCTACGCTGTAGCTCTGCGCACATGTTGTCGTTCAAAGAGTTCGTATTACGGTTATTCGAAATGAAGCGGCGCCACACCAAAAGGCGGCGTCTCGGTCTCGACCGTAAGCGCGGGATGCAACAAGTACCCTTCTACACGCCAACCAAGAAGCAACAACCCGTAAGAAAAAGGACTGAATAAGATGCCTGACGCATCCGAGAAGAAGATCCCCGCTCTGACCTCCATCGAGGAAACGTGCATCTGGAAAACCTGCAAGCGCTACTCCAAGGAGTGGCAGGACAGCAACGCCATGGCGCTGCTCCTGACTAGCAACTACCGCGTCACGTACCGGCATCAGCGCGAGGGTGGGGACTTCACCGTCGCCATGTTGTACCCGCTGCCCCCCGAAGATTTGGTGGAGAGCACCGAAAACGAGGCCCCGCCGCCTCCCGGTGGTGTGTACGTCGGTGCCACCAAGCGTCACACTGGTGGTCCCCGCTTCAAGGTGCCCTCGCCCTGCACCGCGTGCTTCCGCTGGAAGGAGCTGGTGGACCTCAACCCCACCTGCCCCGGCGACGCGTACAACCCCCTCAACGGGCGCATGAAGGCCCTGGCCCGCGCCGTGCGCAACTACGTCGACTGGAACGACCGCCAGATGTACGTGGAGGTTGAGGAAGAGCCCGCCGAGGACACCAATGAGTGACGAGCTACTTCCTTGCTTCGAACACATGTCGGAGTACGATCCCGCTGGTGCTGAGCACGAGCAGGACTGTCTTTGGCAGGAGTTCGCGGCAGCAGCGGAGTGCAGCATCGAACAGCTCAAGAAATATACATCGCGCATCTGGTACGATGGCTACTATGGTCCCGTCTCGGACGAGGATTGGGAGGAGTCACATGATGAAGCATGTTGTATGGCCGACGCACAAGCCGCGCTGGGACGTGCGTGGGATTCCGTCCCTGTTGTTAAGTACACTCACCCTGACCACGGATACTACGACGAAGAAGCTGAAGACGACAATGGGGACGACGACGGAGCGTGGGTCGAAGAAGAACTCACAGTACCCGAAGACCAAATCCTCCTCGCCTACTTCCCCGGAATCCGTGAAATCTACGGACACTACCCAAGGTGGTGATGATGGACAGTAAGCTAACTCGCGCGGAGGCCATCTGCGCTTGCAACAACATCCAGGCCCTTGCTGAGTCCATGCAAGAAATGCTCACGGACAAAGGGGCTGGTGACTATGTCACGAGCAGGTACAGCACCGCTGAAGACATGCAGGGCAAGTTCGTCAGCGGCTTCAACCCCTCCATCAAGCAATCGGCGTACATCCGCAAGATGTGGGATGGCCTGCGCCGATGGGACCGCCAGAACGAACACCCCAGCGATATGTTCCACGGGCTCGCTGAGATCGAGCGGGAGATGGGGGCTGCGACGAGAGCCAAGAGCAAGGCGCCGCCCAAGCGTGGGGTGGAGACAGCTTCTGCTCCACACGCTGACGCACCCCCGGACACCATGTACAACACGCCCCAGGAAGCGCTGCCCGAGGGCCAGCCTCCCGCTGGTTCCATGTACGCTGAGTCTCCTGAGTCCACCGAAGAAGAGCCCATGCCCGACTTCATGTTGTCCAACGATGAGGGTGGGTGGCTTACCCCCGTCCTGGAGTGCGTCGCCACCACCACAGAACGTCAGCACGAGATCACGCGCCTCCAAATGGAGGCGTCGAACAACCGGCACGTGGACCACAAAGATGTGCAGCACGGTAACATCACACACGTCCTGAGCTTGACGGCGTCTGAGCGTACCAAGGACCTGATCCGCGCTGCTGAGATCTGCGGCAAGGTATCAGCGACCGTCGCGCTGTCTAGTAATCTGGAGGAGGCTTTGGAAGACCTCCGAAAGAGGCAGAAGCGTGGGTAGACTCCTCCTGTGTTTCCTCTTGGTAATATGCTCCGGGTGCAAGCTGGAGACGCCGAAGAGCAGTGGGTGCACCTTCACCCTGGGCAAGCTGGAGACGTGCCAGGGGATGGTGCAGCGCTACCGTGAGGACTTCAAATCGTTCACGCGGAGCGCCCGGGAATGTGATAAGCGCATCAGGACCTGTACCTCCGCCTGCAAGACAGCCATCGACGTTCTGAAAGCACGGTGTGCTGCACTCAACACAGTACGAAAAACACCTCCCCTCCCTACGGGGACACCCGACATTGCGTCGATCCCCGGGGGGCTACACTACAAGCTAATGCGCCAACACGCAGAGGAATCGGCGCTATACCTCGCCGTCCCGATGGATGGGACTCACACCTTCATGTGCATGCGCCAGGTGTACTGCACGGAAGCCAAACCTGAAGGATCGGAGAAGAAATGAACTCAAGAGACTGCGACCAGTGCCAGGAGAACACGGCGACCCACGTCATCATTCGCCGCGTACCTGGTGCTGAGTACGATGAAGTCCACGCCTTCGTGTGTGACGAGGAGACGGAGGACTACGGTGTGTGCATGGACGACATCCTCCCGGACGTCAAGAGCGAGTTCCCCAAGAACGAGGCGAACACCATCATCGTGCTCAAGATCGACGACCCCACCGTACGCTACGACCCCACCTGGCAGGGACACCTTGGCCTCGCCGCGCCTCCGGAGATTCAGTGCCCACACCGCCCGCCGCTTCTCAAGGTGGAGTTGAGCCAGGGGGCGCTCACCGTGCTGGATCAGCTCTGGGACACCTGGCAGAACGCCAGGGTCAACCAAGCGGGTACGGAGGCCGTCGGTGACGCCTACATGTCGTACATCCAGTTCGTGCGCGAGCACGTCGACCCGAACTGGAGCTGAGCGATGGCTGACGAGAGACAAATCCACGCACGCCTCACCATCGACGTCACGTACCAGTCCGACCCTGACCTGTCCGAATCCGATGTGCGCCGTACCCTGGACAACCTCGTGATGTACGCTGCTGGTGAAGGGCTGCTGTCCGGGGACCCGTGCGTGTACGTCGAGGAGTACAGCCACGACGTAAGTACGCGTCGATCCGGGGAGACTGACCACCCCCGTCACACTGAGGTCAAGAGTGCTCACGCGGACGCAGAAGACCTGGACCCCATCGTGCAGCGGTTGCTGGATGTGGGGTGGGAGTCGTGGTGCAATGCCAAGAGGAATAGGAGCTGCACAAATATCGTTTTGGGTGCCTACGAGAACTACGCCCGCCTTGTGCGTCAGTACGTCGACGCCTCCTGGAGCTAACCATGGCTGACGAAGTCTACCGAGGTATGCAGCGTCGTGGCTTCAAAAAGTAAGAAGAAGAAAAAGAAGAAGAAACGTACAGGTCCTAGTCCATACGCAATAGGTGCATTCCACGAAGTGGAGCGGTACCAAAAATCCTGCCTTGGTCTATACCGGAACGCATACGCCGCTAAAGGAGCGTCGCCCGAAGATGCCGACGTACTGTCTCGCTGGGAGGGGGTGGTGCACGCGTGTCGGTTTTCGCTTATGCTTGAATCACCCTTCAAAATATCCCGCATTCGAAACACTCACAACTGGGCACAGCACATTGCGTGCGCTATTCAAAACTTTCCTGAATTAGCACAAGTGCCTTACACACCCTGTAGCGTGAAATGGATGCTCGAAGTTGTTCGCGCTTTCCCAGTGCTAGACGGATGGCTTCGCACCGGAGGGATGGACGCCCATTTGCGCCCTGACGGCTTCACTGAAAGTTTTGAACACACAATACAAACCTGGGTACTGGGTGTACATCGGGGCTTGGGTTGGGAGAGGTACCATTTCCCAACAATTAACCCCAGCAAAGCGCTACTCGCGGGGTTTTCTTTGACCGATACAAAAGGGGTACCCGAAGAGATTTTCAAGGTCCCATTTAGTACTTTCGCATTTGGGGTACCTACAGCACCAGCGTTCATGGGGCCTGGACCCTACACAGGGTTTTACCATGAACACACAAACCACTCTATCAACGATGAACTCTTACACACACCCCTAGAAGATTTGGACGTAACGTCCACGCTTCTTCACATGATTTTTCTAATGGGGCGCGCGCAACACATACAAGGAGCGTGGGACGTAGGTACATTCCTGGATGAGGACACGGACCCTGATGATACGTTACAGAAGAAATCAGGTAAATTAGTAGCAACGAAGACAAGCCTCGCGCTGAATACTCTACGACGCATCATCGTAAATACGTGCATCTACGTAAATGAATGCAAAATGGGTGACACCACACAAACTCCACGCATACGAGCTGAAAAACCAAAAGACAGGTTACTCACCTCAGCGCAGAACAGCCGTACATGGAGCTTTGGCAACACCATAGAAATAGCACCTGAGATCCACGCGTGCCTTGACCTGAGTTTACAAGGTACAGGGGTCAGTATAAAGAAATGGAAACTGAAGACACGCAGCATTAGGCGTGGGCATTGGAGAAACCAAGCCTATGGTCCGCGCTGGTCGTTGCGTCGTAGACAATGGATCGCCCCACACCCAATAGGGGACCCAAATGGTTTGCGCGTGGCGCACGATTACAAAGTAAACAGCAAAGGAGCTAAGTGATGTCACTCGCCGGTCCCACTGAGTGCTCCCGCGTTATTCTGTGCTACGCACCTAAAAATAAGCACGTTGAAACCCCACCCAGGGTCATCTACCTCATCCGAAACATCTGTGGCATTCGCTGCGGACGAGTACGCTACGGTAACGCAGTACGCCACTGCATTACTGCAAAAGACAGCCTGGTCTGGTATGAAATCCCTGACAGCGTGGCGCTGGTGCATGGACACAAGCTCGCTCTCGAACAGGAGAAAGATGCATGAAAGTACGCATCGGTGACGCGATATACGACAGCACCAAGATACCCATCCTGGTTGTGCTGTCCGAAGCAGACAAAGAGAACATCGCCGGGCTGGGGGAGCTGACCAAGTATTGTTCCTTCCCTGAGAGGGGTTTCTCGAAAGCAACCATCCGGGAGTTCATGGGTGACGCAGGCATTGCTGCTTGCACCAGCCAGGCACACCTCTCCAACGCTGTGGTCTTCACCCTCGGGAGTGGCTTCCGTGACACCGTGAGCTGCTTCTTGGTGAAGAAGGAAGGGGAGGACGGCTTCCTGGACATCACAGCGGGCAATCCGATCGCCGTGCGCCCCGAGGCGGCGAACCGCATACTCATCCGCATAGCCAAGGAACCTGTGAAACAATGAAATGTCGCAAGTGCCCTTTCATGATGGTCTGCTACGGGGGTAGCTTCATCGCTGGGACCTACGGGTTGTGCCTGCACTGTGGGCGGTTCTTCATCAACATGAAGAAGAAGCCCACCCTCGTGCTGGCGCAGGGGACTGCCCCCGAAGATAAGTACGTGACCTTCCTCTTCACCTGTGAGGAGCGCCCACTGCTGCGCGATGTCGTGGACGCGTGCAAGCTGCCAGGAACACGGCGCGACACAGGTGTCTCGGTGGACAGCATTGATCTCGGTATGCAGGCGGTTACTCTCCCACGCAAGCGGCACGAAGATGAGTCTCCCGAGGACTTCCAGATCTACAAGCTGAACTGGTACTGGCAGCAGTACACGAACGTCACGCACCACGTCGAAGACCCCCGCCCGCAGCGTACGCAACCGGCGCTCACTGTTTCAGTATGTTGTGAGTGTGAGTACATGCACAATCCCGCCCTTCCGAAGCCTCCCAACCACGCCACCCTCCGGTACATTGACGAAAACTGGATTGACCTGGATGCGACGCCACATCGCTCGCCGGGCATGATCAAGCTCACTACTCAGTGATATGTGCAAAATGCCCCTTCGCGGTGTGGTGCTTGGCAAATGGTCGCCCGCCGAACGCCGCGAAGGTGTGCCCTGAGTGTCTTCGGGTGTGGGTGCGCCGTCCTGTCAATACTGAAACGTACCGAAACCGTTGTCCGCAAGTCATGTGGTGGAGCTTCGTGTGTCCCAAGGTCAAGGAAGTCGTGTTCCCTGACCCCAGCAAAAACGGAATGCCCGTGGCTCCTTTCGTGCGCGTACACCCCGAGGTTATCGCCGGGCATCGTATGGGTGGGTGTCACGTCATCAAGTGCCCCAACTGTATCAACGATCTCAAGCGCGACGGTGCGGCAGACCGTCCTCGTGTTTACTGCGGAGACCTTGAAGACCGTGACCACGTTTGGGGTCTTCGCTTATTCCTGGGGGATAATAGTGGATTGTCGTAGATGCCCTTTCGCTATCCCGTGCATGCAGAATGGGGAGCCACCTGGGTTTATGCATCTGTGCGAGGGGTGTGAGCGTACCGCCGTACTTGCCCCACGTGGAGACAGGCACATCCGTATCCCAGGGAAAAATGGGGTACCTGAGATATTGGTGTTACACGACATCGTTTGGATCTTCGAGTGCCCTCCGGTCAAAAGCATGGAACCTGCCGATCGCCCCTACATCACAGGGTATAAGCTCGTACGTAAGGCAGCGATGCAGCGGAACGAGGACGAAACGTGTGGCCTCTGTGATGCTATCTTCGGACAGAGCAAATACTTCAACCGGAGCACACGCGTCTTGTACATTGATGTGGACGACCACCCTGATGCTCTGCGAGGCTACGACCCTAGCACCATCCACGAGAACGTGGGGGTGGTGTCTCGGCCCGGTAGCTATGGATCATGATTCATGAAATAACATCAGCCTGTGCCAAATGCCCCCACGCTCTAGCATGTCTGGCGGGAAAGGAACCAGTGCGCGGGATCGTGGTGTGTCCAACATGTAACAAGGTGCAAGTATTGCGAGTGGGGCAAGCTGAGATCCACGAGGTGTGGGACCTCCTACCTATCTGCGTACAAAGTGAAAACTACTCTGCCAACAAACTCAAGGGGGCCTTCGAAAATGCCATCCGACGCGTGGTGAAAAGGAAGCGGGAGGAGGTGCAACGCTTTTCGTACAGTCACGTTCCTGTTGTTCTAGGGAAAGACTTCCTCGTAACCCTGTGTGAAGAGTGCGCGACGGAACTCATCAACGAGGTTCACAACCTCATTTTCGGTCCAGGAGCAGGGCCAGGAGGGTCTTTGTTTTGAAGTGTGGAAACTGTCCCCTGGCCTTGCCGTGTATGCAGGGGGTGTGGTTCGACAATCACCACGCCTTCGCAGTCATCATCAACTTGTGCCAAGTATGTGGGCTATTTGAGGTGCTCCCCGTTAAAACGCGTGGTGCTCTCAACGGCCCAGTTTACCGCGTAAAGCGCGCGCTGTACTTCCGGTGTGAGAAGAGGAACCTGCTTACATTGCAACAAGCTATTATTGATGCTCCCAAGGATGGAAGAGGCATTCAGGTTGTCGACCCAGTGTCCGGCGGTTTCCTGCCTGTGTCTGCTTGCATCCGGTGTGACGGACCTCGGCACAATCTGTACGTGGTAGAAATGTACGAGGACCTCGACATGCAGCGAATCACCTTTTCAGCAAAGGACCCCGATGCTGAGATGGCTAAGAAAAGAAGTGTGCTCCTAAAAACACTACGCCAAGTACGTAAGACAAACACCATGCGTGAGCGATACGATGCTACGCTCAATCTCATGATACGAGGTACGGGTGTGCCACCAGAGTACATCCTTGGTGACAAAGAGAAGAAATCATGAAATGCAAACACTGCCCCGTCGCCCTACCATGCATGCAGGGTACCTTCCACAGCGCCATCGTTATGCGCCTATGTCCTCAGTGTGGGCGTCTCGAACTACTCGTGCAGGAGCCCCGCAGCTTGCACTTCGTGTGTGAGAAGAGGAACCTTGACGTGCTGCAGTTCCAGTACCGCGCCGCTCCGGAGGTACGTCGTGGTGTTCAGCTCGTGGACCCTGTGGACGGTGGCCCACTGCTCGTCTCGGGCTGCACCATGTGTGACCCCGAGGACCGCCGTGTTCTCCCTTACCGCATTAAGCTGCACGAGGACCTGGACTCCCGGAAGGTCACCTTCACTGACCCTGCAATCACAGAGATGATGGCGAAGCAGACGGTGGCCATCTTTGAAGCGGTGGGGCAGGCTGGGGGCAACCTCATCCGAGAGAGACTGCGGGAGGAGAGTGAGCTGCGAAAGATCATCGTCCCCACGGGAGACACGCCATGAAATGTAAAGAGTGCCCTCTCGTCTTGCCGTGCCTCGGTGGAACGCTCCTGCACTCCAAGGACCGCACTGCGTCGCTCTGCTATCGGTGTCGGCGCCTTGAGCTTGTGCACGCCAAGGCTGGTCCGGGGCCTAATGAACCCGCTGACACTGTTGAATTCTATCGGCAGTTTCATGGTGTGTTGCCCTACGATGGGACGCTGACCTACCTCATCTGTGAGAAGCGAAGCTACGCGGATATTGTTGATCGGGTACGGAACACTGCGGAAGGCAAAGGTATTGCCACATCTACCGTGGGTGACCCGGGAGACCACATGTCTTCCTTGGCGGAGCCCATCACAATGAACGTCGTGGACCCCGTAGGTGGAACAGTTCTCCGCATGCAGGTTTGCAACCGCTGTAATTGTGAGGAGCGCAGGCATGGTGCCTTCAGCGCCTACCGCATCGTGAACCTGGACGACGAGCTGGCGTTCAAGCGAGCGCGGGACAGTGGGGCAATGGAAGCGCTGGTGCACCCCTGGGGGATCAAAGGAAAGGACGGGCGTGAAGTGTAGCCGGTGTCCTTATGTGCTGCTGTGCATGGCGGGAAAGCTCCAATCAGAGGTGGGCGCAGTGATAGGGAGCAGCATCACAATCCTCCTTTGTCGTGAGTGCGCGCGGTTGCAGGTCACATCCTACGAACTCATCGACGTGGACCCTGCTCCCGGGTCACCACCCGACAACCCTCTGCGTGTATGGCAAACAGAAGTAGCCGTTGCCGCGCGTCGATACCTCCACTGTGAGAAGCTGGACCGTGCGTTCCTGGATATCTACGACATCCCCCAGGTAGACGTCTTCAACCTGGATAAATTATCATCAGGAGCCTTGGGTGAGCCCATAGACCCGATGTCGCCGGGAGGTACGAGCCACATCAAGATTACCAAATGTGAGGAATGCAAAGGCGCCGTGCCCCAAGCCATTGGGGACAAGGAGGTATACGCCGTGGAGCACCTCGATGAAGTGTAAGCGCTGTCCTTTCGTGGTTGCGTGCATGTCCGGGGCGCTGTTCAAAATAAACAGCAGCTACGTGTGTCTGTGCGCTAAATGTTCCCGCCTCATCATCATTGAGAATCCCCCTGTGGCGGAAACAGTGTGTGTGCGTGTCATCCCACAACCCAAACGTATAGTGGAATTCCTTTGTGAGAAACGCAGCCCCCCAGAGTCCAATTTTGTGCACGAACAAGTGTCCGAGGCTGTTACATCGAGAAACACTATTGCGTACGTCACGGACCCAATGACAGGTACCGACATCCCGTTGGGCAAGTGTTCCACGTGTGTGTCGGAGGAACTACAACAAGCCGCTGCGCAGGATCACCGGAAGAAGATCGGATGAAATGTAAGCGCTGTCCCTTCGCCGTCGCTTGCCTCTCCGGGGCGTTGTTCAAGATGAACAACAGTGAAACCTTCCTGTGCGTGAGGTGTACACGCTTCGTCCTTAAAGAAACCTACCCCGTACCTGAATCAATGCAGTCTCGCACCCACATACCCCGAGTCAAGAAGGTGGTGATGTTCAGGTGTGAGCGGCGCAGCATGACCGACTCCTCTTGTGTGCCAAACTACGTCGCTGCGGCGAACGCCACAGGCACCCCTGAGACGCGCATCAAAGACCCTGTCCTCGGCATCTACATAAACGCGGGAGTGTGCCCCAGTTGTATCCTGCACAAAGGGGGGTACGACTTCCAAACACCAATCCATGACATGGACGAAGAGTTCCTCGATGAGACGCTCCACGCGTTGCAATCAGGGGCCTTCTCCCTCCCCATAAAGAAGCCATGAGAACCATCCTCACCACCGACAAAGCCTGTGGACACTGTGCTCTGGCAATCCCCTGCCTCCAGCAACAGAAGTTCCCCTCCAAGGTGCAGCGCATGTACCGTGTGCGCTATTGTAACCGTTGCTTCTGCCTCCTCTTCAACATCTACGAACATGTGTACGTCTGCACTAAGATGCGCCACGGACAACATGCACCAATCCCGGAAGGGGTTTCAATCCACGTTTATATGAAGAACACCCGAGGCATCCACACAGTCACCAAAGGCTGCGCTGTCCACTACAAAACGGTGCACCCCCTCCAGATGATCCGCCGAGGGCGACACGTCACAGCCGTTGGTCCTGACGAGCGCTACGCCATGTTCCTACGTGGCAACCTGGGTGTTGACACCCAAGACTGCGCCCACGCCGTACACATCGTTGAACCCCCACTACGACACCCTGACGACGAAATCATCTGATCTAAAAAAGAGGAGCAGCATGCCCATTCTAGTGTATCGCTACGGGCTTAGACCCCCGTGTGAAAACGTGGATCTCGTATCCGACCAGATACATTTGGCACATCAGTATTACAACAAACTCATCGAGATTGAACGTGACCGCCGTAAGAAGGTACGCGCCATCATGGGTGTCCATCCGACGGTAGAACCTCTCGAAGAAGAAGCGACAGCGAAAAAAGCAGTCGTTGATGCTGCAATCGCTGATCTCCGGGCGACACACAGAGCATCACGTTCACGTTCTTCCACCAAGGAGCAACGGAAGCGTGTGAAGATTGCACGGCAGCAGCTCAAGACAGTGCGTGCGGAACTGCGCAAGGCTAAAGCTGCACTCAAGGATGACACGGCGGTACAGACAGCCATCAACAAGGTGAATGAAAGTGCGCAGGCTACTATCCGGAAAGAACGCGCAATCTGTGGTTGCTACTGGGGTACATATCTAATTATTGAGAAGGCCGTGGATGCAGCACGCAAAGCTGCGTTTGTGGACCCCCACTTTCGGCGTTGGACGGGGCATGGTGCCGTCGCTGTACAGATACAAAAAGGGTTGAGTAGTTTTGAGGCACTAGCCTGTGACAGTACACTTCTGCGCATCTTCGTCGGTTCGAACCCGAAGCGCTCTGAGTTGAAGATGCGTGTTGGTACCGTGCAGGGCAAAACGACGCCCATCTGGGCAACCTGGCCGCTCATCCTGCACCGTCCTCTGCCTCGGGTGGCCACGATCAAGGATGTCAAAGTTCTGCGTGAACGCCTGGCGGGCAAGGATCGCTGGAGCGTCCACTTTACATTGTCGCTCCCTGATGGCTGGCGCCGCGAAACATGTGGCACTGGCACTGTGGCCGTGGACATTGGGTGGCGTGTGCGTCCCAGTGGACTCCTCCGTGTCGCGTACTTCCGTGACAACCAAGGATATGAGGAGGAGATCCTCCTTGAGGGGGCTGTCCGCTCTGGGTTCCGCAAGGTCGAGGACCTGCGCAGCACACGTGACAAGAACTTCAACATTGAGCGTGATTGGCTGGCTGCGTGGATGCGCCGCCAAACGAAACAAGGGGCGTCGCTCCCTGACTGGTTGATTGAGGCTGCAACGACGTTGCATGCTTGGCGTTCAACGGCACGCCTAGCGGCGCTTGCACGTACGTGGCGGGACTCCCGCTTCGCAGGTGACACCCTGGCCTACCCGCGCTTGGAAGACTGGCGTAAGCAGGATAAGCACCTGTTGTCCTGGGAAGCAAATCAACGTGACAAGAGCCTCGCTCGCCGCAAGGACCAGTACCGTAACATCGCCGCTCGCCTCTCGCGGAAGTACCACACTCTTGTCCTGGAACAGTTCGATTTGAGCGTAATGCAACGGCACGTCCTCCCCGAGTCTGATAAGGGAGAGATCGCTTCTGCCCGGTTGTACCAACGGGACGCCGCGTGTTCGGTACTGCGTAGCAACCTCATCAATGGGTTTGCGATGCGTCTCGGCGCCGTCGCTGAGGTGAATGCAGCGATGACCACACAGGATTGTGCGGTGTGTGGCGACCACCCGGAAGAACCCTGGGACGCCTCAAAAGAGGTGATGCACACATGCAGCGAGTGCCAGGCAAACTGGGATCAGGACGCTAACGCAGCGCACAACCTGCTGCTTCGCTGGGACGAACACCAGCAGGGGGCTAAGGAAGCTGTGCCCACCAAGGTCAAGGATTACGCCGTAAATACCGCACCCCGCCAAGCGAAGTGGGCAAAGCGCCACACGAAAAATGCATAACAACGCCAGCATGAGGGCTTTGTACTTGTGCCCATGTGGGACTCCTGGTGGTGCCCGCACAGAGGCTTGGTATCTGTGACAAGCAGCCTGTGAAACTACTACACTAATCTGTGCCAGCGCGAAGGCTTCGTATCTGCGCCTATGATGAACGCTATGTTATACGCCAGCACGGTGGCTTTGTATCTGTGACCGCCACCATGAGCATTACGCCCGCGCCAGGGCTTTGTACTGACAACGATAGACATAGCTCCCTATGCCAGCGCAGAGGCTTCGTATCTGTGACCGAATTCCAACTTGTTCAGTGCCCGCGTTGGGGCGTTGTACCGACGACCTACCCCCAAACGGAACCGTGCCCGCGTCGGGGCGTTGTACCGACGACATTAACCGCCCTGCTGTTGCGCCAACACAGAGGCTTCGTATCTGTGACTCAGGCTTCTCTCCTACACCAACGTTGGGGCTTTGTACTGACGACGCCTTCTTGAACGTCTGTGCCAGCGCGGGGGCTTCGTACCCACAACGTACTTCGCTTTGTATACGCCAGCGCAGAGGCTTTGTATCTGTGACCGCCATCATGAACATGCTGTGCCAGCGCAGGGGCGTTGTATCTGCGCCATTGAGGAAATCGATAACGCCAGCGCGGAGGCTTGGTATCTGCGATAGAATTGCCTGATCAATAATGCCAGCGATGGGGCTTTGTACTACCGCCTTGATCTAGGATTCTACTTCCATGCCAGCACGGGGGCCTCATACTCGTGATAAGCACATGGGTTGGTTTGACGCCGATACAGAGGCTTCGTATCTGTAGCGCCTTGTATAGTTTCTTCACGCCAGCGCAGAGGCTTTGTTTCTGCGCCGACCTCGCAGTCGTCTTTACACCCGCGCAGAGGTTTTGTATCTGTGATCCAGACTTCTCTCCTACGCCCGCGTCAGGGCCTTGTACTGACGCCGATGGACGTACCTGGATAATGCCAACACGGAGGCTTCGTATTCGTGACCCAGGTCTGGAGTGCACTTATGCCAGCGCAGAGGCTTGATATCTGTGCCCCCAACGCTGAACGTATCTAAGGGCCAGCGTCAGGGCTTTATACTGATGACGTGCAACATAGGTGGCAACGCCAGCGCAGAGGCTTTGTATTTGTGCCCCTAAGCCAGATACCATTATGCCAGCACAAAGGCTTAGTATTTGTGACTTGAAACGATTGACGCTACGCCAGCACAGGGGCTTTGTATTTGTGACGAGCGATACACGTCGTTACGCCAGCGCCAGGGCCTTGTACTGGCGACAACGGCCAATGTCTCCCACGCCAGCACAGAGGCTTCATATCTGTGACGTGCCCCACTTGCTTGTTACTACCCCCACCACCCTAAAAAAGAAGGAGCCTCATGTCCCACGAATGGGTCATCAAGACTGTCGTGCGCCCAACAGATCTGCGCACGGTGAGTTGGCAAGCCAACACGATGCACCTCACTTCCAGCCAGTACAAACTGAAGCCAGGACAAGCCGTCCTCTTCGTGAACAAGGCGGGCGACAAGGGTCGCATCCTGGTGAAGAGTTCCGAGCAGGTACACACGCTCATCATGCTCCCCGTGGACCCCAAAGGTCTGGTGTGGGGTGATAGGTTCAACGCTGCACTGATCGCCGGGCAGTGGGTCGAGGAGCGTATGCCCACGAACAAGACTGCGCAGAGCAAGAAGGTGCGTAAGGTCTTGACGGAATGGCTGGACGAATTGGCCCCCAAGAGTGATAGAGTGCGCGCTTACCAGAGACGAGGGAAGTAGTCATGCCGAGCAAGGATGAAATAATCCGAGAGCTGCGAAAGGACCTCCACACTGCGCAGGGAGATGGGAAGCGATGCCACCGTGAGCGCGGTGAAGCCCTGGCTGAAGTGCGAAAGCTGAGTGATGCGCTGCGGGTAACGGAGTTCAACTACAAGAATGCGGTGCAAACACTCAACGAAAACACCGCCGTCGCGAGAATAGAGCGCCAAGCATTCGAGGACGCGATGACGACGCAGGGCCAGTTCACACGTCTCTGGGTCTACGCAACCATCGGGTTGGGCGTGCTGTGCGCCGTGCTCACCATCGCGTTGTTGTTTTCATAAACACTAACAAACTCAGGAGTCGAAGAGATATGCTGCAAATCATCAAACCGAGCGCTGAAGTCATCACCCCCGACGTGTCCACCTGGCACAAGCTGCTGGAGCTGTGTGAGGAGTGTGGCCGTGTTAGCCACCGCAGCGAGGGTCGCATCAGGGAAGGCAGCGCCGAGAAGTTCATCGCCAAGGTGGCCATGAAGATGGGCCACGAGAGCATTCTGGAACACGCCTCCATCACGGTGCTGTTCACCGGGTCCCGGGCCATGAGCCACCAGCTCGTCCGGCACCGTCTCGCTGCCTTCACGCAGGAGTCCATGCGCTACTGCGACTACTCCAACACCGACAAGCACGACGCGCTGAAGATCATCGTTCCGCCGAGCATCATGGGCAAGGATGAACACTGCCTCCCCGAGGACGGCATGATCTCCGAGTACTTCCTGGAGTCCACACCCCTTAACTCAGCGCTGTACGCCTTCCTGCACACCTCCCGCATGGACTACGTGATGTACAAGCGCCTCCGTGAGTTGGGTATCCCCGCTGAGGACGCTCGCTTCTCCCTGCCCACACGGCAACGGCGACCGCCGTGTACACCACCTTCAACCTGCGCCAGTGGCTCCACGTGTTCAAGATGCGCTGCGACCCCCACGCCCAGTGGGAGATCCGCGACATCATGAACCAGGTGCGCGACCTGTTCGTGGAGCACCTCCCGGTGTTGCTGCCCTGATGGTTATGGAGGGCTCAGTAGTCGTTCCGTGCTGTGAGTGTGGTGGGGGCGCTGACTCTTATTACGGAATATGTACCCGCTGCCATCTAAAACACTACGGTACCCCAGTCCAAATTGGGGACTTGAATCCAGGTGACTGGTTTCTATACGGTGGGAGAGACTTCGAGGGTAATCACTGTAGACCCAAGGCGCGGGGACATGTTTTTGATGCAGATGGTAGAAGTATGTTCCCACACCATACTGGCCGACGTGTAGTGGCTGATTTACCAGACAATAGGAGCGCGAGCGCCGGGTTCTTCCAGCCCGAAAGGTGGGTGCTACCCACTGATCCACCAGCCCAACCACAGTACGACGAACTCATATTACAAAAACGCATAAGGAGGCCAAAGGCAGTATGAGCGGCGACAACAAAGGTGAAGAGCAGATCAACCACCCTAACCACTACGGTGGTGACACCACGTACGAAGCAATCAAGGTCATCATGGCATGGGGCGCAGGTTTCTGTGATGGCAACGCCCTGAAGTACATCGCTCGCTGGCGGGACGTCGACGGCGTCAAGGACCTAGAAAAGGCTGTCTGGTACCTCAACTGGCTCATCGCGAGCCTGAAGGCGAAGACCGCGCTTGTGCATGGGGGGTTAGTGGCGCAGCAGTGTGCTGATGAAGACGTCCAGGTGAAGAACCCGGATGTGCTCGTGGTCCCCGGGGCCAGCAACCGTGTGTTCCAGGACATCCTCGCTGAGCGCATTGCACAGGATGAGCAGTGGGGTGGTCCAGAGCACGACGACAACCACGCATTCCATGAATGGATTACCTTCATCCGCAAGCAGCTCACAGAGTGCAATCGCACAACTGCGCGGCGTGCTGGGTTCCGCAAGTACATGATTCGTGTTGCGGCGCTCGCCATTGCCGCCATCGAGTCACAGGACCGCTACGACAGCGGTACATCCAGGTGAACCGCGCTAGTGGTATAGACCGTGCCCCGCTGGAGATACGCGAAGAACTACGCGCCCTGCAAAAAGAGGAGAAGTATCAGGAGATGGCGCTGCTGTACGTACGCACATTGGATAACGTTTCGTACCAGGAGTTGATGTACTTGTTCGAAGACAGTTTTGAAGTCCCCGGTGACTACGTTAGGGTCTCGGAAAAAGATCCCAACATCATTTTCTGGGCAGGTGTTAGTGCTCAGTTTCTGGAAGTTACAAGTGCGCTGTGCGACGCGCCCGGTTTGGAATCCCACCCCACGACGACACTCGTCTACATGGTGGATGGAGGGATGTTAAACTTTCCAATCGTGCAGAAGCCTCCTGCGAAGGGCTACAAAAAACCGCACTGGCTCCCGGTGGTCTTCCGGAAGGTGCCACCCAAATAGAGTTTACGCCGTAAATCAGGGCACCCAACGAAGGATATAAAAAAGCGCCCAGGGACAGTGAAATCCGAGGACGCTCAAACCTCCCGGCGGGGTTGCCTCTCGGGCCGAAGCCGCCGGGGAACCTGTCGGCGGGTGGTTTGATTGAAGGGCTGATGGTCATGGCAAAGTAGTGGCGTGTCAACTGTAAAAGTTACAAACAAAGGGAAGGGTGTCATCGTCATTGGTGGCAAACCCGTGGGCCACCTACAGACCATTACGGTAAGCCCTCCCAGGAACTTGCAACACGTGTACACCATGGGGTCGGCGCAGCCCGTCATCGTTCAAGGTGCCCCCACAGGCCCAAGCACCGTCACACAAATACACGTCTTGGATGATCTCGTCTTGGAGGAGGAACTGAAGAACTTCGACCTGGAGCATGACCCGCACTGCGACTTCTTCCCGTACCTGACCACACCTCCCACACTACAAACCGACTGTTTCAAATGCCCACTACAAATTGTGTGCATGACGAAGGTGATTCCACCGAGCGCAGTCCGCTTCTTCACCATGAGGATCTGCGCTCGGTGTGGGGTGGTCCATTTTCAATACGGTGGCGTACGGTACATGTGCGACGTGATGCGCAAAGATGAAACGATACATAGCCCATTGAAAGAGAGCGCGTGGACGCGGGCGTACGCCGTGGCTCAGCACGTGGGGAACTACGACCACCGCCGCCCTAGCCCGGAGACCCTCTTGGGTCAGGAGCTGTACATACGCAAAGGTGCCATTGGGTGCTGGGCCTTCAACCGTAATCCGTACGAAACAACGTTGGCGAACGGCACCACGCAGTTCCTCGGCAAAACGGACTGCCTCACCATCCCGCTCGTACGCATCGTGGGGGAGGAACTCAACATCAATACTTCACGGGTTCCCATCCTCCACGACACATCGAACGGGTACGGCTTCTGGTCTCGGTGGGGCACCAACATCACCACCAACCCACATAACGTACGTTCGAAAGACAAGCGGGGGGAGAAGCAGCCCTTCGGCGCTTACTCCATAGAGGAACGGGCACACCACAAACGGCTGTACATGCACGACAAGAAGATGTGCACGTGGGACCGCTACGTCGCCTCCGCGCTGATGCTTGACCTGCGTGTGAAGACGCATCAAGAGAACGATGGTGACGCCTCACCGAACGTGGAGAAGAAGTCACCGGCGTAGGATGTGGGCAGCGGCAAGCGCTCCAACTGAGGTCCTGTCAATTTAAGGATATTGCGCACACCGGGCAAGGTACGCAACAGCTTGCGGCCCGACCGCTGGTAGTACATCAGGTACCCGTAGATGAAAATGGTCTTGCGCGCCATCGCCTGGTCCGTCTTCAGCTCCACATTGCCCATACGATACTTCGCTCGCTGAGCAGCGGTCAGCCCCTTGGCGAGCAACAGATTCACCGTACGAGCGCGGTACCGGCACGCAGACTCATTGCGTGCTGGCAGAGCCGCGAGCAGCTTGCCCCACTGGGTGCGGGACATCCTCGGTTGGTTGATGTGGATGTGCTGTGCGAGGACGATGTCTTCTGCGGGTGTCCAACGCTGGTGCTCCTCCTTGATGGCGAAGGAGTTGGCCTTGCCCTGCATACCCAGGCAGAAGCGGGTCCACGCCAGCAGATACGGCGTCGGGGCAAGCTGGTTCATGGTCGCCCGCTCCATATGGCTGTCGGGTGCGACGTCCCCAGAAGGGGAACCCATGGCTCCCTGGGTGAAGGTTTGAAACAGCTTGATTGCCTCGGGGGTGTAGAAGTGTTGGGTGCTAACACTCCGCTCGCCGGGCAGCGTCACATTGACAATGCGCCGGATGGTATCTGCCTTGACGAACTCACGGGCGAGCTGCGCGGTCTTGTCCAGCCACCACCGGCCAGGGACAGCACCTTCGTCTCCGCTCCGGTCCCGATGCAGGCGCTTCGCTGCTTCACGCACCTGGTACTGTTCGTCCTTGGACAGCAGCTCGTAGCTCACGAAGTGCTCCAGAACCTGGGGACCAATCTCGTTGAGATGCTCTTGGCGAGCTTGCTTGTAGAACTCAGAGCGGAGCTGCTCCTGGATGTTGCCCACGGCACCGTCATCACGGTACGACTCCACCAGCTTGAGGGAGTCCACGGCGCGCAGCCACACCTCCACCTCTGCGGGGCAGTCCTGCCTTGCCTGGCCGAGCAGCTCTGGGCGGGTGAAGAGCATCGCCTTCTTGCGTCGGATACCGTACACACGCTCCTCGTGGTTGGGGTCAAACCACAGCGCGAGCTGGTGCTCTGTGATGATGTCCTTGAGGTGATCCACCGGCTTGAACATGAAGGAGTAGACCTTGGTAGTGGCGGTGGCCTCAGCCTCCGGTGAGTCCCGGGACACCCGGCTACGCCGCTTGGCGTTGAGCTGCTTACTGCGCTGCTGGTAGTGCCAGGTTCCATCGAACAAATGCTGGCGCTTTACCAGGTACAGTGGGTCGATGACGGTGGCGGAGGGGATGTAGTCGCTGTCGTCTGCGGTGGGGGCCACGAACAGGTCGGTGGACATGGCCTGGCGCACATAATCGCTCTTGTACACCCGGGTGCGGAAGCGCCCGATGCGGTCCACCGTGGGGTCCAGGTCCCGGGTGGCCATACCATTGCGCAGGGTGTGGGAGCTGGACAGTTTTTCGATATCCAACATGGCGCTCGCTGCCGAGCAGCCAACCTCCTTGGGCCAGCGGGAGGAGACGCGGAAGATATCCCAGTTGATGAACATGCAGCCGGTGTGGGTGTACTCGATGCCCACCTGCGTGGGGTCGTAGGCGTTGGTGGCCCGCTGCGTCAGCGCCTTCCAGGCGTGGTGTATCAGGCGCAGTGGGTCTGGTAACTCATGCACTGCCAGCTCGTACCGCGTGTCGGGAGTCTGCAGTACACGTGCCAGTGCCTTGTCGGTGATGGTGAGCCGCCGGAACGTGGTGTAGTTGGCCCGATTGTGCATGGGCTCGCTGGGCTCGCCGTGAGCCGCCGCGTACTCCATGCATACCACGCCAGGGGGCGTGGCCGCTGGGACGAGCAGGGAGCCCAGCAGGTGCTCTGTGAACATACGCGTGCGCTGCTGCAGCCAGGTGATGAAGTCGTTGTGCTTGCGGACGTGGTGCACAGGACACAGCTTGTGTGCCTCGGCCTCCATCTGGTTGCGGGGGAGCACAATATCCGCGAAGTAGTCAAGAAATCGCTTGTTTGCGAAGACGTGTGGCCAGTAAATCATGCCCATTGTGTCGTTGTAGAAGCGCCCAGTGAGCGGCGTGTTCTTGCTGTTCTTTACGTAGCGCAATAACTTCTTGAGCTTTGTAATCTTTACGTAATCCTCGTCGGGGAGGGTGACACCGTACCAACGGTCGCGCATCTCTAACTCCTTGTCATTTCAGCAGACTCTCGTAAACTGAGCCTGCGTGGTTTTTGTCGTGTGGTCCGTCACATCCGATAAAACATAACAAACACAGTGTTAGGGGGTGGGTCAAGGCAAAAGTGTCGGGTTGAGGACAGGGGTGAGAAAAGCCCATGATTCTCAGCAGTGTGATGCTCCTCTTTGTACGCAACGATAAATGACGGCGACCCACTACTACATAGTAAACAAACCGGGCAGCGGAATGGTTGAGAGGGGGCTGAGACCTGGGCAGCGAGCTGGAGGAGTATGTGCATGTGAGGTGGGGTGTGGAATCATACTACACCGCGCGTCTCGGCACAGCATGTGTGCGTGTTAGTCACAGTCGGTGGGCGTATTTGTCACAGTGACCAGGAGAGCATGTGTGTGCGTGTAGGTGTAAAAAGGCGCTGGCGGCGGGAACTCCCTTAATGCACGAGGAGAGGTAGGGTGTAACCCGGCAGAATCACAATAGTCCAGGCGAAAACCGCACGTATTGATTGGTGCAGCGTAGCTTTATAGAACCGTTGCCCGGTGCCCCATTATGTAAGTAGGGGGTGCCCGTCATTTATCAATATATTGGAACAGGATTCGATAACTCCACGTAACTACAACATAATCACATCGCTGTCCTCAACCCATCAGTCTCCCTACTACTACTACTTAACTCTTCTACATGTATAGTATATTATAGTATGCTAGTTGATTGACGCTCGCCGAGCAGTGCACAGTAGCTAGGTATATGTAGTGATTCCGGAAGGATGGAAGAGGGGAAGAGGTCGCTCGCCGGGCTAGAACAAGAGCCAGAAACATCAAGAGTTGACTGCACTTATCCCTCCTATCCACTCCTTGTATTGGGTCATGGGGCGGTCAGGAGGGGCCAGGCCACTCTCACACTTATACCGCTAAGTGTATGATTTTATGAGTAGAGTGTGCTCCGAGTCTTCAAAATAGATGGGATTATATAATGATATCGCTGGTGTAGATGTTTGATTCACTGCTCGCCGTATCTTTTCACCGGGGCCTCATCGACGCCGTCCCGGCGAGCGGCGACCTACGCGTCTGGTTTACCCCCTCCCTGGCCAGACCACCCGTGGGGCATCCACAGGCTGTCAGCGCTGCGCTGGGTGCCCAGGTCGTGAATTCTGGAGGTGATTGATGGTGCAGGATTCTGAACCACAAGCCACGAGAGGTGGTGTGGTGTTCTTCTGGGGGGTGTACGCGCTGATTGTGGCTGCGCTCCTCACCATCGTGCTGGGCTTCAAGTTCGTGGTCGGCGGGTGGCGTGCACTGCAGCGTGGGCTCGTCGCCGTGGATGACGTGCTCGACGCTCCGCACCGGGAGTCGGACAAGGACGGCGCTCCGTAGTACGGTGTACCACTCACAAATACGTACTACGTAGTGGTACTAGAAGGTGCGCTGTGCATGTACGCTGCAGCGACGAAATATTTACCCAACGGAGGGAGCAGAGTGGCAAAGACGAAGAGGCGGTTGAAGATCGCTTACATCGCAGGCCCGTTCACTGGTGAAACGACCTGGGACATCGCACAGAATGTGCGGCGAGCGGAGGAGCTTGCCCTGGAGGTAGCGAAGCTGGGGGTGATGCCCCTCATTCCCCATGCCAACACCCATCTCTTTTTCGGGCAGTTGACAGAGGAGTTTTGGTTGGCCGGGACTGTGGAGCTGCTGGAGCGGTGCGACATCATGGTGCTACTCCCCAACTGGGAGGCGTCGGCGGGTGCACGGGCGGAGAGTGCGCGGGCAACTATGTGTGGTATCCCGGTGTTTGGTACTTTGAAGGGTGTGGCGGCGTACATGCAGCAGCAGGAAGCGTTGGAGGTGGCTCGCCATGAGTAATGTATTACTCCCCTGCGGCCACCCCATTGGCAGCGCGGCGTTCCGAAGCCCCACGGAGGTCATGTGTATTATATGTGGCGTGCACCTGCCTGGCTTTCAGCTCGACGTGGACCTGTTGAAGAGTCACCGCTTCAATACCCCCGCCGATGCGTGCTGCGCCAAGCACAACCGCTTCCTTTACGGAAAACCGTGCCCAGCGTGTTGGCCTGGGTTGTACGAGGGCTCCGTGAAGGCGATGTACTACCATACTCCTGCTTCAGAGGGGCAAAAGGGACCTGTGGGTTCTCCTCAATGCCCTGTGAAGTGGTCCAAAGGTGTGCAGGGTGCTCTCGACGCTACCAAGAAGGCACTTAGGTTCTACGCGGAGGAGTTCTTCGGCGATTTGTGCAAGGGGGAGGAGCCGGAGACCCAGGCAGACGCTATTCGGCTCTTCGATGCACACTACGACACGTTGGTGTGGGCCACACGCCTAACCATGGAACACGAGCTGCTGCGCAAGCTGGCTGAAGAGGTTTCCACGTTGGCGCAGGACAACCGAGACCCCCTACGAGTCAAGGGTGCTGCGCTTCTGGCGGAGAGCGTGCTGGAGATGCTCGATGGCTGACGGTGTCTTCATGTCTCTCAAAACATTCAAGGGGGAGCAACAAGCACTTAGCGAAGAGGACACCATCACCCCTCGTGGCGTCATCACCCCAGACGAGATGGTGGAGCTGCAAGAGTGCATTAAGGCCGTCCAAGAGGTGGAGGCTGAAGAGCCAGAGCTTGTGGAGAGGCTAAAAACAATCGTGGAGTCCGACTTCGACGACCACGAGATTGGCCCTGATGACCGCTGGCCCCACAGTGCATTCTCCCACGACAACAAGACATCCCACGAGGTGTGTGCGACGTGCGACGCTCGCTGCTGCCGTGTGTTCGAGGTGTGCGTGTATCCTCGGGACAGGTTGTGGCGTTTCCGGGGGCTCATACGCAACGCTTCCATGGCACCAGAGCCCGGGGAGAAGGAGACGCCTAACCTTGCGTCGGGCTTTGGGGTGTTTCGCCCCAACACATACACGTACCTCAAGCACTTCGATGACGGGGATTGTCCCTTCCTCAAGGGTTGCCGCTGCTCCATCTACGCTACGAGGCCCATTACGTGCCAGGCGTGGTTCTGTGGGCGTGGAACGGAGGACGACGCGGGTTGGCGTATATTGTCGGACCCTAAAGACAACCAGAGACCTGATGGAGGTCGACGGTTTCACAGCATGCGAAAGGAATACGACAAACTCAGGGAGGAGTGGCGTGCCCAAGAAGACAAAGAAGCCGAGGAAGAAGCCGAAGGGCTACAAGAGCAGAAGACTGACCAAGCGCGGGCACTACGCACCTTGTGGAGAGCTGAACCTACTTCTTGACGTGTTCGAGGATATGTTGGACCTCGTGCATCAGCGCTTTCTGCGCAAGATACAAGCATTCGAGGAGGCACAGGGTGAAACCGTCTCCTGCACGCGTGGGTGCACTGCATGTTGTAAGCAGCAGGTCCTTGCCACGGTCGCCGAAGGGTTGGTTATCGCTCGCTACCTCCTCAAACTTTACCCAAAAGAGAAGTTGATGTCGCTCCTGTCCGTGCTGGAATTCCAGGCCAAGTTCCAGGATAAGGTATCTGCAGTAGATTGGTTCGATAGCAACAATATGTGTGGGTTCGTGGATGAGAAGACACACGACTGCACCATCTACAAGTACCGCCCGGCGATGTGTCGCTTCCACTGCGTCATCTCCCCCGCCGAGGACTGCGCCAAGGATTCAGGGCACACCGTGGCTACTCCAGACACCACTGAGGCAGAGGCTCATGTGCTCAAGTCGTCGGTCGCATTTATGCGTGCGGCGGGGCAAGGTGGCGTGATGGCTCCTGGAACACTTCCCACGGTCACACTCATGGGACTCTCCATCCTACAAGACAATTCCTTCGATATCCTCAAGCAGTTCAAGCCCTCCTCGTACGCCGATATGGTGGCGATGTTCAACAAGAAGTAAGTAGCGCTGAGAAAGCCTGGCCAGGTTCCCAGGGAGCTGACGTAACGTCAGCGGAAGGATGCGCGGGATAAGAGCAGTCCACACAGTAGTGTCTCCGCCGTAGCGGTAGGCCAGTCCCCGGGGACACCCGGAGATGACCGCCACACCAAAGCGGATGTCGTGTGACATCCCACTATCTGTTTCTATCGTAAAATGAAGTCAGCGCTTCACAGTACACACTCGGTAAACCTGATCAGGTCAGGCGGTGGTGCAACACCACCATTACTGTTAGAGGTGTTATATCCATCCCCGACAGTTGTAGTTCCCAAAACACTGCCCCGCTGCGGCGGTGCAAAGCGTGTTTTGACCCCTTCAATTGCCGTGCTTGAACAACACCTTTTAGAGACTCAAGCGAGTGTTTTGTCCTCAGTCGTTAACCGACGTCGGTTACATAGGTGGCGCACCGCCACCACAAGTAGTAAGCAGCACACGCTACATGCGGTACGCCGCTCAGGCTTCGCCTAGCGCGTCCCACACTCAGCAATAGGTCATCTTGGTCGATGACAGCCCCTAGTGAGGATAAGGTACGATTTACGCCGTAAACTGGTTGTTGGTACGCTGCGCGCGTGTGGGTGCTACGCCCACGTGATTGCTCAGGAGATCTTGCCGTCTGATCTAACTTCCCTCTGGTGCAGTCCGACGACTACGTCTTGGACGTGCAGTTAGATCATTCATCAAGATATCGCGACTCGCTGCGCACGGATCCCTTTGAGTCTGTGCTCAAAAGCACTGTCATCACGTGATCCGAACTTGCGATTCGCTCTCCACTGGGGTCCTAATCCAAAGCAACAACCTGAACGCTCAGTACACGTCACAGACGTGGTGGTGACGAAACGTCGCCAGGTACACGATACGCGGTGGAGCTTCGGATATCGTCGCCTCAATCAGCTTGCTAAGGCGGCGCCGATAAAGCGAGGCTCCTCCACCGTATCCGAACCCAGAACATCTTTGTGCGGAGCCACCTAGACTTCGGAACACTGAGTCTCCCGAAGCCTACGCGACTCCGCCCTGTCAAAATTGTTAGTGAGCGTTTCCTTATTCGGTCAACGAATTCACAGGTGTTGAAACGACACCGTAGAGTGGTAGAAACCTCGGTGAGTTGTTCGGGCGTACGCACCTCCCCCGCGTTACGGTACAAATACATGCGAGGGTTGTTCGGCGGGTGTGTATTTGCACCTTTAACGACGAGGAGGGCTCCCTCCTCACCAATAAGCGAATAAGGTACATACGAAAGCGTGTAGTTGGTTCACAGGACGTGGCGTGGGTGCAACGCCCACATACGGTACTGAACTCCGGTTCACGATATGCGACATTGTCGCGCAAGGTGCCGCGCGCCGATGTCACACCCCACGAAGCAGAGGGCGCGACGAAGTGATTCGCCACATTCTCTAGCTCTAGCAACTCGCGCTTAGTGGTTGTTGATACGTGGTGGGTGCTACACCCATATAAACGAAAAGGGCGACATCGCTGAATATGTTGGGCGTCCGGCTCGTGCCGGACTCCACCAACACCTCAGCCGAATAGGTCAATCTCCGGTGACAGACAAGTAAGCGCGTTAGTTCAAAACTAGGTCTCAACGCACGACGTAAGTGGTGGGCGCACCGCCCACGGGGTAGCTTCGCTGATACACGTGGAGTGATGTCACGTGGACGCCCTGGGTACAGACACTTTGACAAAGTGACTACACCCATGCCTACGCGACATCCCTTCCACAAACATCGCGGCGCACGCCTTATTAAAAGAACCCTCTGAGGGATAGTGAAGTGAGACCGGTGATTCGTGTGTACTAGCATGCACGGCGAGCGACACGCTCGCAGGGAGTAGTAACAAATGCCTGACCCGGACTACGACCGAAGGTCGTGTACCGGGCACTACGGCGACTGGGTGAAGCTCACGAGGTTAGTCCCCACCTCGTGAACCCCACCTGGATCGTCAACTGAAGGAATCACCACGATAGTACGTCCTGGCGGCGTGTGGGTGCTACGCCCACGTATTAGGCACATACTGCGCCGTGGGGCGTTCTTACCCACCCCACCAAGCCTGGCGGGATGGTCACGAGACTTTGTGGGGTGGCCTACGTACTACCCCACAAAACTGTCCCACACCAGCAGGAGCGGGAGATTCAAGTATCGTGGTTGTTTGTAGTAAGTAAGTACCAACAAGTGATGCGTGCTCCTAGAGCGACCGGCGCAACGTCGGTATTAGACCTTCGGCAGTGCTCGGCATCTCCGGGGTGAGGGAGATGCTATTACTGCCTGCTGAGACCAACTTCGAGCTTGCACCTCGAAGTTGGTCTCTGGCCCCATTACATAAGGCATCACTGCGGCGCTCCCACGCCGCTTTTTAGATCCTAAAAATATGATACTCAAACAGGTACAAGAATATGCGGTCGAGTGTTCAACCATTGAACACGTCTCGTCTTATCGACCGTGCCCTTATAGAGTGACGAGGCGTAATGATCTCTCATCCGGAGAGAGGAGCAATACATCATGAAAGATGTAGCAGAGTTGGTTCTGGATATCATCCAGTATGGCGCTGAGCAGGCGTGGTTCAAGGTTGTTGGGGCATCGGACAACCGTTACCTGGCGGCGAAGGGTGCTGTGGTTGAGCAGGCGCTCACCCAGGTCCTGCTGGTGAACCCAGACATGGTTCCGCTGTTGCACAAGCTGTACGAGCGGCGCGAGAGCGACGTGCGCAATACCCGGTCCCTTTTCTTCATGGCCGAGGTGCTGCTGGGCATTGACAGCGTCATCCTGGAGGACACGCAGTCCTTCTCGTCCACGCGGTACGGGTTGCGTCGTCGCGTGAACATGGATGAGCCCATCTTCGGGGCGTTCGACCCGCGTGACTACACCACGCCTCAGCCCTGGCGCTGGGTGCAGGTGCATTAGCGCGGGCTGGTGTGAGCAGTACAACGGGGGCCGTAACCCCCGTTTTTTTATGCCGTAAATCGTTCAAAAATAACCACCCAAACAGGTACAAGAAAGTAAGGTCGAGTGTCTTAATTCGCTCATCAACTCGACCCCACACCGTAATAAGTGTTCTCGTTACCGCGAGAAGATGAGCAGCCATTCTTCAACCACATTCCTACGGAGGGAATTATGAAGAAAGAACTCAGTGCGAAGTTTGTGGCCCTGCGTGGCCTGGCGTACTCCTTCAGCATGGTGCTGGTCATCGTGGCCGTCGTGGCGGTCGTGCTGTGCATGATGGGTGCCTTCGTCTTCGGGGTCCCGGCGATGGTGCTCGCCGCCCTGGGGTTCGTTTTCCGCATGATGGGCAAGGCGTGCGCATGGGCGTCGGTGAAGCTGGACTTCGCCTCCACCAAGGCCGAGCGTGGTGTGTCTCTCGCTGCCGCTGGCACGGTGTCCGCTGCTTCGGGTCACGGTGTCGTCATCCCCACGGGCGACGCGGACCCGGACGAGAACATCCCCTGCGTCGTTTTCGGCGACCGCGACCTGGAGGCGCCGTCCCTGTGGATGTACCCCACCAGCGTGCCGCCCAAGGAGGAGGAGGAGGTCGTGGAGACGCCGTTCGAGGGTCCGCTGGAGACGGAGGAGGCCCCCGCGTAGCGGGTGCGACGACCAACAAGACAAGACCGCCCTCACTGCACCTGCTTCGGCGGGTGTGGTGGGAGCGGCGGGTGGTATCCGGGGAGTCCGGAATCACCTTTACACGACATCACAACGAGGAGGAGAAGTAGTACCGCAGTAACTCGCCACTCAAAGGCGACGCTCCAAGACCGGCGAGCGTCGACCCAGCGAGCCCTAACACGTGGGGGCCGTAGGCTTTGTGCGGGGCTGACATTAGCCCGTATCTCCGGAAGAGTCTGCGCGCCACTCCCAACCCCCGGCGACGCATCACGGATCGCGCGGAGGTCGTTATCCCATCGGTGCACTGCCCCTTATGTCCAACTCGTCGTCCCTGCGGGGACGGCAGGATACGGGGGCGGTGCACGTTTTCTTTGTAGGAGGGATGTGAGTCGTTACATGACGTGGACCCAGGTGGTTCGCGAGTTCACGCAGTGCGTACTTCCGGGTGTGCGTGACACCTACGAGCAGGATAGAAAGATTGACTACGTAGCACGGTGCGAGGCGTTCAACGATTTCACAGACGGCTTGTGCAAAGACGGAAGAATCTCGGACAAGCAGTATGATGAGATGGAGCACCCGGCGAGTTGTTTGACGCCGGAAGAGCGAGGGCAGAGGAGGCCCTAAATGCCATGAGGCCCAAGAAGAAGGTGGCGCCCAAGAAGAGGGCAACCAGAGTGCGCAAGGTGGTGGTCAAGAAGAGCATTTACTCGGAGCTGGCTCAGGTGGCGCGTGTCTACCACCACACCCAGCAGTGTCGTATCGAGCTGCTCAAGGTGGTGGGTAAGGGGCGTACGCCGGTCTTCGCGCGGGAGATGATCCACGTTGCGAATGTGTCGGAGAAGGACCTGTACCGACGGATGCATCTGGCGCTCAAGGAAGAGGAGTTCTGGCAGCACTGGTTGCGGGACATCAAAGGGATTGGCCCGGCGCTCGGCGCTGCGCTGATTGGGGAGATCGATATTAGCAAGGCCCCACACCCCTCATCCCTGTGGGCCTGGTGGGGCGTAGCACCCCGCAACGGGCGTGCACTCCCTGCTACCCAGGTATCCTCGTACCGCAAGTGCCGTTCAGACCGCATCGCGAATCAGTTCCTGCAGCACGGCACAGAGCCGTACGTCACACACTACAACAACTACAAGCAGCGGAAGGAGACCACCATGGTCCCCATCTGCATGGCTTGCAAAGGCAAGGGTACATTCTACGGACACGAGTGTCGCAACTGCGGTGGGTCAGGTGGACCCGCCCCCTGGGGTATGAATGGAAGCCACCGGGACAAAGCGGCGAAGCGTTACATGTTGCAGCGGTTCCTTGAGGATTTGTGGCGCGAATGGCGTCAGTTCGAAGAGCTGCCTGTGGCGAAGAACTACGCGGCGACGTATCAGCCGTACAACCATCCGGAGACGTAGAAATGAAAAAGAAGAAAGGACCGAGCCTGCAGCAGCAGGTGTGGGATGTGCTCAATGAGCACGCGGCAGATGGTACGTGGGTCAAGATGAACTACGTGCAGTTCACCAACGAGTGGCGCAAGGCCCAGGGTAAGGGCAAGCGCGCTATCTGCCCGGTGAAGAAGAAGTATTACATCCAGGCCAAGAGCATGTACAAGAAGCAGCGTATCGAGTTGCTGGGTGAGGAAGCGGCGGTGCTCCCTCAGAAGGAGCCAGGGTTTACCCCCAAGACCAAGGTGCAGCCGCAGAAGGGTGACTCCCAGGCGAAGATGATCCACCGGTACCTGGACACGGATCCCACCCTCACCTTCGAGGATTTCTCCGGGTGGTGGGTCGCGGCGTTCAAGGGTGAGTGCCCGGTCAGCAAGGCGTACTTCCAGGTGTGCAAGAGGAAGTGGGAGAGCAACAAGCTCAAGGCGATGGCACTCAACGTCGGCACGGGCAAGGGCGCGGAGATCACTGAGGCGGTGAAGAACGCCCCTCTCAAGAAGCTCCTCACCCCCGAGCAGGAGGCGGAGATGCATGCGTCCTCCGTGGATCACGTGGACCACAACGCGGCCATTCAGGCGAATGACTCGGCTGAGTCCATGTACGCGGGTGTCACCAGCGAGTCCCCCGAGGAGCCCATGGATGAGGAAACCCGCGCGCTCTGGGCTGAGGGGAACAACATCCCCGAGGACGTCAACGCGCTGCAGGATGAGGTGTACCGGCTGCGGCGGGAGAACGGGGTGGTGAAGCAGTTGGTGGATACGCTGCAGGACGCGGGTGAGCGCGTGGTGGCGCAGCACGACAAGGAGTGCACCGAGTTCCTGGCGCGCGTCGACGCCGCTGAGCTGAGTCGTGGCTTCTGGAAGTGGGTTGCCTTGGGCCACGAGCAGGGTTTCGTCCAGCGCTACCTCGACGAGCTGGCGTAGTCATGCCAGAGGAATTCAACTGCCAAGAGTGTGGCATCTGCTGCCTCTCCGACATTCCGGCGAGCGGCGGTCACGCCAGCAACTACTACGCTGAGGTGACTGACGCGGACTTGGAGCGACTCCCCGAGGCGTACCAGCGTTACGTGTGCTCTCCTGACCTGCATGGACACTTCTACCAAGGTCTTCGGGTGAACAAGTCACACCCAGACGGCCCCGCGTGCATCGCGCTCAAGGGGCGTGTCCTCGTGGATTGTCGCTGCGATGTCTACGAGGGGCGCCCCAAGGTGTGCCGGGACTTCACGCCAGGCAGTCAGCACTGCAAGAACGCTATTGCGACGTTCTATCGTGATCACGCGCCCGGGGGTCTGCCCATGACGCGTGGTGGTACCATGGCGACAAAACCCAACGAATGGAAGGTGGGCTGATGGCGGATACCAGTACAGGACCGAAGGTTGTCGTCGTACAGGCGTCGCAGCTCAATGGTGGGTGGGACCCGCGTGTGCACATACGCGCGAAGGAGTTGGGCCTTGATGTGTCAACCACTGATCGTTTTCAACGGTTGCGCCAGTTCATGGAGCTGGAGGCGGGCATCACGAAGGATGTGGCGCTGGTGCGTTCTCTTGAAGAGCGGATCCAGACATATGAGCAGAAGTGTCATCAGCTTTTGAGCCACCTCGTGGGAGAGCCAGATGGCGAAACGCAAAACTAAGACATCCAAGCTCCCCGCTGGTCTCACCCTGAAGAAGGTAGAGAAGGTCAAGAAGGGTGACATGCTCGTTACGCTCACCACAGACACACCGCCGAAAAAGAGTGAGTGTCTGACGGTCATCAAGGTCATCAAGCACCCCACTGAGTTCGTGCGTAGTCTGGAGTTGGACAACGGCGATACGTGGGAGGATTGGGACAACGAGGACCGCGTGTACGTCACAAAGAAACGCTTCTAACGGGTACAAGAGAATGCCCGGAGGACTGTACATGACGCGGGAAGACAAACAAGAGTTGGTTCAGACCGTTGGTGGCGCTGTCGTCATCGCGCTCTGGATCGGAATGATGTTCATGCTGTAAACTGCCGCAGCAGGGGAGGAGTTCCCCCTGTTGTTTAGACCCCATCGTCTAGCATGGCCAAGGACACCGGCCTTTCACGCCGGTGACACGGGTTCAAATCCCGTTGGGGTTGCTACTTCAGATTCAAGCCCACCGCAGAGAACCAGGACCCGGTATTGACCTGTACCCAACAGCCGTCTACACCGGGCTTCTGCATCATAAGTTCCAATGTGTCGCCCTCTGCCACATAAATGGCTCTTTGCATGGTGAAGCTGTTAGCTGTTCCAGCTAAGCGCATGGTGCTGTAGAGGTCAGGGTCATCCCCGTTGTGTGAAATACCGAGGTGGTACGGCCCTATCGTAGTGGATGAAGCGTAGATGTGGCAGGAACACAGCGCCCAGCAATGTGCACCGCCGATGTGGGTTAGGACGCCATCCGCGTGAGTGAACAAGTCCTCATCTACATCCGCCCACACCGCAGGAGAAAGCCCCGTCCACGAGTACCACGTATCTTTTGTGGTTAACGTTATTCCCCCGAGAGTGGTGACCAGACACGAGCCCATGACAACTGCTTGGGGCTTCTCGATGCGGAGGAACAGGTCCGTAGCGTTGAACGCAAAACCGATGCGGTGGTGGTAGGGGTCGGGGACCAGGTGCAGTGCACCATTCTCCGCCAGGAAGTAGTCGTCGCCGATTGACATTCCAGTGCTGAAGCCTTCAATCAATCCGCCTGTGATAACACGACAATGCGTGGAGTCGGTTATCTCAAAGACGATCCCAAATACCCTGTGCGCGCTAGTGGCACTTGCCTTGGCTACTTGGTTGTCCGCGTTGAGGTAAACAACATCGTTGACTGCCACGACATCTGCGGCGTTGGTACAATCTTCGATGTTGTCGGAGGTTGTTACTGTTACGATACCACCCGCTACAGCGTCGAATTTGGTTACATGATCTTTGGCCATACACCACTTTAAGCTAAAAAAGGAATAGATGCCCAAGAGAAAGTCGAAGGAGCAGCGGCGTGCGTCGTTGAAACGTGCGCTGGACCGCCTCACGCGGGATCGTGCGAAGAAGAGATCGTCGTGGCCCCGGAAGCGATTCGCGGATGGGAGCTTGTGGATTCTCCACCCCACGACGCTGAACCGAGTACAACAAATTGAGGCCCCTGATCCGGAGAAGGGTTGGAGCGAGGGTCCCACAAAGGCAGAGAGGGTCGATGAACTCATCCGACGTAATAGCTGAGCTGCGCTGATGACCCCCACTCGCGAACCGAAGATCACCAAGGTCCCGGGCACTACTCCAGGAGAGACTGAAGAGCTGGAGACACATCCGGCGTACGGACAGATCAGTGTGACTCGCGTGCAGGGCCACGCCAAGCTGTATGGCTCCGCAATCGAAGACCACGGTACTTTCATCTGCATCAAAATCAAACACAGCAAGCGACGGTTTCACCTCTTGAGGTATTGGTTTTCCTCGGGGCGCAACATCGTTGAAGTGCACCTGAGCCAAGCACAATACGCAGAGTTCCTTACGACGCCCAACATGGGAGAGGGTGTCCCCTGTACGCTTTCGCGTCTCGGTGGTGAATCTGTGCCAGGCATCGCACCGTCGATGAAGACAGAGGTTGAGAGGGTTGTGCGTGGCTTCGTTGAGGACCAGGCGGAGATCGTCGATAAGCTCCGGGCGAAGGTTGACCACGGGCTGTCGCTACTCAGGAAGTCACGCATCGGTAAGGGAGACCGCGAGCACTTACGAGGTGTCCTGGAGTACGTGATGCGCGAGGTGGAGGCCAACCGCCCCTTTGCCGTTGAGTCCTTCAAGGAGGCTGCGGAGAAGGTTGTCGTGGCAGGCAAGGCGGAGATTGAGGCGTTCACGATGTCAGCGGTGATGCGTCTTGGCCTTTCGTCTATTCGGCAGTTGCACGCGCTGGCGGTGGGGGAGAAGCTACAACTTCCTGCACATGAGGAGGAGGAGGCATGACGATGCGGATGACGGAGCACCATGCACGTATTCTCAAACAGTACAGCTTCTCTGATCCTCCCGGTAAGGAGGTTCTTTCCATGCGCTACAACACGGAGCGCAACGCTTGGTACGTCGAGACTGACCTGGGGTGGTATTACTGGGACGGCAAACACTGGGCGCTTCTGCCGCAGGGGCCGATCGATGGCTAAGGTCTACGCAGTTGAAGAGGGTACCGGCAGGAGGTTTCTTGTGCGACTGGAGTGTGACGCTTGTGACGCCACGATTAAACCGCATCCGGAGATTAGCAGTAGCGGGTGGATGAAGCGTGTGCAGATAGAACCCCCCGGGGGTCCTGGGTCCGCTAGGTTTGAGTGGCATTATTGCCCAGACCATGCGCACTACGCGTGAGGAGGTGGTGATGGGTAGATACAACACCAGCGGCAGCTACGATCACGGCCTCGAAAGGTTCGGTCCCGACGAGTACAGGATGCACTGGACGTACGACGCGTATTACTCAGGTACACCAGGCCCCGCGTGAACAGGGCCTGGCTTGAAACAAGGAGATCAGATGTCCAAACAGAATAGCACAACCCACCAACAAGGCAACGGCGCCCGCCTGAAGGCATACGCCAGACGCCTGGCCACCTACCGCGCCCTGAGCACCCTCCTGGCCCCGCGGCTCGATCATGAGTTCAGACCCAAGGACGGCCTCTGGGGCGGCTCCTGCGCGACACCAGGCTGTGAGGAGACCAGGTACGCGCACGAGGGGATCGCCTGGCGGCTCCTGTGGCACTTGGGGGCGGTCTCGTGACCGGCTACCCCTACGACGCCCCGCCGCCAGTCCGCGACACATGCGACCACTGCGGCCACAAGTTCCAGCGCGAGGCCGATGACCACCGCCCGACGTGCCCGGAGTGCGGATGGGGCTGGTGTCCCGTCTGTCACAGGTTCGCCGAGCTAAAACGGGACGCGGTCCTGGTGCTGGCGGTGTGCGGGGCCTGCGTCCACCGCTGCTCCACGTGCGGCATACCCTACGACGGCGACCCGAACCACTGGCGCGGCGACCGGCACATGGTTGCGGATCCAGGCGCTGGGTTTGCCGGGTGCGCGGTGGCTGATTTGGTTGAGTGTGGAGTTGCTCATGGCCGAAGATTCAGAAAATCATAGGCATCCATCACAGCGTGATCCGCCGCCACCTTGGATGGCGCAAGGGCACGCACAAGCGGCGCGGGCCGTTGGCCAGGGCGAAACAGAAGGCAGAACTAAAGGCGAAGGCCGGATCCGGACAGGAGAAGTGACGTGATAACTCTCTACACAATCGGCGGTATTTTGATCTTGGTGGCTTTCACCCTTGGCTTGTCGTTGGGGCGCGGGGTGGTATTTGGGGAAATAAAACACAAAGCCAAGAGCAAGATATCCATCTTCTGGCAGGGCGCGTTCTATCAGGTCAGGGAAGAGGGCGAGATGTGCGACCTGGAACGCCGAGCCAGATCTAAGGGGCAGTCATGATCTGTAAAAAACACGGAATGGAATACGCCGAAGCCATGCCCGGGCACCCTGGGAAGACTCGGTGCGGCAAGTGCTCTGAGACCAACAGGAAGCGCCTCCGCAAATTAATGGACAAGCTTTGCTCTGAGCCGACCGTCGACTCAATGGGGCGTCCGCTTCCCACCACTAAGGAGCAGCCATGAAGTGGGAGTATAAAACGACGTGCGAGCACCCTGGTGAATGTATCGAAGCATTGTTGAATGAATTAGGCGCAGAGGGGTGGGAGTTGGTGTCTGCATACCATGACCCCCATAAAACCAGTATCGCGTGGTGCTTTCTAAAACGCCCACTTCTTACCGCTTGCAGCAAGGGGGAGACGAGAAATGAATCCAAAACCTAACAGCCGAGATCGGAGGCCTAACCAGGACCAGGAGCGCGACGGGCTGCGGGCGCTGGACACCGTGCGGCACTATATCAACGCGACAGGCCGACTCGGCATACACCCCAAGGCAGAAACCCTGGAAGCCCTCGCGACCCTGACCCGGCTCGTGTCCGGGCGTCAAGATGGATCGGACGGCGATGCACCGCTGGCACTACAGCGCCTGGAGCGCAACCACATCCGCAACTGCAACGGGTGGGCTCCAGAGCAGGCCGTCGCAGATCTGGCTACCGTGTGGCGGATTGTTTCGGGGAGTCGGGTTGAGGCGGGGGTTGAGGCCCTGGATAAAGAACGTGATGCGCTCCGATCCGAGGTTAAGGGCGTGCGAAAGTGGGCCGGCATAGAGGCTGATAACGTGGATGCGCTGAACGTGGAGCTGGCCCGTGTTCGGAAGCGTGTAGCCGCCATGACCGTTACCTGCGCACTGTTGACCAGGTGCATACCACTAGCCAAGAGCCACGACGAGACCCTGTATCAGGACATCGTGCGGGCGCTCAAAGATGGAGAGAAAAATGGATAGTCAACGAAAAATGCAGCGTGAGATTACCGCGCTCAAGGACAGGATTATTGAGGTGGCAGAGGAGAAGGACGCCGAGATTGAGCGGCTGAGGGAGCGGGTCAGTGGCGAACAGGAGCGGTACCTGGCACTCAAGGGGGCACACGATCTGACCGGATCCAGCAAGTGACCTACACCTGCGGGACATGCGGTAAGCGCGAGCCATGGGACAAGAAGGCGGGGTGGCACTGGTATCCGGGCATCCCCTTGGTGTGGTGCTCAGATGAGTGCTCAGACGCCTACCTGTACGGCGAGGTGGAGAAGCAACACGAACCGAATCCAACCACTGGAGGCACGGAGGGGGAGAGATGACCAAGTACAACATGCAGGGGCTCAAGGCTGACCGGCTCGCCATCCTCAAGGAGAAGCGCTGGGCCAAGCAGCAGGGGTTGCTGAAGCAGTGGCAGGAGTTGACGGCGGCGTTCCGACGTGCCGTTGAGGAGGGCAAAGATGCCAAAGATAAGAGGTGAGTGGGTGATGCGCGGGTGGATTCCCCGGGGTGAGAACCAGCGGGGCTACGGTGTAGAGGTGGGGGCGCATTCCATCACACTCTTCGTTTGGGAGCGTGCGTACTGTGTGACCTGGGTCCGACTCTGCGAGGATTTGTACGATCTGCGGGATGGTGTGCTGGAGGAGCTGAAACGAATGCGTGAGGACTGGAAGGAGGTGGTGGGGTGACAACAAAGATCGTCTGTCTCATCGGCAGCACCCGCTTCGAAGAGGCGTTCCACGCTGCGAACCGTGCAGAGACGTTGGCAGGGAACATCGTGCTTACTGTTGGGGTGTTCAAGGACTTCCACCCGAAGGATGACAAGGAGCGGCGAGCGCTGAACGAGCTACACCTGCGCAAGATTGACCTGTGCAACGAGGTGCTGGTCATCAACCCGGGTGGCTACATCGGCAACGGGACGCGGCGCGAGTACCGCTATGCGCTGGACCACGGTAAGCCGGTTCGCTGGTTGGAGGAACCGGAGGTGCTGCGCGATGTCCTCAAGTGAGAAGGTACACCTCGATTATGGTGCGAAGAAGAGTGCGTGCGGTGGCAAGATCCCGGGGCGCGGACCACATCCCGGGTACACACGTTCCGCGTTGCGGGTGAGCAAGGACCCCGCAGAGGTGACGTGCGGCGGGTGTCAATCGAAGAAGACGTTTGTGTTGTACAAGGCGGGGTATGATGCAGCTACGTCGTTACTGACAGGCAAAGACAAGTCCCCGTGTCTGGGTGACGCAGAGGATGGAGTGGATCACGTAAGCATGATGCGACCGTCTGCCGTGCTGCAATCAACAGGGAGCGGCAAGCGGCATGTATAAAAAGAGGGACTGCCTGGCGTGCGGAAAAGCGATCAGGTACAGCGAGATTGACCCCCCTCCTTCACCACTGTTCGCCGTGGTGCAAAGAGGCCGCGCCGATTGTGTTCTGGAGTACCAGGAAAGTCTTGGCCACAATGAGACGGCATGCACCTCCCCCGCCGCCGGATAAAATCTATGTGGACATTGATCCTGTTGAGGAAGGGCGGGATCAGGGAGACGAAAAGATCGCCAACATTGTGTCCGAGGCGGAACGTCACATTTTTGGGCGGCTGATTTGGCCCATGGACATGCCATAATCAACCACTGCGGACACGGAGAAACCATGAGCAGGGCTATAGCACCGGGGATGCCGGTCTGGTTTGAGAAAATTGGTCCGCGCACTTGGAAAATACATTCGGTGAAGGAAGAACCAGAGCCGGTGCCTCTGCCACGGTGCTCGTGTTGCGGTTCTCGGGATTGGGGGACGGACACCACTACAGAGAATATGGCCAAGGAGTCCAAAGATGGTTGACGAGATTTTCGAGCACACATCCCACAACGATGTCGAAGAAGTTGACGAGCAGTGCTTCCAGTACGCCGACGTGATTTTCAAGGTCGACTTCGGCGCGTTCAAGGCGGGTGACAAGTGTGACCTGATCTGCATGGACTACAAGAATGGGGTCATGGAGGAATATGGTCACGGCGGCGACGCCGTGCTGCGCTCCGTGCCGATGCGTCTGTTCCCGCGCTGATGCCACCACCCATCATCAAGCCGTGTCCTATCTGCAGGCATAAGCCTGAGATCATGGATAGCAACACCAATAAGTGGTTTGCCTGGTGCAAGTCTTGTGACTTCGACTTGGCGTGGCACGACCGCGTCGGGACCATACTGCACTGGAATGTGATGGCTTCCGAGGGCGATGAACGACAAGGGTGGCTCATGTTGTTGAAGGAACACAAGGAGCGCTACGCGAAGAAGGTGAAACGGAAGCCCCCCAAGAAGAAGAAGCGCGCCAAGAAGGCAGCGAAGAATGCAGCGAAGAAACCTGCCAAGAAGGTGTACAAATGTGCACACGGCAAAGGGCGTACGTTGGAGCTGAGTGCGGCGGATAAGAGGGCACTTGAGGCGCAGTACACACCTCCGGGAAAGGTGAAGGCGCGCGGTGGATAGCGAACGCAAACACCCTACACGGCAGCATCGTCGTGAGACGCGGGGGCCACGCGCTAAGACCTTGCCGCAAAAAAGCTATCACGTGCAGAGCTACTGGAGGGTGCTGCACTCAGTGCTTTTAATTTACCGCGTAAACCGCGTACGTGGGGCGAGTGTGACAAGACGGGACCGTGCCCTTATGTCTCGTGCAAATACCACATCTACACGGACGTGAATCCCAATACCGGCTCCCTCAAGCTGAACTTCCCACATCTGGAAGTCCATGAAATGGCGCACACTTGTGTTCTGGTTGTTGCAGGTGGTGTTGATGGGGAGGGTCTTACACTTGAGGAAGTAGGGGAGATCCTCAACTTGACCAGGGAGCGCATACGGCAAGTGGAGGTGCGTGCGTTGTTGAAGTTGAAAGGTGCCATCGCTCTCTTGGAAGAGTTTGCAATAGAGTCGGAACCTGAGCCCCCGCTCCCACCTCCACCACCCGAACCTGAACCCGAACCAGAGGAAGTTGAGATGCCTGAGCCCGAGGTGAAGAAGAAGCTGCTCGATGTCGTCGACGCCATCGATGAGAAGGACCAGGCTCTGCTCATGGAGATCCTGGAGCACACGCCGATGAATAGCGATGTATCCCCCGAGGCTAAGGCGCTGCACGACGCACTGTACGATGTGTTTGAGGCTAAGGGGTTGGACATGGAGAGTCGTGATGAGTGAGAGCGACAAAGCATGGATCGACGCAGCGAGCTACGAAGATCTTCTGCGACGGTGGCGGTTCGCCCCTCTTGGGGACCCGGTGTTCCAGGGGGAAACGGGACAGCACTACATAAAAGTGATGGGTACGAAGAAGCGAGAGGTGGGTCAGGGTGGTCACGTAGCGGCGAGCAAAGCTATCGGGTGGGACGCACCCAACAGAGGGAGCGAAGATGAACTGCGGGAAATGTAACGTGGCGTTGGAGTTTGTGCAGGAGTCACCGCTGTACGCGAGAAGGAAGTGCCCCACTCCTGGGTGCACCGTTTCAGTGCCGTTGGTGGCTGTCGTTCTGGACGGCGGGGCACACCGTCCGGCGAGCGTGGAGGACATCGAGAAGGGAACGCTGCTACGGTGGGTCCTCGATGGATAAGGCGCCCCCGATAGCGCTGACGAAGCAAGGTACAGACAAGGTCATCGCGTACGCGTGTGGCGGGTGTGGCAGCGTCGTTGGGTCGGTTAAGAATAGTGGTGATGACGGGGCACGGGAGCACGCAGAGGGCCATTGTGGCCCCTGGGTGTGTGATACCTGTGGTGCGGAACATGATCGAGCACACCAGTGCTTATGCCCACAGTGCTTCGCAGATTCGACGCACGACCGCAATGCAGCGCGAGAGGTGGAGCGCTTCATGGTAGCCGACAAGGTCCACGAGTGGAGCGGCCCGGTGTATTGTGAGGCGTTGTCCAATTGGAACGAGGGGTTCTTTGAGAACGTGGGGCTACTTCTTGAGGTGTGCAACGACGACGGACGGGACGTTCCTGGGTACGTGTGGACGTGTACGTCGGAGAGCCCTTCAGTGGACTTCGACCGATGCCGGGAAGAGGCGCTCGATGACCATTGGGAGGGCGCGTACCTGACAGATGAGATGGAGCTGCACGCCTTCCTCGAACAGTGGAACCAGAAGCAGACTTCGGAATCCTGGTACCCCAACTACAAACGTGCGCTGGTGCTTTCAGAAGCAGATACACTGTATCGAATGCTAATGGCGATAGGAGGAGAGAGCTGATGGATGAGAAATTCGAAGCAATCGGTGAAGAGGCGGCGCAGGCTGCTACGAAGGTGAAGTGTTCCCTTCAGGAGTATTGCGATGGTTTGAAGATCATTCAGGGGCGCATCGCGGATGCGCTTGCGGCGGGGGAAGAGGACCTGGCCGCGCAGGAAGAGGAGGCGTTGGCTGAGTCTGAGGAAGACTGATCGATGCCCTTCGGCCACGAGCTGCGTGCCCTGCGCGTGAAGTACAACCTGTCGCTGCGTGACTTCGCTGCTGCGCTGTAGGCGAGCGCGGTGCGTCTTGGTGAGGTGGAGCGGGGTAAGCGCGCGGTTCCCGGGGCAGCGCAGATAGCGATGGACGAGCGCAGAGTGATGTACTACTTCGGGTGCATCGAGAGCGCGGGTCACTACTTGTGGGACCAGTTCATGAATTCGCCGTCGATGGGCGACGGTGTGGGCAAAGAGATGTGGGAGGCGTTCCCTCGGTTGGATGGGGGCCACTGCCCTGGTTCTCGGGTGCGTGGTCGCCGTGCAGAGCGGTCACGGATTCAGACAGAGGGCCTGGTGCGTGTTACGTACTCGTCGAAGAAGCACTGGACGCTCATCTCCTTCTGGGACCGTTCCGTGGATGGGCGTGGGGGTTGTAACAGCGGATTCATGATGCGGGGCAGGCATGACTTCCTGACGATGTGGCGTACGGCGCAGCGCCTCTTTCCACATGTGTGTTCACGTTACGAGTTCGACGTGCGATACTTCGAGAGTGAGATGATATGAAGCTACGCGGACCCAGATACTTCAAGCTCCGAGGTGGGGCGTTCTGTACCTACGGGACGCTGTTCCCTTTGTGGCGCATCTTCCAGGTTGTTGACTGGGTCGTGGACCACGCTGCACATCTGGCCGCAGACCGCTTCGGGAAGCCTTGCCCCTGTGGTATATGCAAAGTGTGGCTCGGCGAGCGGTACATCACGAAGGTTTGACAGTGGGCTGTAGAGGGCTCTATTCTGCGGTTCACGGGGTGTAGCGCAGTCTGGTCAGCGCGCCTGCTTTGGGAGCAGGATGTCGGAGGTTCAAATCCTCTCACCCCGACCGAAATCCCAATACATATCAGGTATAAGAAAACACAGAGGCCCCTACTAGCTTAGTAGTGGGTTTCATTTATCTCTTTTTTTGCCCAAGGAGGAAGTGTGGATCACACAGCTTATTTGCTCGCGGCGTTCGACGTCGTGGGTGGCGTGTTCATGCCAGTGCAATGGATGGTGCGGGGTACAGATAGCCCGACGCAAGATTTGAGGCTGTCGCTGGGTGTCTTGGCTGAAGCTCAAGGCAATAGCTACGGTGCGGCGGTCTTGATGCTTCGTAAGAGTTTGGAGACCCGTGCAGGGGTGGGCAACTGCCCGTCGGCGCAGTTCATGCTGGAGCGGATGCAGGAAAGCTGCCCCGAGGCGTTCCGAGACTGATGCCCAAATTCCACGTGCGCTTTCCTGATGGGGAAGCATGGAACATCGAGGTCAAGGGCAAGAAGGGTGAGGAGGCGTTGTTGGAGGCGTATGCGCGTGCTGCCAAGGCTCGTGCTGTCGACGGCAAGGACACACCCCCTTTCGAAGAGTGCGCAGTTAACAAGATGACGCCGCAGTTCCGGGCCAGGCTCAAAGGCGTCACATACCTCACGAAGCAGCAGCTCTTGGATGTGTGCAACAGCATCGCTCTGAAGTACCAGCAGGACGGTATGAGCCTTACCGTCAGGGGCATGTATTACCAGCTCGTCAGTCGTGGATACATCCCTTCGGGGCAGGCGGAGTACAACCGGGTCAAGAACACCTTGTCGGCGGCGAGGATCAAAGGGGACTTCCCTCTCGAACTGTTGTCCGATGCATCCCGCACGCTGCATTACGGAGACGTGATGCGCTTCGACCTGAATCAAGAGCGTGCGTTGGAGTCAGCCGGGGACTGGATTCCCAAGCTGGATCAGTTCTTCGTGCAGGTGAGTCGCTGGTTTCGCCAGCCCATCATCCCCTTCGTGCTGTTCGAGAAAGAGGCGTTATCCAATGTCTTCGGCCCTCCGTGCCAGAAGCTCGGTGTGTCCTGGTTGGCGACGAAGGGCTATCCCTCGGTGTCCATCTTGCATCAGCTCCACCTGATGATGGCGTCGGTGATGAACAGTTCAATACAGGATCAAAATGATCTCTTCTCGCTGGGTTTCAGTGAGGCGCAGGAGCATGACCCCACAACACCCAAGGGGTTGGCGCGGTTGTTGGTCAACCACGAGGACGCGATTGACCAGTTAGAGAACTACGTGGACTGGGCCGAAGAGGATGAGGACGACATCCCTGTTGACTCACGCGAAGAGGGTACTCACGGTGGCATCAAGCGGTACGGATACGGCAAGCTGACAGGGCTGGAGTGGCACGAGGGTAGCAATCAAGAGATCAAGATTCTGTACTTCGGCGACCATGACCCCGATGGGATGGAGATCCCTCTGGACCTGGAGCGGCGCCTCAAGATTATCCAGGTTCGCGAGGGCGTCATCGTGCCCTTCACGGTGGAGCGTATGGCGCTTAACAAGAACCAGATCCAGCAGTACAGCCCTCCGCCCTTCTGGGCGAAGCCGACGTCGACGCGCCATGCGAAGTACGTGCGGGACCACGGTTGGGCTGGGAACGACGCCTGGGAGCTTGATGCTCTGGACCCCCAAGTGCTTCGCAGCCTGGCGCGCAGAGCCATTGATGCTTGCTTCGACGGGAGCATCCACCAGGCGATCCTGAACGAGTCGGAGGTGGTGCGCAAAGAGTTCCGAGCACGAATGTATGGGGAGCTTCTTCCCCGTCTTGTCAAGGAGAAACGCTGATGGGTAGCATCCTCGATGAACCAGAAAGTGCCCCGCTGAGTCCTCCGTTCCGTACTGCAGCACTGCCTTTACGCGGTAAATCGGTACGCCGCCGCTTCGTTGTTGAGTTTCTCATCAAGGACGGCCCCAGTACCATGGACGCGAGTACGCTACGCACAGCTATGGACGCGAGCAGCTATTTGCCCGCAGATATCGCGGACATACAAGTGCAAGAGGTTGAACTGTTCGACTCCGGGGACCAGACCTACTACGGCCCCATGGAAGACGCTGAGAAGCTGTTCATCGGGTCGATGCTCGGCGTGGACGCAGACAGCGTGGTCTCGATGCATAGTGGCCTGGACTTCTGGGAAGACCTCGCCATGTACATGTACAACAGGACGATGATGCACGACATCAAGGAGCCCTCCAACGCGATGGCGCGGGGCATCGGACGGTTGCTTGGGTACTTGCCGTAGTAAGACCGCACTACGTAACGCCAGGGTGCGCGCTAAGGCCGAAGGTGGCTCCTTCCTTCCGTGGTTGCTAGGTAGTCTGACGCGTGATGATGTTGTCGGAGATTTGGCGAGTGATGCGCAGCGTGACGCTGCTGTGGAGGAAGGTGCGTGTTGGGGGTGGAGTTACTGGGATTGGTATAAGTACGTACGGCGGAAGTCACAACAATCCGAGCAAGTTGTGGACGCGTTACAGAAGGCGTGGCTGGAATACTGGACTAAGTATCCAATGCGCAGGTCACTACGTGTGGGTTGTGATGTGTGCAACGACGTCATTGAACTCACGGAATTGGATAGTGCCATTATTCACCTGGCCACCGGGCGCGTTAGCCATGTGAGATGTACCTCTGATCATGGGACCTGTGTGACATTGGATGTCATAGAGGCTTCGGGCGTACACTTCATTAAAGAACTGCTTTTGGATATTTTGAAAGCCTTTGGGAAGGGGGAGCGTTTTCATCAGCGGGTGTGTAACCACTTGTTGTGTTTCGGCTTCCCTGAGAACTCTGCGGATACACAAACAATTTACGTCGTCCAGGCTTCAGAAGTGGGCAATGTTAAGATTGGGTACACGACACAACTCAAGAAGCGCCTGTCGACGTTGCGGACGCATAGCTCTGTAGAACTTACGGTGGTCAAACAGTACACGGGACCTAAAGCACTGGAGCGATACTTACATACCATTTTTGACGCGTTCCGTTTGCACGGGGAGTGGTTCTCTTCTTGTGTACTGGAGGATATGGATCGTGTTGTGGGTGAATTCTGGGGTGAGGGAGATCAATAAATGCCAATCATCGACGTAGAGGTCGAACTCGAAGCACTCGTACGGACCACGGTTACTGTGCGCGTGGATGCGCCTGACCTAAAACAGGCGCACACGCTGGCGGAGAACGCAGTGCAGGATGTGTTGGAGGACCCCGACAAGCGGGAGAACCTGGACCTGACGGTCACCGATGGTGAGCCGTGGGAGCCGAGTAGTTGCAGGGCGCTGAATCTCGATAACATGACATTCGACGAGGAGCGCAAGTTGGACATCGACACGACCAAGGAGGAGGAACCCGCTGATGGCTGATCCAGCTCCGCTCCCTGACATCCCTGCACAGACCGCAGCCGAGGAGCTGCGAGCACGCTACAACTGGAAGAAGGTTACCAAGGCCCAGCGTTGGGACCCTGAAGAGGGCGACGAGCTGGTGGGCTACTACGGTGGCCAGACGGTACAGAACGGCACCTTCGGCGAGTACACGGTCATCATTCTGCACGTGCCCCAGGGTGGTTCGTACATGCTCACAGGGATGAAGCTGGTGCAGCTTGTGGATGTGTCGCCAGCACAGGTTGGAGACCCGATGATCGTTAAGTGGCTGGGCCATAAGAAGACAGGCGGCGGGCACCAGATGAAGGATTACGAGGTGAAGGTCGCAGACGGTGAGCGCGTGCCAGAGGATGCGATGCCAGAGGTGAAGAAGTGAAGGCCCTGGCGCAGCGTCCCCCGGGTGAGGTGCGGGTGTTCATGGAGTATGCGTCGTTTCATGTGTGGGAGGAGCCCACGCGGGAGGAGATGCAGGCGAATTGGCCGCAGTACGACAAGGGGTTCGAGTACGATATTCTGCACCCCATTATTCGCTTGCTGCGGCGACGCGGGTGGTCTGTGCGGCAGGATAAGAACATCCTGAAGCACCATCGTTGCTTGCGTAACGGACACCGGCATTGCAAACACCCCAGCGGTGGGAAGTACGAGCACGACAAGTTGCGCAAGATGCCGTATCTGTTGAAGGTGCGCGTGAAGTACGAAATACAACAGTTCGTGGCGTGGTGTCGTGAAAACACTGAGTACACGTACAAAGACTCCAAACCGAAGTACGGCGCCCTCGACGCTACCGTGGATGAGTTCCTGGACTATAGAGCGGAGCACGAGACCTTTGGGCGTGGGCGTAGCGTCTACAACAATGCGGAGATTTCCCCGTACAACAGCAAAGGGCAAGATGGGGTGATTCGCAACGGGGAGCGTGTTTTCTTCCTGGGTTGGGACAAGCGCTGGGGCGTTGGTATCGCTGAGCACAACATCAACAACATGTGGTGGGTCAAGGTGGGCACGCACGGCCTCAACAACATCGGGAGTCACGAGTTACGTCATACGGTACCCGAGGGTGGTCTCCGAGGACGCCACATCTCTGAGGGTGCACGCATGAAGCGCCTGGAGACGCTGATGCTGCAGGCTGCGAAGGAGCGGCGGTATGCGGACGCTGAGAGGATGCGCGCGGTGTTCGACATGAAGCTGGAGCAGCAGCAGGACAAAGAGCAAGAGGCGATACTTCAGAAGGAGGTGCAGTGTGCCTGATGGCCCTACCATGGCAAAACTACGGGCGGCGGTGAAGAAGTCAACCGCTGTCGGGTTCAAGCACAGCGGGAACGCTACGTCCATGCAGGTGGAGTTCGAGTGTGGGACGGAGGCGTGCTTCGAAGCGTGCCCAGGTGGTTACACGGTGCAGTGCGCGACGACGGTGCTGGTGTGCACCCCGGATCAGTTTCGGGTGGTGTTGGAGGCCCTGGGGGCGATGTTGCGGGATGCGGAGCATGATCGCGAGGTGGAGTTGGCAAGACAGCAGGCTGCGCTGGACGCACTCAGGTAGGAGACCACCCCACCAAGCACATGAACACGTGAAAGCCACATTTACGGGGACACACCACGGAAGGGGATACGGCGCCGTCCTCATCCATGGTGTGTTCCGCGAGGCAGAAGATGTGGCCACACGTGGGACAACGTAGAGCGGCGGTCTTGAGGTAGGTGCTTCCATGGGTCCATGGTATCCAGGTACCCACAGGTGCGGACGACGGGCCGAAGTTTTTATCGTCGCAGCGGGTTAGTTCCACGTGGTGGCTTAGAACCCCAGAGCAGCGAGTGCGTTGTACGACCCCATCTTTGCAGCAGCCCCTAGTCGTGCCAGCTCGATGTCACGCAGGAGCATGTTCTCTGCTTTCGGCGTGATGGCTCCTGTCATGGATAGCCCGTTCTCCCCCATCGTGGTTGCTTGTGGGGGTGCGCTGGATGTCACGGGACCCATGGGCCGGGATACGGGGTGAGGTGCTTGTGCTGAGTGCCGTAGCCCCTCACGTACGTTTATTTTGCGGAACGCGGCGAGCCCTTCATCTGGGTTGACCCAACGCCCATTCATGTACACCAGGTTATCGGTGGGGTGGAAGGGCAGCATCACGCCTTTATGCGCACGGTGAGCGATAGGGTACCCCGAAGCGCTCGCACGGTGGAGGGCGTCTGCTGTCTGTTGTGGGTTGTGTCCCACAGGGGTGGGTACAGCACCTCGCCTTACGCCGGGGAGCGTAGTGGCTGTGCCTGTGCTCAAAGCATCTGACGCGGCGCGTGCCTTATCCTTGAATCCCGCAAGGAAGGTCTTCCCTGCTTGGATGGTGTCGGCGAGCCCGGCGCTTTTTTCGAGACCGAGTTGTGTGAGGGCGTGGTGGTGGCCAGCAGTGTACATGCCAGCATTATAGGCGGGGCGTGCGGGCGCTACAAGTTGAACCGGCGCTCGAAGTCCGCGTCGATCCTGGCCAGGATCCGGTTACGTTCGCGCACCACGTCCAGGTAGTTGCTGTTCGGCGCAGATGCAGGTGTGGCAGTGTCGGGCGCAGGGGTCGCAGGCAGTGGGTCCACGGGCGTGATGGCGCTCTCCAGCGACAGGCCGAAGTCCAGGAGCTTGGCCACGAGCTTCTTGACGTCCTCGCGCAGCTTCTTGGGGTCACCTCCGGTCCCGGCGTTCTCAGCGGTATCGATGGTCGCCTCCAGGGCGGCGATGCCCTTGAGGGTGCTCAGCTTGATCTTGTCGTACTTGGCCTGGACCTCGGCTTTCTTGGCCTCGTCGGTCTGCTTGGACATCCAACGCTTCACGATGGCGTCGGAGAACGCGGTGCCCACATCCTGGTAGCTGAGCACGTTGCGCATGTGGTCATAGACGGACATCCCAGCGGGGCAAGCGACGAGCATGGCTGCGAGGCACACCAGGAGGATGTGTGCGCGGAAGTGTTGGATGGTGGGGCGTGCCTTGGTCAGAATCTTTCCGATGTGGGTCATGTTTCGTCTCCGTGTGAGTTGTGTACTTCGCACTCTACATCAACTGAGTTTATTTAATCAACCTGAGAGGGGTTATGGCAGGAATCGATGATATTGATACGAAACCTCCGATGACAGCGGAGAAGGTAGTAGCGCTGCTGAAGAGCACGCGTGCGCTGGAGGAGAACTATGTGAAGCAGATTGCCTTGTTGCAGGAGATGCGAGAATCTGCGCTAGTGCATTGGGCGGGAAAAGGTGCAATGGAGGAGGCTACGTACCTGCGGCACGAGGTGAAATGCCACGCGCCTATGGCTGAGTGGAAGCTCAAGAACTACCTACAGAAGTTGGAGACGCGCGCACGTGCCCGCGCAAAAGCCCTTGAGCAGAATGCCGGTTGACACTGTCGGCGTGCCCAACGTAGGTTGTGTACATGGAAGTTGAAATTCAGGGCCTGTGTCGTAGCTGCAACAAGCAGTCTACGTGGAGGCTGGGAGGCAACGTGTGCTATCGATGTGGGGGTAACCCTGCGAAGGCCCCGAAGGCAACAACAGGTTCTGGATGTCTTTGGATGCTTGCGGTCGTTGTGGCGTTCGCGTTGGCAGGCGTCTTCGGCAGCGGTTGTGCGATGAATCACCGTCAGTTGCGGGATTGGTGTGTGAGCAATGGGTACAAAACGCAGCCCCCAGAGCGCAAGCCCCGTGTGTGCTTCACCGGTCCCGCGAGCCACTACAAGGTGAGGTCCTATTGTTGTGTGTGGAAACGCCCGTTTCGTACACCGGAGTTCACAACCTGGTGCCTCGACTTCGATAATCCGTGCGGACTCTGGACACGGCGGTACCCGTAAGAGATGATAACAAATTGCAGATCTCCTCTGCGCGGCAACGGAGCCGCAACAAGGAGACAGTGATATGAAACGAGAACTGGTAGTTGGAATGCACCTGGTGTTCATCGATGCTGACCGCGTTGAGCGTGACGCATTGCTGCTTTGCATCCACGGTGACCCCAAAGGACGCCTGGTCTGTCCGCGTAGGAAACCCGCCCCCGAGGGGAGCGAGGATCCTTACGTGTACGATACGGGCGACGATGGCGTCATCCTTAACGACTACAAAGAGGCTGGAGAGCATTGGCCGTGCATCAATTTGGTCGTGGTGGACAAGAATCAGGGTGCGGAGGATCAGTACGGACGGCAGACGGTGAAGGAGGGAGTCACTTCGGTCGTGCACTGGACCAGCAGTACCGCACGAGGTTTTTGCTGGCGCTTCCCCGGTGAAGAGGTAACCGAGGCCGCAGCTCCAACGATTAAGTAACGGGTCATCCTGGGTAGGCACCTAATCGGGGCCGAGAGTTTCCAGGTTTCGCTGTCGCGCAGAGGAGATGATGCAGGTAATTGCAAATGAGTAGTCCAACCCTTAACACACCAGGGAGGTGAGCCATGATCCTTGTTCTGGTGAGCGCATTGCTATTTTCGTGGTGGATAGTGCTTGCGTTGCAGGCGACTCAACTCGGAAAAACCGCATGGGCCAATAGCTGGGTCCCCCGGGAGAGTCACGATGGCGTAGTAGAGGTGACCCCTCAATACTGGCCTCCCACGCCAGGACATCGAGGGTGCGACCCTCTCCCGGGGCGGCACATCACGGGCGTGACAAGCGCCGTCGTCCCGGGGTTCACCACACCCTCAACAGTTCTCGAATTTACGCGGTAAACTGGTATAAGAAATCACGTAGCTCGTAGTTACATTCTTTCGTTAAGCTCATGTGAGCAGAGAGGCGCAACGTCTTTCATTTTTTGTTCCTTCGGATCTCGTCTGAGAAGGCCGACAGGGTAGCTGCAGGGAGGCCCGGCGGTGAGGAGCCCAAAATCAGGAAGGAGTGTGATACATTGCGTTTTTTGGGGCGTCGACAAGTGGTAAGTCACGGGTTTTTGGTGCCCGCATTCGGAGGTTCGAATCCTCCTGCCCCAGCCATGAGAGGGACGCCTCTGGTCAATCATGTACAAGAGATGCGCCCCGTGTAACGTGCACGGGTTTTTTCGGGGGGGTTAGCTCAGTTGGGAGAGCATGGGCTTTGCAAGCCCGGGGTCGAGGGTTCGAGTCCCTTATCCTCCACATGGGTAACAACATGGACCAGCCGTACGTATACATTGAAGATCAGTACCCGTACCCCCCGGTACCGGACGAAGCTGCACCTGAAGAGGGTGGGCGCGGCGTTGCCGTGATCTATCCACCACCGAGCGACAAGGACGCCACTGTGATAGTGGTGATTCCAGGGAACGAAGATGGCAACGACTGACAACGGACGGATTCCGGTACTCAACCATGTAGGACAATTCAGAACCCTGCCCAGGAATACACGGTGTACCTTGGTGGGTGATTACATGTGCAGCTACTGCGCAGGGCGTAGCGCAAAGCATGACCCCGTGTACTGCACGAGTGTCCCCGGGATGATGGAGTCCGAGGAGCTGTTGAAAGCACCCATCACCACAGTGGGCGTCCTGTACCCATCTTTGGGTACAACACCTTCTGGTAAATGATATGCTGAGACAAACGAGGAGAGCGACATGACAAAACAGAAGGTTATCTCGGTTCCAGTGTCGGTGTGGCGCAAGCTGGCAGACACCACCCTGGACGCTGTGCAGGCGCAGGTCAAGGCGTGGCAGAATTGGGCGCGGTTGTACCACTTCATCGACGAGTTCTACACCCCCGTGTTCGCCTTGGATGGCCCCACGGTGGTCTGTCGATTGGTGCGTAACGACACTGGGTACATGTCGGCGAGCGTCGCTGCTGCGAAGACGGTCCCGTTTGACCCCAACGACATGCGCTACTCGACGTTCTACGGCATGGAGGCGTCGGACTACAATCCGCCCGTCGCAGAGCTGAGGCGTGCGTGCAACGAGGCGCTCTACAGCGCAGTGGGGTCCTTGGTGCGTCGTGACAGCGACATGAACTTTGAGTTCGTCACGGACGGTGAGGAGCTGTCCCTGATCATGGGCGCCGAGGAGGTGGGGTACTTCCCCCACGAAGAGCTGCTGTTGATTTAAGGTCTTGGTGTACAGCGCAACAAGGGGTGTGGCAGGGCGGGGGATGAGCGCGGAGTTCACTGCCGTATAGTGACTCACCGTGCACCACGAGGGTAATGCCTCGTAGCAGGGCGTGGCCACACCCAGGCTGTACATTAGGTGGAAGAAGGCGAGAATCTTCGCCGTGAATCTTTCGTTGCGAAAGCGTCGTTAGCGTAACGCTGACACTACGTAGGCGCCATTCCACTGGCGCCCCCGAGGCACGAATTAAGGAATGATTCACACACGTAGGTAGGTGGGCGGCTGCTGCTGCTGCCATGTTGTACGCGTTAGGGTCAGATGCGCAGGCTTGTGTTCATGGAGCGCCCACCAGAAACAACTCCATGATGCCCCTCCCGGGGTTCGTTGCCCGATAGGAACCTCGGACCCAGATCTAATCTGGCTACACGGGATGTGTTTATCAAAAAAAGAGGAGGAGTATGAAGCACGTGTTGGAGGTGCGATGACAGCACCGAGGACTACGCAAGGAAGTATACACCGCGCCAAGTGTCCAGATTGTGGCGCTGATATTCCTGGCCCAAGGACCAACAGACGACTTTGGCGACAGGACGACGGTACAGTACACATTACGGAGGGGTTTATCCTTCGTTGCCCCACGTGCAAAATACAGCTCATCGTTGACTGGGTGGGCACAGAAGCAGTTCTCGTGACACGGTTCAAGCTACGTGTCTTGGGTACAGCGGCCTACGAGAAGTATCTCAAAGAACCTACAAAGTGTCCGTACTGCGGTAAGGGTGGCCTTGTCAGCGAGGAGCTGGTCCAATTCCCTGAAGCGCAGCTTCGCGGAGGTGTACGCTGTCCTGGGTGTGGGAAGAAGTGGGTGGAGGTATACGCCCTCATCAAACTTGAAGAGGTGTGAAAATGGGCGGCAGAATTCCGGTGAACATGATTGATTGGATGCCGAATACAGACCTGCGGTATGTGTCGCAGACGCGGCTGCAGACGGTGCTCGCGGAGAACAACATTACGCTGGAAGACGGTCAAGGGGCGCTGTTCAGTAACGCAGCGGAGGACCGCTTCCGTGCAGTGTTTCTGTTGAATGGGCAGTATTCGCTGCTGATTGCTCCCGTGAATGCACGCACGCGTGAGGACCTCACATCGGCGTACCTGAAGACGGCGTTGTGGGTTCGGCAGACCTTTAAGGCGCGGTCAGCGGTGTTCGAGTGGTTGAAGGAAGAGGACGGGGAGCTGAAGGGGAAGGACGCTTAGCCCAGGTCTCTTCCGGTGGTGCGGGTGTAGCGTGCACGATCCTCCTCTCTGGGGGTCGTGGCGCGCAAGCCCTTGTTCTTGGCTTGGGACGCAGGGGTCACGGTAGGCCCTGGCTCAGTTGGTGGCGGTGGCTCCCGTGCTGGCAACTTCGGGGGTGGGGCAGGTGTGGGCATGGTCAATCTCCAGGGATTGGTGCAGGTCGGTGACGCCCACGGATATTTCGAACAGTGCTTTCCAGTCCTCGTGGGTGTACATGAGCGCGGTGGCTTGTGGGACCTGTTCGCAGAACATGCGGAAGTCCCGCAGGCTCAGGTCGCTGTCAAGGCAGGCGTCTTGTTCAGCACCTACGAGGGCACACATGAGGCCGAACTGCCTGTTAATGGCGTCCAGGTGCACACTGTCTCGATGCGCTACGAGGTCGTCGAATAACTCCAGCACAGTGGTGAGGTGTTGGAGCAGTTCGGGGGTGCATTCGGGAGGTCGTCCTGGGTACCAGATGTACATGATGAATTTAAAGTAGCATGGAGGAGGTGAGATGGGCAAAGCGTTACTTCCGGAAGGGATGAAGAGTTTTTCCAGGGACGTCGGTCACTCTGGGATTGTGCAGCGCTTCCTCTCCACAAGGGGGATGTACGTACAGTGGGGTGCCGTCAAGGACGAGAAGTTCCATACGCATGCCGCTACAGAGGCAAGAGACACCGTGAAGTTCGTTGGAGAGCTACTACGGCGTGCACACATCATCGAGGTACCCGCGCGCCTGTACGAGTCAGCATATGCTGCGCTTCTTCTTGCTCGGGATGACCTGGTGGTTCAGCTACACCCTAAGAGCGTGGAAGACCGTGCGCGCGGTGGTGTGATGCCAACGCTGCCCGCCGCTGTTGTGAAGGAAGCGGCCAAGAGAACGTATGACGATATTTTCGTGTGGAATGAACTGAGTAAGGAGATGCCATTCTCCACGCTTTACTTGGGGTACGACGAGTTTACGTCTGCGGGCTTCAGTATGGACCTCAACGGTGTAGAGTGTTGGACTCAGCCCCCTGGCCCCACGTCGTTTGGTACTGCACGTTTTGGGGATGGGGAGCTGTATGGGCACCTGATCACGTCGGAGGGAGACATTGTGTCCCTGGTTTCGTTTGAAGATTTAGACAACGAGATGTCTGTCCCTGCGGGTGTTGTTGAAGGTAGTCGTCAGCAGTATGCACATCGCATGGCTCCGGTTGTTGAGCGTTATAAAGGCCACGAGTTGAAGCCCTCCCGGCAGTATCCCCTCACGGGGACGAACACTATCGTGCCCCACATCGTGCAGTGGTTGAATGATCACAAGACGGTTTTGGAGACCAAACACGGCAAGCAGGCGCATCGGCGTATCGTACAATCGTTTAGGAAGAAGAACACAATACGTGGTCGGGTGATGCCACCACCGTACTACACCGTCGTGATGCGAGACCAGGTGATTCAAGAGGTGACCCGCAAGGTGAAAAAGGAGGCTGACTTCCGCATTCTGCAGGCGTATCAGTACGATGTGCGGGCGCATGATCGCATCCGCGTTCGACGTGGACCCCTTCCTTTGGGTGAGGACACGCGTGCGTGGCTGGAGAAGCCCCGGGTAGCATCAAAGAAGAAGTACCACATCTTCGAGACCATGGAGCCGACAGGGTCGTTGGCGTCTGCGTTGTGGAAGCGGGGTGTGCGGCGTAAGCGGCCCGACGAGTGGATGGCGGTGCTGGTGACGAGGGTGGCGGATCATACACGAGGTCCAGACGATGCACCATACATCCCGTCTACGCGCCGGTCGGAGAACCATGATAAAGTGGCAAAATGAGTAGCAAAAACAGGAAGAAACAATCCGAGCTTGGGGATGTGTACCTGACCCCTCCTGCGTTGGTGCACGCAGGTTACACAATGCTGGCAGAGCGCCGTGGGGAGCAGCTTTACCGCGTAAAGCGTGTGCTGGAACCCGGTTGTGGCCCGGCGCCCTTTGCGCGCATATCCCAGATTTACTGTCGCAACATGGAGGAGAGCCCTATCGGGGTGGAGCGATTCCGACACTCCATGACTGGGGGCGCACAAGGGGTGCGGCGCGTCTACGCCGACTTCCTCCTGTGGAATACGCGCACGCGTTTCGACTTCGTACCAGGCAACCCTCCCTTCACGTACGCGGAGAGGTTTATCCGCAAGAGCCATACGCTCCTGGCGAAGCCCACGTCTCTGATGTTCTACTTGATGCGCCTCAGCGTTCTCGGCGCGAACTGCCGCGTTGACCTGTGGAATGAGATCAATTTACTCAACGTGGATGTCATCCGCCCCAGGCCCAGCTTTGATGAGAAGGGCAACGACAGCGCGGAGTACGCTTTTTTCACGATGGATGGGCGCGAGCCAGGGAGCGACGGACCCCCTCAGATTGGATGGGTGGATTGGTGATGGGGACCTCGGACGACGCTGCACAAGCACAAGCGCTGGCGTATGGTGCGTTGTTCGCGAAGAACTTCATGGCGGAGATGGAGGCCCTGGGCTTAGCTGCGAGGTACGCGTCGGTGGAAGAGTTCAGGGCCGTGGCGTACGAAGATGCGCTTCCCCTTGGTACACGGGGCAATGTGGGTGATCGCCTGTACGAGGTGGTACTTGCCCCTGGGAACTCACCCCAGGATGGATTGGTGCAGATACTTCCTGCGAACACCAAGGTCATTGTGGGCATTGACCCAGCGGCGGAGGGTGCGATGGACGCGCACGTGGTGGCACACGTGCATGACTCAGTGATAGTTGAGGTCGCGATACCGCGCCCCCTCGACCACGTCAAGCTCAATCTAAACGGCGATAGCTTCCCAGGTACTGACGATGGCTGCGCCGGGGGTTAGGGGTACCCAGGTCACGGTCACCTACATAGATGAGGTGCAAGATATGAACATACAGCACTCCGTCAAGTGGGTGTTTGATGATGTTGCCGCTGTGAAGAGAGCTTTCGCTAGTGGCCAAGTGCGTTTACACGAGCGTGTACTCGTTACAACTGCGGGGATTGGTACATTGGTTTGGGGTGTGAATGAAAAGCCGAGTGATGGGTTGCTGCTGTGGTTGGAGGAGGCTTACGTTGCGGAAGCGGCGACCTTCATTGAGACGACGGAGGAGATGTTTGTTTGTACCGCACCACATGAGTGGGTCGTATTCTCTGTAGACCGCACCACGGATGAAGAATCCCTGGTCAACAAGCCTTGACACACCGTGCGAAGTCTATCACTCTGACATTCAAGTTCTGCTTCCTGGTAGATGAGAACCCCCGCGCATCGGCTTGCGTTGGGGGTTTTCTTTTTAGTTCTCGTATATCGTGTAATTTTCTTGTGTGTTTGAATTCTTCGGCGGAAGATACTATTATTCATGGGTACAACAGGAGCCTTCGTGCACACGAACCTGACTACGTAGGAACACCGAATATGCCCATTCCGAAGCCAGGGACAAAGTTGCCTGAATTGGCGGCTATGACCAAGAAACTCAAGGGGACCACGCCGATGTCTAGCGTTGTTGAATATGAGGTGGAGGGGGGCACGGCGGTTGGTCATGGGCTGATGCATGACCACCATGGTGCGGTTCAGAAGTGCTTGTTCAGCAAAGGTACCAAGCTGCCGTGTCATCAGCACGAGAGAGCCCAGGAGTGGCTCATCGTTCTGAGCGGGCGTCTTGAGGTGGTGTACGCGGAAGCGGGGGAGAAGAAGACCGAAGTGCTGGAGCGGGGGGATTTCTTGTACTTGGACAAAGAGACGGGACACGGGGCGTTGGCGCTAGAGGATACCTGGATTCTTGGTGTCGTTGTGCCCTCAATCGACGGTTACCCAGGTGCACCAGGTGGCGCGTAGGAACAGCGGTAAATTCCTTCTACCACCACCGCCGCCCATCAAGAGTGAGAAGGATCTCCCCGTGTGGGAGGAGTGGGCACGGCACGTGCAGCACTACCTGGAGTGGTTTGCGCAGGTCCAGGAAGAAATCTTCGACATGCATAAGGAGGACGTGGCTGAGATTCGGGCCGCTGCCGAAGAACTACGGAAGGCAGTAGAGAAGCTGAAGGCTGCGTTTGCCAAAGGGGACGCCGGGGTAGCCACAGCGGCCAAAGAGAGTGCAGATGCGCTCACAGTCGCCCTCTCTGCATTGAAGGATAGCGTCCACGCGGTGAAGGTGGATGTGGCACGGCTGCAGGCGAAGTCGGGGCTCTACGGTTTGCTGGGAGGGATGATCCCCGCCGCGATTGCAGCGGCCTACTTCTACATCAAGAGCCTGGGTTCCTGATACGCCTGACAGGGTTCGAACCTGCGACCTCCCGGGACCTTAGTCCGGGCGCTCTGCCAGCTTGGAGCTACAGGCGTATGTGGCTCCCCTCCCCAGAGTCAAACTAGGTAATCGGGCCTTACACCCGTGAGGGGAATGAGTGCGCGGGGGAGGAGTTGAACCTCCGACCTCGCCGTCTGCTGTCCGAGGACAGGACGGAGCGCTCTGACCACTGAGCTACCCGCGCGGGGTACTACTTATCGAAGCAGCGGTAAGCTGCTGAAGTGCCTCCTCAGTACGCTGCGGGGCGCAGGCTCGGCGCCGATGGCCATGGCCTGGCCAGCGTACGCAGGTGCGTTCTCACAGATGGTCCTGTGGCGAATCTCTTTGGTGTGTAGACGGGCGCTGAGGGCACGCAGCTCGGCTTCGTCAGGGACGGTTAGCACGACTGCGTAGGTGCCGCTGGCAAGGTCGCCAGGGCTGGACTCACCTGCTGCGTGGGTAATCTGGGCAGCTTGCACGCCTCGGGGGATATCTCGGCGCACGATGATGTAGTGAGTCAGGGGGTTGTGGGGCTCGGGGTGTTTAGCAAGGGCAAGGTCGCATCGTTTTCTCCTCTGTGTTTATAGGGTAAGCACGTGCGAATTAGTGTCAAGGGGTTGGTATAAGAAAATGTAGTACCCAGTAGTGTGATGTGACGATCACCCCTCGGCGTAACGTCGAGATTTTCACCATACATCGTCGACGGCCTTTTTTACAGTCACCAGTTCCCGACAAAGGCCAACATGAGTTCCAGTAACGATCGGCATCCTTTCGTACCGCTCCGATTACTTCAATTTACTACTCGCTGTAAAAGGTGAAGAAGTCATTCGCTTTGTACGCAAATTGAAGTATTCCTCACGGTACGAAAGGCGCCTTTCGACGACTGGACTCATACCTCTGCAAGGATTCAAGTGGGTGCTACCTCCATGGTCAGGACGACATGGAGTTTTTAGATCCTACTGTTGTACTTGGCCCCACGCGGGCATTGCCTTCTTGGGGCGACGAGGAGCGCGGTGTACGCGCTTGAGGGCCTTGGGCATGGTGATGTCAGGACCAACACCTGCGTCGGGGCTGAGGGTGTCTCGGGTGTCGGGGACCGCTGCAGATGCAGTCTCAATGCGAGCAACGGGGGTGGGGCGGCGGTGTGCTGTGGGGACGCGTACGCGGCGTGTGGTCATGCGCATACGCACATGGGCGGGAGACCTACGCTCTTCTTCCACTTCTGTTTTGACACGGTGATGAGGTGACGATGTAGGGACCTTACCGATCAGCATGGCGTAGAGCACGTCGATGCGGTCGTTTGCTTTGTCAATATCCTTCCAAGCGTCCTCGATATCCTTCTGTTGTCGTTCGATGACATCCTTGGTGATGGTGTACGCTTTTTTAGCTCCATCTTCCCCACTGTAGACAGCCACAAGCCCTAGAACGAGTCCGGTGGCAGCGGTGAGTATCGTAGCAATTGCTGTTGCCCAGATGGTGATGGGTGATTTCTTTGGAGGGGTTGGGGTGTCGGTCTCAGCCATGTGTGGATTATAAGCCAGCGTCTTTGAGGCGGTCAATGAAGGAGCAGTCCCCAATCGTTGGCGCTACAGTGACACCGAGGATGGGGCGGCGAGCGCTGTCGTAGCTCTGCGTGATGACACCACCAGTATCATGGAGTGTTGTTTCTCCAAGGCGGATCCAGGGGCGTTCGGTTAGGGCGGAAGTGATCTGTGCAGCGGTGGGGGCAACCCCGGTAGTCGCAGCGGTGCCAAGCATGGCGGTGTGGGTGATGCTGCCGCTGTTGATATACGCGATGAACGCTGCGACGCAAGATTGGTTAGCCCCTATGATGGGGGTGCCACTTGAGTAGACGATGTAGTCGGAGCCGCTGTTGTGGAGGGATTTGGTTACGCCGTTCACAGTGATGATGCTGGAAGTCACCGATACCTTCCAACTGGTGGCCGTAGACGCACTTGCAGGCGCGTTGAGCATGTGTCCCTGTACGTTGTTGCGGCAATGCACACGCAGCTCTTCGAAGTACGCTAGAAGTGCGTCCATTGGGGAGGTGTTTTGTTTATTGAAGCGGCGTATGGGAGCAATGGAGCTACGCATTGTGCACCCCAAAAAGCAAAAGGCCCGTTTCCAGGCCCTTTACCTTTTACTGACCAACAGGAGAGTTATTACCACGGCTGACGTAAAGTGTAGGGGTACTTACCCCGCGCTGTCAACCTCTGGTTCAGATACGGTGAAGATGAGGGCGGTGATGGCCCCATCGAGGACGAGGATATCGGCCTCTCTGGAGAAGCACAGGGTCGTCGTTTCGTTGATGACGCTGATGCGCAGGACGCGGAACTCCAGGTTACTCAAGGTGGGGTTCAGCACCTGGAGTACATCGTGGGTGATGGCTGCAATGACGGAGTCGGCGAGGTTCTCTGCTGTGTCCGTGGGACCATGGGTACCAATAGGCCACTCGCGCCTTTCCAGTTCGATCTTTGTGACGGGCACCCACACGAGGGTTTTGGGTGGAGTATCAGGGCCATCACCCCCAAGGGGGCGTACGCAGGCCACGTCGTTTGAGATGCACATCCCCAACGTGTTTTTGTTGTTGCGGTCCAGTTGGCCGAATTCCGTGCAACCCACATCAACTTCTTCAGTGTAGTGTGTGGGGAGCCGACGAAGTGCAGCATCAAGCGCCTCTTTGGCCACATCCCGTTCTGCTCCTGCAGCGAGCATGCTGGAGAACATATCTCCGGGGCCAGCGGACATCTTGACTGAGGGGTTGTCGCCATCTTGGTTTCCACTCATTTTTCTTTATCCTTTACGCTGTACCGCGTTAGCACGCGGCGTTCTTGGTCAGTGAGGTCCCATTTTTTTAGTACGAAGTTTCGGATGTATCCAGTAGGAGCGTTGGTCAGGGCACCTTGGTATTTACCACGTAAAGTGGAGTAGGTCCCGTCTCCATGGTCTTGTAGGAAGTCACCTAGCGCAAGGGGGTACGTGTATTCGATGCCGCGCATGTTAGTCCTGGGCCACATTGTTTGCGATGCGGTCCCAGTCCGGGTGGTCGTTGATTGGGTCCCACACCATCTCTTTCACGGTTATGGCGTGTGCCCAAGGCAGCAACCCCACGCGGGCTTCGGCGAGCAGTGCGTGGTAGCCCGCTTCGAGTTGTTGCAAATAGGGGAGCAGGATTTTGGACTCACACCCCCGTGTCTTTGGGTCTTCCTCGGTGCGCTTGCGGATGCGCTCCAGCGCAGTCTCAGGGGACGCGTCAAGGTAGATGATGCGTGTGGGCGGCAGGAGGTTGCGGCACGCGATGTCGTACCACATCTCGTAGGTTTCCCAGTCGAGGGCAGTGATGTTCCCCGCGTCGCGGTGCAGCTTGGCGAAGACACGGTCCCCGGCCAGTGAGCGGTCAAGCATGGCTCCGCCGTATCCGCCTACCCCAGTGGACTCCCACGCGGCGAGCTGCTGCATGGCGTGTCGTTTTCCGAGGAGGAAGATCTGCATGGCGAAGGCGTGATCTGCGGGGTTGTCGTAGAAGGGTGCGAGGTACGGGTTTTCGGCGACGGGCTCCTCAATGACACGCAGCTTGAGGCGCTTCCCTACTTCGCGGCAGAAGGTGGTTTTACCGCAGCCGATGATGCCTTCAACCCAGAAGAGGGGGCGGGATATAGGTTTCTTCTTATTCATTCAGGCAACCCGTTCCCTTGTGCACTCCCTTGGTGACACCCCCCATGGGACCCACTGAGGTCTTCTCGGCGGGGCGGTCCACGTATTGGTGAACATAACCTGCCTTGTGACGCTTGCTGGTGTTGGTCGTGGGTACGATGGTACTGAAGGTGTGGGTGGCAGGTACTTCAGGGCTCATCTTACCCCCACATTCTTCACACTTTACATCGTCGGCGGTGTAGGGCGCACCAGCGGTGTAGTTGCCGTGAAGCAACTCTTCCTGTACGTGGCCACATTTCAAACAGCCGAAGTTTTGCATGATGGTGGGCATTACGCAGGTTCCTCTGGGGTCTCCCCGATTTCGTCGACCATGAATTCGATGCCGCCGAGAGTGGCGATCTCTTCCATGAGGGCGTCGGATAGCCCTACACCATTAGCACGTACGAGGCGGATTTTCACGTCGCGGGTATCAGGGGTGAGGACCACATCGAGGTTCTGGATGTGGCCGATGGGGGTCATATGCAGTTGGGCGTCGACATAGGTCACCATGATGTCGGTGCTGGCGTCATTGGCGAGGATGAACATCGCGGCGGTGCAGCGGTCCATGTCAGGGGGTAGGAGGCGGGGGGCACCTGCGTATTCGAAAATGGTGGTGAAGCGTTCGGCGTTGGCGTGGAGTTCGAAGCGTGTGGTGCGTGCCATCTTGAATCCGAGTTGGGAAACACGGAGGTGTATCAGGCTGCGTGTGGCAGGCGGCGCATCCATGCTGCGTAGGCGTACAATGAGTCGGTGGTCATTTTCCATGTTGGTAAGATAAACATACAAATGGTGTAGCTGTCAAGGGAGCTATGTACGTGAATGTAGGGGGTTATGCTTCGTATGCGGTGGAGTAGAAGTCGGGTGCCCAGCCGAGCAGAGAGCCCGTGCCTGCACCGCCGAGGGTGTGCTTGAGGGTCTTCCCGATGCTGCGGGGGTTGCGTAGGGCTGAGACCAAACCCAGGACACCCCCAGTGGTTGCTCCGACGGCGGGACCCATCATGCGAACCTTGGTCCAGGGGTCGCGTTCGGGTTTCTTCGCAGTGGGAGGAGTGGCTTCCTCAGTGCGTGGGAAGTAGGGGTACAGGCCCACGTTGAACCCCAGCTTCGTAAGGGCGGCAGCGGCCCCATGGTGTGCGTGCTGGGACATCAGCCACGCTCACTGAAGCTCGTCACGGATGCGGAGGTCTCGGGTGAGGTGATTTCGATGCGGGCTTCGGGTTCTGTCTGGAATACCTGCTGCAGCACCTCGGGAGAAGCCAAGGCATCCGGGGTGACCTTCAGGCCCGTGGAGCGTTTTCCTTCGGGCGTCACACGGATGTTGAGTCCCTGGAAGGACCCCGGGGGGAGCTGCGCCGCTACTTGCTCCACGCCAGTGGATCCGCCGCCCTCTGCACCGCCGGGTGCGGAAGCCTCGGGCATAGGGGCCTCGGGCATCGGAGTGCCCCCTTGAGAGGCGAGTTGCTGCTTGATGATCTCAGCTTGGCCCCCCGCCCAGTAGTCGGGGTCACCCAAGGATGGTTGTGCAGCGGCCACCTTGTTGGGCATGGGGGGTTGAGGCCGAGGGGTGATGCTGGGGACGTTGTCGCCGAGGAACGCTGCGTCTTTCGAGGTGGTGTCTCTGAATGCCCCTGCGCCCACACCGCCCGTGCCTTGGGGTTCGGTCCAGTTGCTACCGAAGACGCTCTGCGAGGCGTCGTTGGTCTTCCTGCGGATTTTATCCCAGAAGCTGGATTGTCCATCGGTGGGCTGTGCTGCTTGGTACCCGCCGTAGCCACCACCCGCCATACCCAACATGGTGAGGATTGGTGGGAGGTCTTGACGGTTGAGTGCGGTCCCCAGTAGCTTGTCGCCCAAGCCACCCAGGATGGCACCACCAGCAGCGCCACCACCGATGGCGAGCAGGGGCTTCCCGTACCCGAGGAGCTGCTCTTCCATGGACCCAGCAGGGATACCCTGGCTTGTATCCAGTCCGAGTTTGATGAGTAGTGCTTGGTGCTCACGTGGGTTCATTGCTAATCCTCAGTCGTGGGCGCGACGCCCAATAGGTCCTTCAGGTAGTTACCCGCTGTGGTGACCACACTCTGGTCAGGTGATGGTGGGGGTGGTACTTGGTGATTCGTGTACGCTGATGCAGCACCAAGGCCGAGTGGGACACCTACAGCGGGAGCGGCGAGTGCCCACGCCGAGGACGGCATCCCAGGTACGGCAGCAGGAGCAGCAGGTTTGGGCGCGCGCCGGAACAGGTTTGTGAATGCGTTGCTCACCTTGACCTGGTAGGCGAGTTCGGCGCTCTTGAGGCGCTGTCCGGTGACCTTCTTTGGGTTGTTGAACGTGGCCATGACCTTCGTCTTGAAAGTGGCGAACGGTAATTTGTCCATGGTACCAAAGAAACGGTCGTCATTGAAGTTGGTGAGGTATGCGGCCTTCGCGTCAGCAGCGTTTTGGAACCCCAACATGCACTTGTCTTCGTCGTACGCGGTGAAGTCGGGGGCCTTCATCTGGTGCACGATGTAGACGAAGGGGGCATCGAGGTGGGGGCCTATGTAGACGTCCACGTGGTCGCCGTCCACACCCTCTGTACGGCGAATGTAGCCGTAGGGGTGGGACATCTTGGTCTTACCCTTCTCCTTGTTGTGAGGGTCATACCAGTGGCGGAACTCGCCCTTGTCCGTCTCGATGGAGATCTTCAGGCCATGGAAGTCCATGCGGCGGGAGAGCTTGTGTTTGGCGAGCTTCTCCTGTTCAGCCAGGATGCCGAGTGCGGTGGTGGCGAATTTGTAGTAGGGAGAGGGCATCATCACATCCTCACTGGCGTTATCTTCCCCGCAATTTGATCCTGGGGTTGCTTGAATGGGTTACCCAACATGCGAGAGAGGGATTCGGAGATGTCGAACTTCGGCATCTTAACAGAGAAGGCGTCGGTCAACTTACGCTGCACGTCGCTGTATGGGTCCCTGGATCCCTGGACGGGTATCATCGCACTTGCGTGCTTTACGCCGTAACCTAGCGACGCAAGTGCGTGTATTTGCCCGAGCTTTCGCACCTTACATGCCGAATGGGCCGTAGATTGGTGGAGTGGGGGCTTGCTGTGGAGTGGGGATGCGTCCGAGTCCAGGGCCGGGGAGGTTCTGGGGGGGAACCCCGAGTTGCCGGGCGAGACCCTGCTCTTGTGAACTGAGCGGCTTACCAGCTTGTATCTTACGGCGGAGGTCGTTGAACATTTGGTTCTTCCCCTCGGGGGTGTTCATCCAGCTTTTCGCAGCCGCGCCCATGCCCTCAGACTTGCCTGCGGTTTGGCCCAGCTCGATGGGGCGTCCGCTGGATGGGGGTGCGACGCGTGGCGCAGCGCGTTCGGCCAGCGACGGGAGACCTGCTTCCAGCTCGACAGCACCCTGCTGGGTCTGTCCTGCGTGTTGAGGCAGCGCGAGTTGCTTCCGCGCCGCTTCTTGGCCTGCTTGGCGCGCGGGGGTTGCCGCAGTCCCCCCTGCCGCTCCTGCGGGTGAAGGTGTGATGATGGGCGCACCAGAGGAAGGGGGTGGTTGTCGTGGAACTCCGACCCCCGGTCCCAGTAGGCGCGACCCGTGTCGCTGGCCCGTCAGGTGTTTCAACCCCTTGGCACCGCCGTATCCCAGACCCGCGCCCGCTGCTGCGCCTCCGAGGATGCGGGACAGGGAGTAGTCGTCCCCGCTGGCTGCGCCTGCGGCCCCACCCAGGAGACCACCCCCGGCTGCGGCGTTCTGGGGGCTCGCGGCGAGGTTGAGCTGGTTTGCACCGGGTATGTGCCCCTTCGCCCCCTGCGTGCGGCGCAGTAGGTTTTGTGCGAACTGACGGATGGCGATTTTATCCATGGTGGTTCTCCCTACGCGAACGCGAGAATGGTGACGGTGGCGGGTGCAGCGGCGAGCGTGACAGACAAGGCTGTGATTGCGCCGTCGTTGCTCCAGACCATTGCGAAGCCCCCAGTGGTGCCCACGGTTTTCGTGATGGGGATGGCACCACCGCCGTTGATCTTGATGGAGGCGTTTTCCCCTGTGCACTGTACGAGAAGGAACTTGGCAGTGGTCATGGGGAGCGTGACGGCCTCATCCGTAACTGGACTGGCGTACTTGTTCTCGATGGCGACGGCCTCTTCGTACGTCAACGCGACGGCGAGGGGGATCTTCATGGCCTGCTGACCTGCGACCATGGGCCATTCGACGGTGGCGGTTACTTTGAGTTCACGGGCCATCTGCCTCTCCTACTGGAAGTATTGGGGCTGCTGCTGTGGTTGCTGACGCTGTTGCTGACGCTGACGCATTGCTTCATGGAGCTTCCGGGCGTAGAGCTGCATCCCACGCTGGGCACCAATCTGGGCACCCTGGCGGCGAGAGTCGATGATTGCCCGTTGTTGCTGCGCGGCACGACGCTGTTCACGCGCCTGGGCGAGCTGTTCTTGGACAATGCCACGAATCTCGCTTTTCATGGCCGCGCTCTCGGTAGCGTCGCGCCCTCGGCTGGCACCGTAGCTTCCACCGCCGATCATGCCGAGGCCACCACCCAGGAGGCCACCGATCGCGGCTGCGTCACCCGTGCTGATGCCGGGGTCGAAGCCCAGGCGTTTGGCCAGGGCCAGACCACCAGCTCCCAGGCCCGCACCGATGGCCGCGCCACCCATGCCACCAGCGGCCTGCCCGAAGGCACTACCTGCGGTGGTCATGGCCCCGACGCTGGTGTTGTTTCGTGGAGTCATGTACCCGCTGGCGAGACCTGCGGCTGCGGGGCCAAGTACAGGAATGCCCCCAAGGAGCGTGGAGGTGATGTCGCCTGCGTCGGTGCTGGCGCTGGGGTCCTGGTAGGGTCCCGGGGCGGGGGCTGCGATTTTGAGGAGGACCAGTGCAGCGGTCTTACCTTGGATTGTTGGCGTCATGGTGGGCTCCGGGTCTGTTATATTTTCGAGCAGACGACTTGCTTTTGCTGCAGGGCGGAATTTTGGAGGCAGCAGGCGTTGTACTACCTGTGCCAGTTCCTCCGTTTCTGTTTTCTCCGTGTTCATGCTGTGGCCTCCAAGCGCTGCAATCCGTTGCCAGGGAGTGTATTTGGCCGGGTTGAGAAAACGGATCCTTTTTTGTCCGCGCCGTCGAGTAGTTTACACGCTGTGCGCACTCGTTTTGTGTGCGCCATGAGTTGTCTGTTGATCACGACGTGGGACACTGCGATGGTGGGGTTCGTAGCCAGCATCTGTTCGATGGCTTCGATGGTTGCTTTTTTTGGGAAGTTGGCGAAGTGTAGCGCGCCCAGCAGTTGGTAGAGACGTACGGCGCTCCAGAAGTCGTAGTCTGCGCGTAACCACCTTTTTGGGTACGCGGTGTGCACCGCATCGGCGAGTGCGTTGACGTACGTGCACCAGGCGTAGATGTTGTTGGTGTCTTTCACGAAGTCTTCACGCGTGAGGCCGATGCTGAGACCTTCTCGAAGGTGTATACCCATGATGCCTTCGAGGCGTGGTGCTCTGGGGGTGGCTGCGTTTCCGTTGGTGTCTGCGATCATGCACGTGAAGCACAACCCCAATGGGATAGGGCCACGGTAGCGGTTGAACACATTGTGCCACTTCGCGTGTTCGACGCGTAGGCGTGCATCTGTTACTTGGAAGAGGGGCATCGTGAGATGAGGCCGAGGGCAGCGGCGACGGTGGAGGCTCGGCGAGTCGGGGGCGCGGAGGACGTTTTGCGGAAGCGGCGCAGACCCTTCTTGCCCGCCATGACCAGAAAAGGGAGTAGTAAAGGACTCATACCCAGGGCGACGGTACCGTAGAGGGCGTTGTCGGATGCTCCAGAAGAGAATGCCTTCCCACCGGGGTAATACTTCGCAGATTCCGGGAGTTGGGATAACACGTCGGTGTCCACACTGGGGCGCGGGACGTGAGGGCTGTATGGATTTTCGTATGCCATGTGGTAATTTCCTGCTGCAATTATAGGCGATTAGCACTGGGGATACAATCAAGGGTCGTGGGGTACGTTGGCCTCTGCACTCGAAGGATCGACGGGTTCGCCTGCGTCGTTGAAGGTGGCTTCTCCCGGGTCTGTAGTGAAGGTGGTGGCTTCCAGAGTAGCCAGTTCCGTATCGATGGAGTTGACGGCGGATTCGTAGGCAGTTGTGGCCTGCGCTTCCACGCCGGTGATCAGTTCCACCATGGTCTGAAATGACTCCAGTGACGCCGGGTTTGGGGCACCAGCCAGGAGCACAGCACCGCATACAAAACCCCCTTTGTGGAACGGTGGTGCTAGGGGGTCACTTTCATTACTCATGCGTCCGACTAGCTCGGCGATGAATGCGTCCATGCCACCTTCTTCCAACATGATGAACGTAGCGTACAGGCCAGCAGAAGGTGGTTTCAGAATGCTGGACAGGTTGTTTAGTGCATCAGTCATCTGCGTACCGTAGTCACCATAGCGGGTGACCTCGTCTTCCAGGTACGCGAGGTAGTCCTTGAGGAGGTCGGCGCTCCCTGTGGTTTGATTCTTGAGTGTGCCGAGAAAGTTTTTGATGATGATGATGAGTTGGTACAGGCTTGGAACCAATTCCAGTACCCCCGGGTGGGTGTACCAATTAGGTGCGGGGGCGGCGCCGGACGGAATGCGTGTGTCGGGGATACGTACACGTGTGAAGCCACTCAGGAGGTTGGTGTCAGAGAAGGAGTGCTGTGTCCATATTACCTTTCCGGCACTATTCACAGTCCCAGTGGCGGTACGGAAGGCCAACATGAAGTAGTACGTTTTTCCTTTTTCGTATGTGCGGGGCACCACGTATGAGGAAGTTACGGGGTTGTAGCGAAAAACTTCGATTACCTCTGTTTTGGCGTTAGCCGATTTTGGGAGACTGGAGGTAAGGGAGTTTTCTCCTTTTTTGAGTGCGGTTGGGTCACTGGTTCCGAATAGGTCGCCCCATGTTTCGGAACGCATTACTTCCGGGTCTGTGGATTGGATAACGGCTATTTCGTCTATACGCACGCGCCCTGTGCTGGTGCTGACGATGGTGGGGTTGCGCCAATCCAGTCGGATGCCGATGGGGGAGGGTTTTGACGAGGCAGATTCAAGAGCAGCGATAGGTGTTGCGGTCAGGCTTTGAGGCCCCACTTCTCCGTTGACGTACATGTTGCCACGGAGGGTGGCGCCGAATAGTCCGTTAAGAAACCGCATGATGTCGCGGATTCCTGCTAATGAGTCGGCACCCCCTACGAGAACCAAGGACGCGATTGCGGAATTGGCGTCGTACGTGGGGCGATTTACGTCGTAAATATCGGACAGGGTCTCTAGTACGGTTTGCACGTAGCCGGGGTTGCCCCCATCCCAGGCTTGTGCTTTGGCCATAAAATCACGGAGCCCTTTTTTCGTTTCTTCAGAGATCTCGGAGTCCAGGCTCCAGGAACCCACGTCGGTGGGGGCGGAGAATGTGCGGGGTGCTGCAGGGGCTTCACGTCGGTGCGGAGGTACGGCAAGGACGTGTACCTTGATATCGGACCCTGTGAAAGTATCGAGAGTTTTTTCGACGCCTGTAATGGCTTGCAACATGATATTCGACGCAGTGTCTATGGCGTTCGAGGTGACGGCAGACACAATCTGGAGCATCGTCTTTGTGAGAACCAGGATCTGTTTCTTGGCAGCGATTATCTTCTGGAGGCCGGTGAGGGCGGGCTCAAGACCGGAGACTGATATGTTGACAGACTGCCAATCTTGGAGGAGGTCGTTGTTTTCCTCGTCCGTTACAGTGGTGGTTAGCGCGTCAGGAGGGGTGGCCATTTATATACCTTGAAGCCGCTGTTTGAGGTCCGCGAGGTGCGCCTTGACCGCAGTGTGGGTGTCAGCATCCAGCGGGTGCATTTCGAGTATTTGATCGACACGCGATATCTTCTGTGCGAGTAGGACGCGTTGGAGTCGCCCTACCAAATTGGCGAGACGGACGGGGGTGCTATCGCTGCTGACTTTGGTCCAGGTAGGCATAGGTCAAAAGTATACCAGTATGCCTGGTATAAGAAAATGAGTGTGGAAACGCACTCATATCACCAATCTTCCTGCATACGTAGGAGGAAACCCTTACCGTGGAGGTGCCCTGTGTCACTCGGGATAACCTTGGTGCTCGGTGGGGTTGGATTGGCTACTGTTGCGTGGTTGAAAGGCCACGCCGATGCTCCCCCCAAGGAGTACGTTGAAGGCGGTTCCTTTTTCGCGTCGTTCGAAGCGGCGAAGAAGGATGTCCAGCGTAATGAGGATATGGGCTTGCGTGCTGCACAGCGAGCGGAAGATGTGCTGCGCCAGAGGCGTGAGCGCGTTGAAGACCTCAAATTGCGTACCCGGCAGCGTGGTGAGGACAAGGCCCTCGCGGCAGAGCAGCGTAAGCAGGACTTGGACCTCCGTGCTGCACAACGTACGGAAGACCGCGACCGGGCCGAGACCTGGCGTGTGGATGATCGGGACCTTCGTGAGCGCGAGAAGGACGCGATGGAGTTCCTCCATAAGTTCGTCGGCACTACGCTGCACGTTACGCGTTGGCACGAGACGGAGCAGCTAGACGGCAACGGCGATCCCATCTTGGATGGGCACGATAATCCTGAGATGCACCGCGTGGCGGGCGTCTTGACAGGGGACGTGAAGTCCGTGGGGAGCGCGATGTTGTCCCTCATTGAACATCAGATGATGGGAGGGCACCTCATTGATTCCGTGCTCCACCGGATTCCGTTGGGGGACATCATCAAAGTGCAGTCGGCGTAGTAAACAGTACACAATCCAGCTCCACTGAAGACGCGTGCGCTCACCACGCACACATGGCCTTGACGGCTGCGTCTTCTTTATCAATGATGGTGGTTATGAAAGTTACTGAGATAGACATCCCGGTTCGCCATGTTCCAGTTCACAGTTTGGCGCATGTCATGCTGCCCAAGGACGTAGAGGCGCGGCGCGTCGTGTTGGAACAGGCAGTGGAGGAGTGGGAGGGTTACGTCGTGGAGTGTACGACGGCGAAGAGACACGCACAGGATACGCTCGCGTTCTTGAAGCGCGAGACGGAGAATCTGGAGGTGTCGCTGAAGTTGCGCGATGGTTCTTTAGTTCGTGTCGTGTGTTCAGTGTGCAACGGCTCCGGTTTGAAACCTACGGCAGTCACAAGCGGCGTCATCCAAACCAAAACAGCTTTTCAAAACATTGATCAAGCCCCCACTACACCTCCCCAAGTTCAGGAAGTGGACCCCATACATCGCTGCGCAGAATGCGAAGGCAAGAAATGGCTAATAATGCAGAGCTACAGGGGGTGATGGCGCAAGATGCGCTTGGGTGGCCTGGGGGAGGCTGAGGTATGGGGACGTGCCCCAGCTTTTTAGCTCCGACGTTTACGTGACGACGGGGATGGAGAGCTGGGTGGTGGTGGGGCCGCACTTGTAGGTCAGCGGAACGATGTTGCCGTTGGCGCCGACGCCGGTTGGCAGTGCGCAGGTCAGGGCGGTGGCGGTGACGGCCAGGATGCTGCACGCGGTGCCACCCAGGGACAGGGAGGCGCCGGGGCCTTCGCCGTCTTCCAGGTTTGTCTCCGCCACAGCGGCGGTGACGGTGCCCGCCACGCCTTCGCTGGCCTTCACGAGCAGCTTGGCGTCGGTGTCGGCGTTGACGGCGGCAAAGATGTCGGCGACGGTTTCCCCGGCGGTCTTCACGGTGATGGTGATCTTGCCGTTGGCGACTGCCACGTCGATGGCCGAAGAGCCGCTGATGACGATCTCACAGGAGTAGGCGTTGCTTGGGCTCCCTGGGATGACGGCCTCCAGGTCCAGGCGCGCGGTGCCGCTGAGGAGTTGTGCGGTGGCCTTCGTCTGCCCGCCGAGCAGGCCGGTGCCCACGCAGGCGACGGTTGCGGCGCCGGTGCCGGTGCTGTAGCTGGCGGCGGGAAAGAGGGTCAGCACGGGCTGGCCCACGACACCCTCGTTCAGCATGCGGATGTCGATGTCGTCACCCTTCAGCAGGGACCAGCGGAGACCGGCGATGACCTTCTTGGTGGTGGCGTCACGCGTCTCACCTTCCCACTTCTTGAGCAGGGGTGCGAGCCTCTCCAGCAGGTCCTGGGAGACGTCCTTGTCGACGGTCGCGCCCTTGGCGATGGTGCACGAGAAGCTCGTGATCCCGGAGGGGTCTTGGAGCGTGATATCGGTTTCACCGACATTGACGATGCGTAGGGTGAACATAAATCTCCTCCAGCGCTGTGGCGTGGCTATCTATCTTTTGAAAACACACTGAATTATAGGTGAGTGCCTCCGTATTGACAAGGGTGGGAGAGAGTAGGAGTATAAAGGAACCAGAGTTACTGGGCCTGGTCTCGCGAAGGTCGCAGAACGTCTTCGGATGGGAAGTGACTACCCAGCTCCTGCGCAGTCTTCGGACTGACGACACCATCTTCGCCACGCGGGCGGGAGGCGTGAGGATGGGTCAAGCCCTTGAGGCATGGCCGCAGTTTGGGTCAGCAAACGACCTCGTCACCCCCGGGTGGCCGGGTCGTTTGTCTTTGTGGGGGCAGGGATATTCGCAAGCATCCCCTCAACTTGGGCCACGTAGGCGTCGAAGTCCATCCCTTCAGGCAGGTTGTCAGCCATATGCTGTAGACCTCGGCGTACGGTGTCCTCGTACCCCTCTAGTTGTGTGGGGAACTGGACCTTCAATTTTCCAAGGAGCGCGGATACGTCAGGAGGTGGGGGCTTGGTGGTGGGTTCGTCGGCCACGATTTACTCCGTAAATATCTTCGTGGAGAGCATGCCTCGGAGGGCTGCTTTTAGGGCTACATCCGCTGCTTGGTTTGCGGTGCCGGATGCGAACTCTGCTTGGAGCTTCGCGATCCATACGGGACCAGCGATTATGAAGAACAACATTGGACCCACTACAGGGATCATGAATAAGGTTAGGAGTGGTGGGGAGATGGTGGTGGACAGGGATTGAGTGAGGCCCAGGTAAGAGGGGCGCGCGGCCATGCGCGTCGTGAGGAAAGCATCGACGCCTGTATTGTGGACGTTGCCTCGAAGCACTGCGTTGGTTGGTGCTACGTTGGTATTACCAAGGTGAACTTTGGTGCCGTCGATGTTGGTCGTCCCGCTCTTGGTGAGGACGGTCACCTTGCCCATTTTTGTGGTGTATTTGATGTCTCCCGATGTAGCTATTTCGTGAGAGACATTTCCCTTTTTAACTTTGAGATGGAATCCTGCTTTATTTTTTAGTGCCGTAGGCCCTGTGCGCCCTACGTTTATTTCCCAAGAGGCGTGCATCGTTGTCTTGCGTGCGACGTCACTATCCGTTGCTTTTATGGGGTCGCCTGCGCCGTAGCTGTCTTCCATGGACCCACCCACGCTTACTACTTTGTTGCGCATGGTGGCTTCGGTGCGGTCGTTGCCTGTAAAGTCGGAGGTGTTGCTACCAACACGAAGTGTGCGGTCAGACGAAACACGCATGGTTTGCGCACCCTCTATTTTGCGCAGGTCTGTCCCAGAGACGTGCAGCTCACGATTGCTCAGGGTTTGTTGAAGGAGGTGCCCCACAGCCATGAAGTTGACATCCCCCTGTTGCGTTACAGCCCAATTCCCCTCGGGGTCGATGTGGGATTCGTAGACGCACTTGCCCCCTGCTTTCCGTACGGAGAAACGGGATACGTTGCCCCCAGCACCGAGAGCGTAGTCGATGCTCCATTGTCCCTGGCTGGACTCACTGTGGTGGTCGCTCCCACCTTGGAAAGTGAGCCCAGTCCTCCCTGCTTTGTTGGTCATTTCGAGCGTGCCCATATCTGTTTCGAGACGTAGATTTCGGCACTTCATGTCGATCGCAGCATCGATGAGCTGTGCGGCGATGCGCGCGCTCCCACCTTGGAGCGCAGCGATACCTCCGTTGAGGAGTACCATGGCTGCGGTCCCATCGGGGCAGACACGGGCGTAGTCACCGTCCCTGACGTCGCTGGGTGTGTTTGGGTCGTGGTAGTATCCAACACCACCAATGTCCTCGGCAACATCAGCATCTACGCCGGTGACGCTCACACCTGTATTGGGAGTGAGCTGGGCCTGGGGTATCACGCCTACGATTAGGGGCTGTCCGGTGTACGTGGAGTCCACCGCCACCATGGTACCTACTTCGAGAAGGTCTTGCGCTGCGGGGGAGCTTTGCATGCGCGGAACGTTCTGTGCGGGACGGCGTCCTTTGATGGATACTTCATAGGAGTGGCGAGCTGGGTTTACGGCGCTGATCATCCCATGACATTTCTCAGGGAGAGGGCGCGCAACGCGTTGCTGTTGGCGAAGTGCTTGTGCGTTTGCGTCTGCGTCAGGTGGGAGCTTGGAACCCATGCAGTGAGAATACGTGCTCAGGGCTCAAAGAGCAACGATGGGCTATCCTGCCTTGGGTTGCGCTTGGGCGCTGCCGCTGCCGGTCTTCTGGGCGTTGGTGATGGTGTTGTCGATGAAGCCGATGACCGCTGCCATGGCGGTGTCGGTCATGCCTGCGTAGTCACCCTGGCCCCCTACTTCGGGGATGAAGGGGCACAGGCGGTCGAACAGCAGGGAGGTGGATTCCATGATCATGTTCTGCCCCGCCGTGGCGCTGATGGCGTAGCTGGTGATCATGGTCAGCTCAGCGTAGAAGCTGCCCAGGGTGTGGTGCACCTTGTCGCGGAACAGCACGCCGAGCCCGATGGGGATGAGGTACATCTCGGAGTCCAGGTTGATGAGGAACGTGGCGTCCTTGGTGTGCGCGGGCTTCTCATCGAACTTGGTGATGTCGGGACCGTCAGAGCGCCGCATGTTGTGCATCAGGACGCGCATCAGATTGCGCCCGTTGACGAACAGCCGTCCCAGGGACGCCTGGCCTTGTGCTTTGCCTGAGACGTAGAAGGAGCGCCCGGACCCGATGGCCATCACGGGTTGCGTCGCCTTCTGCTGCGTGAAGTTGAGGCTCTGCAGGTGCCCGATGGCCAGCATATCGGTGGCTTTGAAGCTCGCGCCCGTTGCCGTTGTCCCGTTGCCCTTTGTCCCGGCCTTCATGTCAGCGGGGATCCTGGGAGGCCCAGCGAGCACCAAGGTGTCATCCGGGTGCGCGGCGGTGTACGCGGAGTTGTCCATCACCCGCTCAACGTAGTTGTCCTGCGCGTACCACGTATTGGTGTTGGTTGTGATTCCTGGACTGGGCATCTGTTTACGCCTCCTTCATGGCGTTACCGATTATAGTACCGATTGTAGTACGGATTGTACGGGCGGGGCAATTGTGAAATACCGTGGCCTGCTAGTCTGTGTGGTGCGTAGCCCATGGGGCCTTGGGGACCGTACTGTTGTTGGTGCTGTGACTGTTCGCCCCCATCTCCGTGTATCAGGGGGTCGATGACACCCATTCCGAGGCCCATGCCCGCGATACCGGGGATACTCAGCATACGCATTTTGTTGTAGTTGGCGGTATTACCTAGACGCCCGGTAGTGCCGGTGACGCCCCCTGCGAGCCAGCCCCTGGCAGCTTTTCCGCCGTGCATGAGGGCGGTGCCCCCGAGACCTGCGCCTGCGCCTATGGCTGCACCTGCCGCCATGCGCTGCCAGGGGATACCCTCCTGGTTGGGGTCACGTGTCATGTAGCCACCGGCGGCACCAGCGGCGGCTCCAATGCCCGGTAGCATGGATTGGCTGCGTACGCCGCCTGGCGTAGCTGTGCCGACGCGCCCTCGGCGTGCGGTGTTTTGGAGGCCCCTCCAGCGCTGCTGCCCTAGCACCCCGCGTAGACCTGCGCGAGCGCCGCCCTCTATGAGCCCCATGCCGATACCGGATGCGGCACCCATGAGTGCCCCGCGCCCTGCTCCCGCCCAATCCCAGCTTCGTTTGTTAGGATCAGCGTAGCCCATGGCCCCACCCATCAGGCCCCCGAATCCCCCCCAGGCTCCCGCGTGCAGCGGCGCAGTCTTGCCCATGTACCCGAGCGTTTTTCGTACCTTCTCGGGGACGCGCAGGTGTTTCATTGCGGCGTTTATGCCCCTGCCTGCGTAGTTGGTGGCCCCGCGTATCACGGGGTTGAGGGGACCCCCGCCCATAGCAAAGCCCGCTGCGCGCCCCAGTTGTTTGAAGCCCCACTTACCTGCACCTGCAAGAGCATTGAACGCAGCACCAGCGGGGAAGGCAACTTTCTCCTCCCCCGCTTCGGCCAGGCCAAGCTCTTGCAGCGCAGTGACGCGCCCCGCTTCGCGAGCGTTATGGGACGCGGGCGCCACGTATGTTAGCTGCTGAGGATGTGTAGCCCGATGACGTTCAGGGGCTTGGGCATGGTGACGTTCAGGTACGCCTCGACGCGGTCCTTGGCCGTTTTGTGCTGGGCGATGCTGGACAGTGTGGCGCTGATGATGGGGGCACCGATCTTGGCGACCTTGCGCAGCTTCAGCAGGTCAGTACCCGCGTTGATGTCGGCTTTGATGAAGTCGATGGTGTCCGTGTTGATGTTCCAGTCACCCAGGTAGTCGTCGACGATGTCCCGGTAGAACAGGGAGATGAAGTCGAAGTTCTTGACCAGGCTGTACTCACCTGTCTCCAGGGCGTCAGCATCAGTGGTGAGCTGGTGCACGCAGTAGGGCAGTGTGTTGGGGCTGGCTTGCACGAAGACGAACCACCCGCTGTCCGACAGCTTGGTGATCTGCGTGTCGCTGAAGTACCGAGTGGAGTTGGTGATTTCGTCGATGCCTGCGATGCCCAGGTTGGTGAAGCCCTGGTGAGAGGGCAGGCCAGCGGTCATGCCACCCACGACAGCGGACATGTAGTACCCAGGCTGCGCGTCAGCGTTCTCTGCCTTGGTGCTCACGGCGCGGGTCTTGGACCCGTCCTTCAGTCCCGTAACCTTGATGGAGTCGGGCCACACGAGGATGACGCGTTTGCTGTTGAAGGATTGTGCGATGGCCCCCAGTTCTTTGACCTGGTCGTCCTTGGACAGTGTGCGGCTGACGCGGAACTTCAGAGTGGTGTCCCCCGCTTCCGGGTCAGTGGCAACGCAGTCCACGTTGGTATCCAGGACCACGGTGTTTTCGCTGCTGATGTAGGCGATCTTGTGGGCGAAGCTCGCGGTGTACGAGGACCCCGTGATGGGGTTTGGCACCTGGAGGTAATCACCTGCCTTCACCAGGTCAGTGATGAAGGTGGCGTTGTTGTCCGTGATGATGCGGAAGGGGCGGCGCATTGCCACGGTGCGGTTGATACCGTACGAGACGGTGTCATAGATCGCACCAACGGTGTTGCCTACTGCATCGGCGGCGAGGGTCTTGGTACCGTGGTCCACGGTAGCCACACCCGGCGTTGCAGCGGTGCAGGAGACGATGAGCCAGTCGGCTGCGTTCCCCGCTTCGGCAGACAGACGCAGGACCTTGCCTGCGTATGTGGTGAGCCCCGCAGCGCCGGTCATGGTGACTCTGCCGTCGAGAGCGTCTGCGCTGGAGCCAGCAGAGGCCAGGCCCCCCGTGAAGGCGGTGCTGGCGACGAGGGTGCCCGTGCTGCGGATGATGTAGTAGTGTACCCCTGCCAGGGCGGTGTTCTGCGCAGTGAACGCGGTGGTGGTGCGCAGTCGGTTTTTGTCGTACACCTCGGCGACAGCGTAGGACCCGAGGTTCACTGCGCCGGTTGAGTTGGTGACGACCAGGATGTCCCCGGCGCGCACGCCGTCCGTGACGAAGTCGGCGTCCCCATCTGCGAAGACGCCAATGGCGTCAGCCACGGTGATGGCGGTGTTGGGGACAGCAGCGTCCACGGTGTTGTGTGCACCTGCGGTGTACCCCGTGGTGGTCCCTGATATGACCTTGGAGGTGGGGAGCGCCTGGGAGCCGATGACAACACGGAACTTCTGGGGGATCCCAGTGGTGCTGGCGAGGGTGACGCTTGCCAGGCCCTCGACTGCCGTCTTGTAAGTGGTGAGGATGCTCACGCTGGTCGTGGCGGGCACGATGGCGTAGATATCCGTGCGCCCTTCGATGACGTCCATGCAGTAGTTGTGGCCAGCGGCGTCGTCCGTTTTCAGGCCGAAGAACTGGATGGGGGTCAGGGTGTTGGCGAGTGCGGCGGTGCACATGCCAGCCAGGGGGTTGCGGGAGTCCACCTTTCCGATCTTGGTGGTGACGTCTGTGGAAGAGCTGACGGTGTCCACGACACACAGGTCTTGGCGCAGGGAACGGTACTCGATGTACGGTTGGCCGTACTGCACGGCGCGGGCAACGGTTTCACCCGTGAGGAGCGTGGTGACCCCACCGCCGATGGTGACGGCGTTTTTGTTCACGGTGATGAACGAGGATCCGACCAGGACGTCCGTGACCTGGCGCTCAATGCGCAGCGACAACCCCGCAGTGGCGGCGGCGAAGTTGGTCATGGTGTAGATCGCCTCGCTGCCTGCCGTGCTTACGACGGCCTGAACCCTCTTCACGAGGTCGGAAGCGCCACCCCCTGCTGGGTTTTCGATGATGAGGTAGTCACCCGGCAGTACATCGGCGAGCGCAGTCTTGAACGCGGCGGCAGCGCCGGTGCAGTCCAGGTAGTTGCTGTTCGCTACGCTGGGCACTCCGGTGGTGGTGTCCTGGCCGATGAGGACGCGGCACTCGTCCAGGTAGACCTTGACGCTGGAGGCGTCGAGCAGTGCACCTGTCTTGTTCCCTGGGGGTTCGGCCACGATGACCGCGTCTGTGTTCAGGACGGGAGGCGTGTACGGGTTGTCTTCATCCTTGGTACCGTAGGTCAGGGAGACTTTGATGGACGCCTTATCATCCAGGTAGTCTTTAATCCAGTACGCCGGGGCCACCATGAGGGCATTCATATCCGGTGTGGCTGGAGTAGCTGCCGTGGCGGTATATTCTTGGTAAAGCAGGACGATTGGTCGCATCGTGCATCTCCTACGAGGAAAAAACGCGTGATATTTCGCCCAAATTATAGGCTGCGCCTATTGATTACACAAGAACGGCTACGGAAGTCCCCTGCTGCGAGTGGCGATGTCGATGAGGTGTTGTGTGGGTGATGCGTCTCCTGCGCCACCTTGTATGCGGAGTACACACTCCTGGAGCACAGGAGAAATCGGGAGAGTAGACCAGTTCATGGTGCATACCACACTGAAGGTGACGACGGAATTCCATACCTTGGTGTCTTCTTCGTAAGGGATGGTACGGCTTAGAACAGGTGGTGTTATGTCGTGAAGGTTGAACGCGGCTTGGATCACATCGGAGGCCATCATCGTGCTGGTGTGTACCAGGTCGCCAATGGTGGCGCTCTCCCCCTTGTTCGCGGAAACACATTCAATGCGAATGGGCATGTGGGAGTGGCACGTCCCCCAGTTTTTGCCTGATTTGGGGGAGAATTGTGAACGGTCCCCGATTGATATTTTTCGAAAGGTGGAGGAGTCTTTGTCCACGTAAATAGCCGGGTGGGACCCTCGCTCTGCGCGGGTGTCCTCAAACGCTGATTCAATGATTATTTTTGATTGCGTGTGGTTTGGGTGGTGGGTGTACGCGGTAGGACCGTTCCCCTCCCTAAATCGCTCCTGTAGGAACACTACAAATATACCAATGATTGCTAAGGGTGACGCCTCAACGATGAGGGCATTCTGGGTGGCGACACGGGGTGCTGGCGGGTCTGAGCGAGTGGGCGGATCCATACGCTTAGAGTAGCGGAGGAGATAAGGAGCTGTCTACCGCTATGAGGTACTCGACGGCGTTTCGAGATAGCTGGGATACTTGTACTTGCTGATGCACAGGGTAGCGGCGCAGCTCTGTTTGGAGCTGACGGCGTACGACGTAGCGGCGGTTTGTATCCAGCTCGGTGATCAGGTCATCGTCTTGCAGTCTGGGAACATCAAGCAGTGTGATGACATGCCCTGAGCTTTCCACCACCCCAGCGGGCGCACCTTGTACAGCAACTTTGTCAGGGCTAATGCGCCCCCACATTATGACGCTTGTCCAGTACCCGTCTGCGAAGCCGGTGCCATAGCACGCCTCACAGTGTGAATGCAGTGCTGCCTTGGATACGGGGTCGAAGCACACGGTGCAGCGTGGACCCCAGCGGCGGCGCTTGGAGATAGCGAGCTTTACGCCGTTGATTTTTTTGTAAGTGATGAGTTGGTCGTGGCGGAGGCGGCGGCGGAGTCCCCGTGCCATAGGACTGAGTTCACTGGGTTCAAAGCCGTGCGGCTCGCTAGTTACAGCGCTTCCCGTGGGAGGTGCAGCAGTGATGCGATAGTAGACGTTTCGCTGCAGGGAGAGGAGGTTGATGTCGTGTTCTTTGGTTAGTGTGCTGAAGTCATCGAAGTAGTTGTACGTGTTTTGTAGTCCAGCTACGACGAGGGTCCACGGTCCAGAAGTGGAGCCACTACGTTCGATGGTGAAGGTGTAGGACCCAGCAGCGGGTGGATCCTGGATGTCCCACTGCAGCAGTACCTTTTTTGGGTACAGCGGTGTCACCTTCACGATCTCTACTGAGAAGGACATCAGATTGTTTTACCCCCACCCATGCCCGACCCGAGGCTGCTGTACGCACCTTCCATGTTCAGTTGGTTTTTGAGCGATCTGACAGAGGTGGTCCACTCCGCGTTCAAGGTATTGGAGAGCGCGATGTAGGCTGCAGCCTTCTCGTAGATGCCTGCGGGGGCAATATCCCCATCCTGTGCGTTCACTTGGTTGCGGAGTTGATGGAAGCCCTCAGAGAGGAGCAGGAAGCGCGTGACACCAATCAGCAGGAGGTACTCATTGGGGAAGTTGGCGGCGGTGACGTTGGATACAGGGGTCACCAGGTTGTACGCCGACACTGCCATCTTGATGGCCAGGGCAAGTTCTTTGGGGGAGAACTGCACGTCATCCAGGATCAGGTTCCCCTGCCCGCTGGTGAGGTGCCCCAGGGCGAAGTCGCGCAAAAACATGCGGATTTCGTCTGCACTGACGACGCTGGGAGTTGCTGGTGTGGCTGTGACGGCCATGGCGATTTACCCCGTAAATTCCTAGAGTGCGCGACAAACGCTGACGCCTACCCGCATCCACATCGCTTTCGTGGCAGCGGTAGTAATCAGCTTTACCCCTTCCGTGGGGGCCAGGATCAGCCCGTCGTCATCGAAGGTGCGCCGGATGTATTGGCTGGTGGCGTTGGCGATGGGAAAGTTCCCGTGTGCCAGGGCGTGGTGGAGGTTCCACGCCTGGGACGTACCGAGGTCGGCCAGGATGTACTCGATACGCACGGGCACCTTGTTTGCGAAGAGAAACAGGCCCCCTTTGTCGCCCTCAACCACGGTTGGGGTGGTAGCGGACCTCATCATGCGATAGATGCCATCGGCGTCGTTCATGTAGGGGACGAACAGGATGTCCTCACCCCCATCGTCGATGGAGGGTATTTCGCCGGTGAACTGCGCGCCTATCTTGATGGCCTGCTCTACCGTTGTGATGAGGTGGTCAGGTTCGACGTTCTTCTGTTCGATGAGCATGGCTAGTTCCTTATGAGGGCACTACCACTTCTGTGGTATCAGGGCCGAAGGCGTGGGGTTTCTGGAAGTAGATAGTGTACGTTGTTCCGGCCTCCACCAGGATAGGGACTTTCCAGCGTCCATTGGCGTCGGTGGTGGTTTGACCCTGGATGAGGGTTAGTTTTCCCTGGTCGTAGTCCGTTTTTTTGTAGACGCGGACTTGAGCGTCACCCACCCCCGCAGCCCCTGCAGTGATGTACCGAAGGTTATCGGTCGTGGGGTAGTCTTCAGTTAGGGACACCGTGTTGGGAAATACAGGGGGCGTTGTGCTTTCCCCCGGTTGGAAAGGGTTTGTGTAGCCGCTGGGATTACTGTACTGATCCACGGCGCGTAGTTTGTACCAGTGCGCGGTTGTGCCTGCAGTGTCGTCGTAGAAGAACTTGGACGCGGTGGCGTCGTAGTTGGCTCCGAGCAGGTCGTGCACGATGGTGGTCACCAGTGCGTAGGTTCCCGTCTTCGTGGCGCAGCGCACCAGTTCGTAGGACTTAATATCTGATTCAGTGTTCGGGGACCACTGGATGCGCACACTCATTAGCTGGTCTCTTTTTTGACGGCGGAAGCCCCCTGGGGCGCCGCAGGCGCAGCGTCGATCACTGCCTGTGTGTTCTTGGGGGCGGTGATCGGTGCTGGTTTAAGTCCTATGGTCACGGAACCGCGTGTTACGAGGTTTAGTAGACTAAACATCGTCAACTATCCTTGCTGGCGCGGATCACATCTGCGCGGTAGTCGTTCTGGCTATCAACGGTAGTGGTGAAGGAGTAGGAAGCAAACTCCCCTTCTCCGGTGCCCCCATCCGTGGCTGCGGCAACAGCGGTTTTTGTGGTGAATAGACGCATGCGTCCGGAGATGATTAGGTTCTGGCTGTTGTAGACGAGGTTGTCCAGGACGTGGTTGCCGTGTTTCAGTGCCTCTACACGGAGCAGTAGTTCGCCGAAGGACCCCTGTACGACGTGGTCAGCTTGCATGGCGTTCCACACGGCGTTGGCTACGCTGACGGGTACACCGCCTATTTGGTCAGCCCAGAAGCCTACTTTGAGTTCGCTGTTGGTGGGTAGTCCGGTGGCGTCCGCACCTCCGTCCTGTAGGACGGTGATGGCGTAGATGTCATTAGTGCCGGGGTTCGTTATCGCGTTAGTATCCAAGCCGTGCTTGTGTGTAGCGGTGTCTAAAGCGTACATTCCGGGACTGTTGGTGGCGTCAACTTCAGACAACGCTTCCAACATCGTGACAACTGAGCCTGCAATTTTGAAGGTATCGTCACTCCAGTCCAGATAGTACCCATCTGCGTGGCGGCGGATACGCAGTTTGATGTCCGTTTTTCCGAGAAGCGCGTCACCTACGATATCTGTAACGTAGATTTCAACGGGCTCGGTTTCACCTGTCTGGATTATAGAACTCATTGGATTCCTTGCGCTACGCAGTATTGTAGCGGTCCCGGTTGGGTTTGACCAGTCTTGGATGGAGCAGGATTCAGCTAGGAGGTGTTACAGGAGGGGGTGTTCAGGATTACGCTGCGGGCACGGTGCCGAGGTAGGCGATCTGCACGAAGATCGCGTTGGTACCACAGTAGAAGCCCACGCGGACGATCTGGTGGCCAGCGGTGCTGGGCTGAACGCTGCTCAGGGTGCCGTTGGACTGCAGGAAGACCGGGTCGTTGATCGAGGGGGTGCCAGCCACGGTCACGCCCTCCGTGTAACCCGCTGCCACGAACAGGGCAGGGTTTCCGCTGGTTGCGGCGGCGGGGGCTACGCCGATGATGCGGGCGTTGGCGGCGGTGTCGCAGGCTGCGGTGACGACTTTGCTTGCGGTGCTGCAGCGCACGGCGGTGTCGGCGGTCACGCCAGCGGTGTCGGCGGTGAAGTTCTCCTTGTTCTGCACCTGGCCGTGGGTGTGCAGGCTGTCAGCCTGGCTGACGTCGGTCAGGGTGTCCAGGTTCGGGGCCGTGACGGCAGCTCCGACGGCGGTGGCGCCGATGTTGAACGTGGTGGGCACACCATCGACGGCGAGGCCGTCACCATCCAGGGACAGGGTGTTGCTGTCGCCGATCTTGATCTTCAGGCCGGTGCTGTCCTCGATGCCGGGGTTGGTGCCGAGCTGCACGGCGGAACCGGACACCTTGTTCGCGGTGGCGAGGGTGGCCAGCTTGGTGTCCACGATGCCTGCGGAGGCGTTGATGTGGTCGTTGTCGAGCGCGCCGTCGGGCACGTAGAGCTGCCCGGAGCCGTTGACCCCGACGTCGCCGCTGCCGATGGTGGCGCTGAGGCCGTCCGCGTCCAGGGTGACGCCGCCGTTGGTCTTGGTCTTGACCAGCAGCTTCCCAGCGTTGAACAGGAGGCCGGGGGCGGTGCCCAGGTCCACGGCCACGGAGGTGCCCGTGATGGCGACGCCGTCGCCGCCGGTGTAGCTGCCTGCGCCGGAGAACTGGGTGAAGACCATGTCGTGGGTGTTGGGGAGGATGTCACCGTCGCCGGTGCAGACCCACCCGGTGTCGGCGTCAACGGTGCCCTGCTCCACGAACATGAAGGCGCCGCTCATGTCGTCGCTTTGCTCGTCGGCGTCGGAGCAGCGGGTCAGCTTCCATGGGTTGCTGCCGTCGCCGGGATCGGACAGGAAGTAGACGCCGTTGTCCACGTCGGCGGTCTGGTTCTTGACCAGCACGCGGTCGGAAGCGGCCTCGGTACCATCGTTGGCCCCGGCGGAGCCGTCCGTGGTGATCGTGATGCCGTCCACGGTGGGGAAGGCGCCATTGGCACCGGCGGTGATCACGCTGAGCGTACGGGTGCCCACCAGATTGGCCTGGGTCGCGGCCTTGACGCTGCGCTTGACGCTGAGACCCTGGGCCACACCGTCCACGTACTGCTTGGAGGCTGCGTCGGTTGCGGCGCTCGGGCTCCCCAGACCAGTGATCTGGTTGTCACCCATGGCCAGGTCAGCGGACATGGCGTTGACGCCACTGCGCAGGAGGACCTGTTCGTAGCGTGCCGCGTCGCCTGCCTGGGTACCTGCACCCATGCCGGTGATCTTGGCGCTGTTGGACAAGGCGATGTTACCGCCGACGTTGAGGCCCCCGGTACCGAGGTCGAGTGCGGTCCCTGCTGGGAGGGACTCCACGACTCCGGTGGAGGTGTTGAAAAATTGTGGGCGTGCGGTCATGAGGCTAACTCTCCTTGCTGATGGTTTCCGTGTAGAGTTAGCGGTGGTGGGGGTACTGCGTACCCTTTAACTCTGAGTACGAAGATCGTGCAACAACCCGGATGTGATGTCAATACCCAACTTGGTGGGTTCGAGGTTGTACCGCTCGCACAGTGTCCGGGTGTACGAAGCCTCTTCAGCGATGCTTTGTTCGGCGGCGTGCTTGGCTTGCAGGATGAGGTTGTCCTGCTCGGACATGGTGAGACGGTGACGCAGGTCCGTAATGTCCCGCTTCTGGACTGCGATCGTGTGCGTGTGAAACGCAGACTCCCGCTCGGCGGTCTTGGCACGGAAGGCCCACAATTCCAGGTCGGACAGCTTCACGGCGGGGGTACCGTCGGGCAGCTCGATGGTGTCGCCGCTGACCATGCGCGCTACCTTTTCGGCATGGGTCTCTCCCTCAACCTCGGGCTCTCCCTCAACCTCGGGCTCTCCCTCAACCTCGGGCTCTTCTTCCTTGGGAGTCTCCTCCTCAACCACGGGCTCTTCTTCCTTGGGAGTCTCCTCCTCAACCTCGGGGGTGACGTCGACGTCTTCTTCGAGGGCTCGTGTGGTGGGGGCGTTGGTGTTGGGCATGGCACTGCTCCTTGTGGTGTGGTGTAGAAAAAAATTCGACTACCCGTTGTGCACCGCTCACCACCGCGTGAGCACTATCTTCCGAGTAGTCGAAAAGGTATTACGCGTTTAAAACAATAGGCGTTTCGTGCAACAACAGTAATGTAGTCGGATTTATTGTTTTTGCGAAGCGGTGAATGTAGCGTATTCCGGTAGAAGGAAACGAGGGCACCAGTGCGGTGAGTCCACCATCGTCGGAGACGAAGAGGGTACTACGTGTGGGCAGACCCGCGTAGACGTTGCGTACTATTCCGCGTGTCTGGACTACGGCAGAAGTAGCGCCGCGTTTTTTGATGATGATCCCTACGCCGGGTCCCTTTGTGCGGTCGGTCATGACCACTCGCGCCACTGCGTCCACCCCTGTGAAGTAGACGACGTCCCCTACTGCGTCAGCACTCAGGCACGACACCGCTAGGAATTCGTTGGGTTGGGCGGGTACCGCTGATAACAGCATTGGTTTTACCTATGTTTGGCGCGCTTCGTTAGCTGCAGGAAGTTCTTCCGTGTGCTGTCACACCTCGCGTGCACCGAGTTCCAGTAGTCGTTCTGGTGTGCCGCAAACACCTCAGCAGATAGTCCGAACTGGATATAGACTTTCCGGTCCCGAACTACGTGCCCCATTGTAGGTACCTCCTTCACTTCCTTGATGTAGGCTGCGATATTGAGGTCGTGGGTTTCCGTTACATCTACTGTCTCATCTGTTTTTTCTGTCATGTGATTTACCGCGTAAATGTCATGTAAAAAAAGCGCGCACCGCAGAGCAGCACGCGCCTTTGGGTGAATCGGGTGTTGAGGTTGAGGTGCGTGATGCCCCTCTACTTGTCGTTCTTTTTCTCACCGCCTGCCCTCTCACGTCCCCGACCTCGGCCCGGCTTAGGCTTGTCGGGTTCCGGGGCGGGCTCGGGCTCGGGCTCGGGTTCCGGCTCAGATACGACGGCGGGTGCGGGTGTTGACTCCTTCTCCGGTACTGGTTCTGGAGGAGGTGGTTCCGGGGATGGAGCGGCTACGAGGGGTTCTTCTGGGGACTCGGCGTCCACGCTGTGAAGATCCCCCAGTGGCTTGAGGAACGAGGAGAGAAGCGGGTGCTTGGTGGTGTCCGTACTCACAACTGCCGTACACCCTGGGGCGGCGAACATGAGGGGAAGCCCCTCGTCGGTGGTGAGATGGGAAAGATCCAGAGCGCCCTGCCCACACCATGTCAGACGGACTTTCGTCATGTCGTACTCCTTGTAGCAGTCAAGCAGCCCAGGCCCCTCCCCGTTTCATTAGTCGGGGGCCTGGGAGTGATGCAGCCGTTCTTACGCCGGGAAGGTGATGGCCTGGAAAGCCAGCGTGTTCCCGATGCCGATGCCCGGAGCCGCGTAGCTCCAGAACTCGATGATGTCGGCCTCGTGCTTGATGTACAGGGTCGCGTCCTGCAGCAGGAAGAAGCAGCCCAGGAACTCCTCGGGGGCGAAGACGTACGCCTTCTTGGGGTTCAGGACGTCGCTCTTCATGGTGGACACCACCGGCAGACCCCACAGGACGTCCTCGTCCTCGATGCCCTCGTCGTAGTGCCGCGAGGCGACCGTGTTGCCGACGGAGGTGGCGGGCAGGTCCAGGGCCTCGTAGTACAGCTCCTTGGTCATCAGCATCTTGCCGATGGGCTGGCGACGACGCACCATGGCCTGGAACGCCTTCTTGAAGCTGGCGGAGTTGAAGCCGGTGGCCGTGGTCATCTGCGTCGCGAGGTTCAGCGCGATCAGGTCATCGATGGTGCCGATGAAGTGGGTGTCCTCCTGGTCGGCCATGTCCTTGACCGAGTTGTCTGAGAGGATCTTGCGGATGTCGTTCTGGTACGTCATCAGCTCCCACTTGTTCTTGGTGAAGCGCTGGGATTCGGTCTTCCCGAACTTCACCGCAAAGCGGAGGCCACGGAACCAGGTACGCCGCCCGGTGCCCTGGAAGGTCACGAAGGTGGCCACGCTGTCTGGCTCCTTCTCCACGATCTTCTTGGGCTGGTCGGAGTTCTCGTCCCGGTCGATCTGGTCGTCTTCCAGAAGGATGGGGTGGATGATCTCGCGGGCGAAGGATTCCTGACGGACCTTCATGCGGATGAATGCGGAGCCCTCGTCTTGGGCCTCTTTGGTGCGCCCCTCCTCGATCTTCTTGACGAAGTTCGAGTTGACGAGCCGCGCTTCAACTTCGCTTTCTTGCGTGGCGTACTGTTCCATTTGTTTGGTCCTCCAGAACCGTTTACGTGGTGCGTTTCGTGTTTAGCTTAGTACAACCGACGAGGAATCACCACTCCTTACGCGGTGTCGGCGATGCGCAGGACGCCACGCGCGGTGACTTCGTTCGCCACCACGTAGCCGATGATCTGCTCGTTGGACCCCTTGACCTTGATCTTGCCCGCGCTGAACGACACGGGGGTGCTCACGGCGTAGGTTCCGGCGGCGAACTGATCGGTCTCCCAGATGAGGCCCGAGCCCAGGCGCAGGCAGTGCGCCTTCTTGACGTAGTCCCCGGAGAAGTCGTCGTTGCCCTCGACCACCAGCCACACTGGGGCGTTGTCGGTCTGGGACGTGTCGGGCGTGGTGCCCGCGCTGATGACGGCTGCGCCAGCGGCGTCGGCCTCCGGGACCACGAGGTGACCAGCGGGAATGGTCTCGTAGGTGGTGCCGGTCTTCTTGATCGGGAAGTCCTCTTCCAGGGCGCCGTTGGGGTACCCTCTGGTGATGTCGAACTTGGATGCGAGTACGGACATTTCAATGCTCCTTTTGCGTGTAGCTTGCTAAGAGGTGGTGTTCCTCGTCGTCGATCTTTTTCAGTCGCCGTTGACCCAGGCCAAGAGCCGGGCGTCCTCGGGAGCCATTTCTCCCTGTGCAGAACCCGTCTTGGTCCTTGTGGCGGTGTTGCCCTCATCCAGGTCGTGGCCCTCACCCATGTCGTCGGGGGGTGCGTCGCTGTCTGATGCCAGCTTGGTGACGATCTCCACCAGGGCGGGGTCTTCGGCGATGCGGCCCAGGGTGGCGTCGTCGACGTCAACCTTGGACCCAACCTTGGTGGACAGCTCGGAGACCTGCGCGGCATGTGCGGCGGCGCGTTCGGAGTCCACCACGGATGCTTGTTGATCCATGTGCTCGGCGACCTTCTCCAGCACGTCGGCTGTGTCGCGGAGTAGTTGTGAGTTGGTCATCAGGACACTCCCAGCTTCTTTTTGAGTTGGTACAGCGAGGTAGCTCCCCGGATTACCTGCGCACACTTTACGGTGTGCGCGGCGTCACGGAGGTCAGCCTCTTCGCGCAGTTTTGCTGCGAGTTTGCGCAGCCCCTCGGCGGTCTTGTCGATCATCCCACCCTCCCCATGAAGTTGTGGATGTCAGTCATGGTGACGACGGGCTCTGTTGGCAGCTCGCGGAGACGGTGTGCGATCTTGTTCAGGCCCCGCGCAACCTCTGAGTGCGGGACAGGAGAGGCCGTGGGACCAGCAAGCTGGGCCGCAGCGACCTTGGTCTGCCGCTCGGCGTCCACCTCTCGCAGAATGTCAGCAGCGATCTGCGCTATGCTGGGTACTTGTTTCATTTCAGCGGAGCCCTTGGAACTCGGGGAACAATCCCGTGCGTCCAGCAGACCTGGCGATGCCACCCAGGCCACGGATGATGTTTGGTGCGGTGGTCCCGGCTACGATGCCCGACCCGAAGGCAAGGTTTCGCGTGCGCGTCTGGTGCTCTTGCCCCTGGTCAACTCCCTTGTCGTATGCCATGGGGATGCCAGCTCCAGCAGCGGTTAGCCCGGTCGCGCCTACTACTCCCCCGCCGATGGCGAGGCGCTTGTTACGGCGTGCACCTTGTTGTGCAACAGTAGCAGCTTCCTCAGCGAGACGTTGCCGTTCGATAGCCGCAGCCTCTGCCGCACCTGCACGCATCTCCGCTTGCTGGGCACTGTGTGCCGCGTCTTCGAAAGTGCTGAAGTTGCCCGAGGGCATGCGGGCGCGTAACGCCGCTGCTTCTTGGACCGCTCTGGCGCGCGCTGCTTCGGTGGCATTCAGGGTGGCAGTCGCTTGTTCAGCACGCCGACTCCCGGTTACGAAGTCCTTGAACTTCGTTCCCAGGGTGCCGAACAGACCAGCACGTTTCACGAAGCCCAGCGTTTCAGCGAAGACCTCGTCGTACAGCGCGAATGTGGCGGCGTCGTAGCGCATGCCCGTCGGGGCTAACCTGCGGCCAGAATCTGGGCGATCTTGGTCTCACCCTGGATGTAGCACTCGGCGGCGATCTTGTGCACGGTGGCCATGGTCTCGTTGTAGCCCTGCTCGTACTCGGCGGCGGCTTGCTTCTCCATCGCACCCAGGGTCTGCTGGTAGCCCAGGTCAAAGGCTTCCTTCACGAGCTGCGGGTTGTCCTCCGCGAACTTGGTGAAGTCCGGGCTCGCTGCGGCCTGCTTGATCATGTCCACGGTGATGTCGCCGTGGTACTCCTGCGCGGCGGCGACCTTTTCCGCCTGCGGGGCGACGGCGCCTGCGGCCTCCTCGTAGGAGGCGAAGCGGGTCATGAAGCCATCACACATGGCGGCGCCGAGCACGGAGGCCCGCTTGGTGAGCGCTTGGTCTTCTGCGCTGGCCAGGTCGGACGCCATCTTGAGGAGCTGTGCGCTGGTGTCCTCTTCTGGTGCAGAGGCCACTTTGGTCTCACCGTCACCGGAGGCGTTGCGCACCGCATCGCGCAATGCGTCGGGAGCGATGGGGGTGGTGGGCTGGGCACCGGCAGTTTTCACGCCACCTTCGTTGGCTTGCGTGGTCTTGTCCAGGCGGTTCAGGATGTCTTTGAGTTCCATGTCGTTGGCCTCACTGGGTGTCGGCGAATTTCTTCTCAATCATAGGTCGAAGGTTTTCTAAAAACAAGTCAGATTACGCCCATATGAGGCATCCGACCAAATCGGCTACTTTGTCTAGGTCAATTGGCTCTTCAAATATGCCCGCAGATGCGCGCTTTTCGAGTGCGTGTGCGATGGCTGCGAGAGACAGGTGTGAGCACTGGGCGCCGTGACTGGCGTGCTTTGTAACAAACAGCGCCATGGGGTGCTGTGCTGCGCTGTACTTGCGCAAGTGCGCAATGACAGACCCAGACTTTACGCGGTGGCTCAAACCACTTCGTTTCGTTGCTTCCATGAGTGCGCTCTCTTCAACATCGGCGCGTGGATACTCTTTCATGGGGGTTCGTGCGGGGATCAGACCACCTTCTGTAGTGCGCCTCATTTTCACAGGGCGCAGGGCCTCTGCCCCGTAGTATCCCCCGAGGCCCAGCCCACCTGCGAGTGGGGCCAGAGCGAGCCACTTTTGTGCACCAGGGGCTTTCTTGGCTACGAGACCAGCTACGCCCAGGCCAACGCTGCTCAGGAGGCCCGCGACTACACCCTGCTTGAGCTTCGCTTCTGCGATGGCATCCTGTGTTCCTTGTGCAGCGCCTCGCGTGGTTTTGAAGCCGTCTTGACCCTGTGAAGGGAGTACGTGCAGGAGGTCGGTGGTAGGAGCGGCGTTGCCTTGCAGCATGGTGGGTGCCAGGCGGCGTTGTAGATATTCACCGATGAATGAGCGCTTCTCCAGAATGGGTTCTGGGATTTTGATGCGTTGTGGTTTTTCCTTGGTCAGAGGAGTAACCACCTCTTCAACCAGAGAGGGGTGTTGCCGTAGAAGGTCGAACAACTCCGACTGTAGGATAACTGCGTATGGCATGATGGCGGGAGGAACTTCAACACCTGGTGCCATGCGTGATACGAACAGACGAATGAATTCAGGGGTAGTGAGGGTGATGCCTTCTTCAGCCAAAGACGCGAGTACGTCAGCGATGTCGTCAGTTGGGTTCAACTGCGACATATCTTCCGTGGTTAGTTCTTCGGTGTTCTCTACCATGGTGGGTAGCGTTGTCTGGCAGAAGCGCTCGATGAGGGGTGCGTCGGCGTCATCGGGGAATGCAGCGGCGGGGTACCCCTGTACGATTTTGTCGATGACGGCCAGCTTCTGCGCAGCCGCAGCTTTGTGATTCAGGTCTTCGACACGCTCGCCCAGGATACTGGAGCCCTGTAGTTCGTACGCGTGTTCTGCGACTTTTTTGAGCATCCAACCTGTGCGGTCAGCGGGGCGGAAAACCCAGGAACTGTCGAAGAAGTTGGGGGCAGGGTTGAGGGCGCCGTAGCGAATACCTGTCGCTTGGTCCAGGTGTCCCATTTCCCACTTGAGGTGGTCGCAGTATTGTTTCCTGGTTGGGGCGCGATGGCCACACTTGGTGCAGACATCGAACTTGATGCGGCACCCCATGCTCTTGGCAGGGAATTCCCCGTCCCCTATCCGTGTTGCGAGGTCGGGAGCCTTGGCGTTGTTCAGGTCTTCGATGACCTCGACACGGTGCATGATGGGATTCCAGAACGCTTTGAGGATGTGCCCAACAGCCTTCTTCCGGTCCTTATTGACGTGGTGGCGAAACACCGCACCGTTTTCGTAGCTCTGGTAGTGGTGGGTGGTGCACTCAGCTTCCTCAATCCACGCGGTGCGCGTCTTATCAGTACAGCACCCGCAGGTTGGCTGCTGCCCGACGCGGTAGGGTTGTTCGTTGAACCCATCACCGTTGCGGTTCAGGCCGTAAAATTCAAAACTACCCAGCCCGATGATCAGGGATATCGTTTTCCCGGGTACGGGTTCGATGCTGCGTGCGTACTCCAGGGCGGGGCTCCCCTGAAGCTCTGCGGACACTTTTTCGAAGCATGGTTTACCGCGTAAACCCCAGAGCACCACTGGCTGTACAGTGGGCTCACCTGTGTGTTCAAAACGTTCACCCAGGTTGATTATCTTGAGGCGGTCAGTGGGGTCGTGGGTCACGGCAGTAGCTCTTGGAGTAGTGATGATCCGTGTTCTGCGTTGAGTAGACGCAGTGTATCACTGTGTGCTGTTTTTTGCAGCATCACTTCCAGGTACACAACCGTCCCTATCTTTTCGAGGGTCTCGGCTTCTGCTGGGTTGAATGCGGAGCCGAACTTCGATGCGTAGCCCCTGTAAGTGGGCATCATCGGTGCGAGGCGGCGTGGTGCAGGGCGGCGGCGTGGTGCAGGGCGGCGTCCAGGGAGCAGCGCCCGTTCTCGGTCCTTGGAGAGGTAGTGGTGCAGGCCGAGCAGCGTGGCCCCCGCTACAGTTGCACCAAGTGCAACCTTGGATGCTTTCGCACGCATCTCCTCAATGCGCGCCTTTGCTTTGGCGTCTGCGTTGTTGATGAGGTTCTGGCCCGCCAGGTAAACACCACCCGTTGCGACCCCACCTGCACCTATCGCAGTTGGTACTGCGATACGGGCAACATCCTTCACACCGCGCCAGGACAAGGCGATTTTCATGAAAGTCTCGAACGCGTCCACATCCGCTGCAGTTTTCTGGAGCAGGGCGGCATCCGTGGGGGTCACGGAGGCAGTCTTCTCCTGTGCAGAGCACGCGGAGAGTTTTGCCATTAACTGGTGGTACGCTTCTTCGGGGGTCATGACTTATCCCAGGCGTTTGAGGCACATCAGGCCGTCGAGCATGGCCGCTTTTTCGAGGTATTGCCGGTGGAACTTGATGCCGAGGATGAGTGCCGCTTCCTTGATGGTGACTTCGTCTCGCGTGAGGGGGATACCCTCGCCGCGCGCCATCACTGCGGCGACCTTGTGCATATTCCCGCGAAGGTTGCTTCGAACGCGGGGTTGCAGGGCTTTGAATAGATTTGTCATGGCGCGGTCCTTTATTTTTTCACTACGACGCTGGGGGGCGCGCTTACGGCGCGTTCGGCGTCAGCCAGTTGTTTGATAGCAACGAAGTTCGGTCCCGTGCCGTACAGGACGCTTTCGCGAAGGAACGTCTTGACGGCGTTCTTGTCTGTGGCAAGCGTCGGTGCGAAGCGTACCATCGTGTGGTAAGCCTCGTCCAGTTGTGCTGGGTCTGCACGGGCGATGACGTCATCCTCTTCTTGCAGTTGGTCGAAAACGTTCTTGCGTTGCATGCTTTTGACCAGGTCACCCGGAGAGGCAACAGCTTTGGACGCGAGGTCACCCAGCAATCCCACGGTGCTCTTCCCCATCTCCTTGCCTATGGCGTTGGCGAAGGAGTCAGCGGCTACTTCATCCAAGCGCAGACGCTCCATGATGTTGGGGTAGACGCCAGAACGAACCCCGAACCCGGCGCGCTGCGTGGTGGGGTCCGCGAAGTTGTTCAGGGTCAGAGCCGTACCACCGATGAGGGCGGTGGAACCAAGGCCCAATCCGAGCAGACCCTTCATCCCTGGGTTATCCGTGATCGGCGTGTGCACAGTCCCCGGGAGGGGGCTTTTTAGTGCGGAATCGCGGGCGGTGGCAACGGTTTGCTCGATGAGGTCTTTGTGTTTGCTGCCGGACTGGTTCGCAGCGGAGCGGGCGTTTGCCGCGAGTCGGTCCAGGGTTGCGGGGTCAACGCCCGGGTTGGAGCGGAGAATCCCTGCGCGTGCTTCTGCTTCGACACCATCCAGGTACATCCTCTTTGCTGCGTCACCTGCGTTGAAGCCTCGACGCACCTGCATGTTGGTCAGTTCACCCTGGATCATGTTGCGGAGCTGCTCTACCTCGTGAGGTGCAGTGGGGGCAGTCTGCCCGATGGCTGGGTTGCTGGGGCCATGAATTCTTGCTGCTTCGATGCGGCGAATGACGTCATCATGCAGGGTGCTAACTTGCCGTGCTTCGGCACGGGCTCGCCCACTGAAGACACGGGACAACATACCCGGCATGCGTGGGGCATCGGGTACTGTCTTCATCAATTGCCGTACGAGCCGGGCGGTGGATGCGGCACGCTTCTCCGTGTCATCCTGGAGGGAGGCTCGCTTCTTTACGAATGAGGAGGTCATGACGCGTTCTCCCGGGGGTGTGGTCTGTGCGCGGAGCAGGTCTTGAAGGATGGTATCACGCCATCCTTTTTGTTGGGCGTCCAGGGTTGGTATGGGTACATGACTGGGGTCGGTGATAGGGCTGAGGAACCCCTCAGATTTACGGATGTTCCCTGTCTGCACCCAGTTCTGGAGCGCATCACCGATTCCTGGGATAGCCCCCCAGAGTGGCCTTTCGCCTGGTGAACTCACCTGGTCAGCGTCCCTGCTTGCTTCTCGTATGCTGCCATCTTCTCCACGCCTGCGTGCAGCCGCGCCACTTCTTGGTCAGCCGCGATGAAGGCATCCAACAGCCGCATCTCAGTGGTGTTGGTGTCGACCACACGTGCCACCTTGTGGAGTGCGGTGGCGTCGTAGGTCATGCGGGGCATACGCAGAGCACGGCGAGTGAGGGCGAGGTACGGCGCGGCGTCGTTGCCACGGTGGTAAACCGCATCACGCTCGAAGCCAGCAAACTTCTCTTTGTTGTCCAGGAAGGTGAAGTGGCGCGCGAGCTTCTGCATGGCGTCGGTGAGGGTGGACCGGGCCTGTGTCTCAGCGATGCGCATCTCCCCGGCTGCTTTCCGCAGTCGCGTGATGACGATTGCTTTGGATGGGAGGGGCTCCTCTTCTGGCGCGGAGGCAGTCTTTTCTGGTTCACCCAGGCCCGCTGCGTCAGAACCATTGGGGAGGTCTCCAATGAGGTCCATAGGGTCAGACGCCGCCGAGTCTTCGGGAGTGGGGTTGATGGCGTCCTTGGCGGAGTTGATGAGCCGGGTGAGTACGCTGTCGGGGTTCGCGGGTTCGAAGGTCACGTTCCGGTCTTCGCTTTTCGCTTCCTCTGCTTGTTTGAAGTGGTGCTGAAAGACATCGTTGTTCACGCGCTCGACCAGGCGACGTACCTGTTCCTCGTTCAGCGAGCGCGCCTCCGCTACCTTGACGACGCCGTCCGTCAACGGCACGTTCGCGGACTTGTAGCCCTGGATTACTTCAGCGGCGTATTTCTCCAGTCTTACTTCGTCCATCAGCATGGTGCGCTCCTAATGCAGTATATCACCGGGCGCAGGTGCCCCGGGGGTTTCTTCGTTGGTGGTTTCGTCCTCGTAGGACAGCGCTAATTTAAGGTCGCGCAGGGCGTCGTCTGCGTCACCACTCGGGTCTAGCCTATGCGCGTTGGTCGCGGTAGACCCCGCCAGGGACAACCAGGCGCGAGCTTCCTTTGCAGCGGGTGACGTGATGGCCGCGTTACGGTGTGCGCGACCACGATACAGCGCGTCTACCATGACGGAGGCCATGATGTCCTTGGGGGTGTGGCTGGGGTCTCCATTGAGCATCCATACGAGGTACTCTGGGCCGTGGGTTACAGCCGCCTCCAGGAATGCAGCGTGTTCCGCAGATACGAAGTTGCGTACCGCGTGTGCATAGCTGAAGCGGTCCATCTTGTCGGAGAAAATGGAGTTATCAAAGATGTAGGTGACGTAGGCAGTGAGCACCCCTGCAGCCATGCCCGTGGTTTTGGTGATCAGTTCTTCCTTCGCTTCCGCGAGTAGGAATCCTGTCAGGACGTTTCTGGAGAAGGGGTTCTGGTATTTACGCAGTGCGTGGTACAGATCAACCGTGGGTGGTTTACCGCGTAAACCGTAGATGAGCGCAAGCGTCTGGTTGTCGAGGTCATTGGGGATGTCCTCGTCGGGAGACTCTGCGTACCGCACCGCGTCGTTGATGCGGTGGTGCGGGTCCAGGTTTCGGGGGTCGAATACGTCCATTACACTTGTGGGTCCACCACCGTTGCGTTGCGGTTCATTTGGAGGATCAGTTTGCCCAGCCCTTCGAACACAGAGCGGACGTTGTCTTCCAGTTCGCTGTAGTCTTCGTCACCGAGCTGCTGCTTCAGCTCACTCTCCTGCATCCACATGGTGAGCAGAGATCGCCCCAGGTTGTCCAGCGCGCGCTCCAGCGTCGGAACGTAGTCGATGACCAGCTCACGGAAGCTGGGGTTACGCGCCATACTCGCCAGGGTGGCAGCATCGAACGTCCCAGAGTCTTGAAGTGCTGCTGCCTGTTCCAGGAACTGGGGGTTGACCTGCTGCTGCACCTCCATGGAAGTTGGTGCTTCGGTGCGCATGAAAGCACCACCACTGCCCCCGCCCTGTGGGGGAGCGCCGCCCATGCTGGGGTCCATGCCGCCGCCCATCGGGGGAGCGCCGCCCATCGGGGGAGCGCCGCCCATCGGGGGAGCCATACCTGCGGGGCCACCTGCTTCGGGGCCAGGAGGAAGGGGCTGTCCGGGTGGAGGCATCGGGGGCGCACCGGCCTGTACGGCTTCAGCACCACCGCCAGCGATTTCCTGGGCGCGCATCTGGATCATCTGGATGGTCTGGGCCTTATCCATCAGGGCCATTTGCTGCTGTTGCAGGTCAGCGTTCTGCTGGTTGATCTGCGCCTGCGATTCACCCACCGCGATGTCCAGCGGGGAGGGAGTCACGGGAGGAGCTGGTGGTCCTGGGGGAGGCATCATGCCGCCCATCATGGCCGGGTCCATCGGGGGTGCTCCACCTGCGCCGCCGCCTGCCATCGCCGGGTCCATCGGGGGTGCTCCACCTGCACCACCCGCCATCGCTGGGTCCATCATGGGACCCTGTGCCAACTTCTGCAGTGCGGCACGCGGCATGACCCAGCAGACAGCGCGGCCCACTTCTGCAGCAGTCTTCACGAGAGCTTCAGCCACGGGGAACGGGATGTGGTACGTGAGCGCTGCGTGCTTCATCGCGGAGGGCGCGGGACCCACACCCATGGAACCGTTGAAAGAGAACTGTCCGGCAGATGCGTCCTTCACGGAAATGGAGCTGGCACCCAGGGTACTCATGTTGCCCTGGAACCACCGCATCACATCTTCCTTGGTGGAGAGCAGGGAGAGTCGGTCACCCTTCTCACGGTGCTCCCAGGAGTCGGCTGCTTTGTCCTGCAGCTTGATGAAGCGTGCCATGGCTGGGATGTACATCAGGGCTGCGCTGTCAGGGCGGTGCAGCGTACCCTTGGTCACCTTGGGGTCGATGATGAGGGTGGTGCTTTGGTGGTCATCACAGACCAGCCGCTTGATCTGTTTCGAGGTGGTGGAGCGCCGCACACCAAACACGCCGGTGCCAATGAACCCCGTTCCGGTTTTGAGAACGAAGAAACCACGCTTGTCTACACCAGGCGTGTCGCCACCCTTCTCAGTGGTCAGCTTGTGGAAGACGTCGAGGCCACGCAGGTCTTCCGCGTTCACCAGACGCTCACCCACCAGGGTGTCGGTGTCCAGCCAGCGACCCCCGTTGAGAACCACGATGTAGTTTTTGCTGGGGTGGATTTTGCTGGGGCGGGAGGTGGGGCTCCGGGACCAGCTCTTCGTGACACTCCGGGGGTTGTGCAGCACGAAGGCGGGGATCGCGGTGCCATCCGTGGTGAACACACGGTAGAAGCCGGACTCCTCGGGGGTGACCAGGTGTTGAGGTTCTTGGATCTGCACCGCGCTGTTCAGGTTGGTGCGTGTGTCCTTGGCGGCGTAGCCCTTGGCGAGCGCTCCTTGAAATGCAGCGGGAGCGTTCTTGCCAAACACGTCCTTGAAGCGGTCGGCGCCGTCGGTACGCGACACTACGTTCAGTGCACCTCCGCTGTGCGTGTCAGCGGCAGCGGTCTTCTCTGCCTCCAGACTGGCGTATAGCGTGTCCAGGTCATAGAACACGCCGAGGTGTGCAGCGATCTTGGTGCGGGACTGGATGACACCCACGAAGGCGTCACTGTACACCTTGGGTGCGTGCGCGAGCACTGCGGGGAGCATGGCTGGGATGTTGTGAGGGGCGTCGGCGCACTTCACGATCATGCGGCGTAGGTCTACGTCGATATCAGCATCAGTGATCTGCGCGCTTGCGTAGACGTGCCTCCCATGCTGCGAGGGAGGGATGACGGTGTTGCGCGTGTCCACGTTGTGCTGCAGGGTCGGTGGGCGCTGTACCCCCTCACCCATCTCGTCGATGGTGAGTTGTCGTACCTCGTCCAACCAGTCGTTGGTGAGCGGGAGGAACACGTTCAGCTTCTTGTGGTAGAACATGTCCAGTGGCTTGATCTGGTTGTCGGCCATCACGACGGGGATGTACAGATTCTCCTGGCCGTACTGCACGACGAAGGACCCAACGGCGGCGCCTGCATCGAGGTCTGTCTCCAGAACCTTGAAGGTGACGATGCTTTGTGTGAGGTCAGGGAACTTGCTGATCATCACGTTGTAGGCGAGCTGGTTGAACCCCTCTTCGAAGAGCTTCTCCGCTTCGTCACCTGAAGGAAGTCCGTCGATGAAGGCTTGGGTCCGTGGGGACATTTGTGCAGTTCGTTCCATCAGATTTTCCCCGCTTGGTAGATACCAACTGGAGCCAGGCTCATACCTGCGTGCGCCAGGAAGGCAGGTGCTAATGTCTTCAGGGCTTGGAGTTTATCAGGTGCGTTGTGTAGTGCTTGGTAGCTGGCTGACGCCTCCTCCAACAACAGGGGAGCGGCGACAGCGGATGACACGGCTGACAGTGCGCTGAGTATGTCGTTTCGGGTATCTTCGTCTTTGACCATGGTTCTCAGTCCCAACATCACAGGTACCGCTGCAATATTGTTGATTTTAGCGACACCTTGCGCCACACGCAATATCTTGGTGTACAACCCCTTCTGCTTTAGGTTCTCCGCGTGCCCCAGTTCGTGCGCGAGTGCGTCGGGGTTAACGAGGCCGAGCAGGATTTCGTTGTTCTCGTAGTCGTAGTACGCATTGGCGATGTTTGGCATGATGCGCACCTGCGTATTTGCCATGGCAGGAGAGCTGGCTATCGCTTGTTGGGCGACGTTGCGTACACCATCAATACGCTCTGGGTAATTGAAGAAGCTGTCCGTTCCTCCCGTGGCGGCGAGTAGCTCGCTCAGCCCCTTGGCCTGTGTGAGGTCGCGGAGGATCATTCGTTCGTCGGCGTGGACACTTGTCGCTTGCCCGAGTCCACGTGCAGAATCTTCGGGGCGGGTTCGGTCGTGGTGGCGGTCGTTTTACCCAGTAAATTGAGGACGGATCGGCCCTGAGTGGGGACACCCAGGTCGGCTGGTTCTTGCCCTTGTGCTTGGGGTTGCTCAGCGCGAGAGGCGAGCTGGTCCTCAATCAGGACTTCGGCGAGTTTGAAGATGTCGTCTGTGAAATCGAAAGCCATAGCGCTACCCCATACTGATGAGCCCAGTGTGAGTGCGCCACGGGCTGTCTCTACCGGGCGAAACCGAAGCTACTTCGCCGGTGCTGCCGCCGGTGCTGCGGGCTTTGCGGGCTTCGGGTCCTTCTTGAGTTTCTTTTGCACCCACGTCTTGACGTCGTGGGCCTTGGCGTTGGCCCAGTCGTACGCGCCGTCCGTGGTCTTGGACATGCGGTCCATCCAGTCGCCCTTCTCCGCTTTCGGGGCCGGGGGTGGTGCACCGGCAGCAGCGGCCTCTTCCTCGGCCACCTTGTCGGCGTAGATGCTGTACATGTCGACGATGCTCTGTGCGTCCATGGTCCCGGCGTGCTTGTGCAGGGAGGAGATGTGCGCGGAGCGTTCGCCGTCATTCAGGCCCATCATGTAGCGGACCTGCGCCACCTTGTCGTTCTCGGTGTACTGGCTGGGCAGGAAGTCGACCACGTGGTTGGCGGTCTTCTGGAAGAGATGGAGGTACGCGGGGTCGACGCCTGCAGTCTTGCCTGGCATCGAGGTCTCCGAGTGCTCGACCACGGAGTTGCCCGCACTTCCGGGGACCGCGCCTGCTGGGGTGTTCTGGGGACCGGCGTCGACGGGCTGCTCGGTGCCCACGGTTGCGGCGGGGGAGGTGCCGATGTCGGTGACGGTACCACCGAGCTGCGGGAGTGCAGCGTACCCTGGCGGGCGCTGGGAGTTCTCCATCTGGGTCTCGGCGGCGGGGGCGTTGGGCAGGGTGTTCTCGGGCTTGTCGCCGCCCTCGATGTTCGACCCTGCGGCCACCTTCTGGATGATCTGACGGAGGGTGCTGTTCTTCTCCGAGTGCTCAATCACCGAGTTGGTTCCTGCGCCACCAGCGGTGGTGTGCGGTGCCGGGGTGTCTGCGCCGACATCCTCCGAACCCACGACACCAGCGTGTGCTTGCTCGGTGTTGCCCACCCCAACCTCGTGGGTGCCTGGGGGACGCTGGGACGCTTCCATCTGCGTCTCTGCGAAGGTGGCGTTGGGCAGGGTGTTCTCGGGCGCTGCCGCGCCCACACCGATGGTGGACCCGGTGCCGCCTGCGCCGGACACGTTGGTGTCGGCTTCCTCCGCTGCCTTCTGCATGCAGGCGTAGGATTGCTCCCCGGCGCGGGTGTTGACGTCCCGGGCTGCGGCGGTCTTGCTCCCCATGACGCCGTGGTAGGCGGCGATGCGCTCTTCCTCGGGTGCGTCGGGTGCGGGCTGCGTGCTGGCCATCAGCTCGTTGGCCACTTCCACCAGCTTGGTGGCGATTTCAGCGGCTTCCTCAGCGGGGATTTCTCCCTCGGCCCCTTCCATCGCGGGCTCGGTCACCATCATCTCATCAGCCACCGCGTCCGCTACCTCGTCGGCTGCGGTCTTGGATGGGTACTGTAGCCCGGCGTTGATGAGGGCATCGTTGATGCCTCGTACACTGGAACGTTTGAAGAGCGATGCTTGCATTGGTTCTGTCCTCCGTCCGGGTGACTCTCTTCGGCGTGAGTCTGCGTAAAATCACCACAAGTATAGGTCAAGCACTTGTCTTTTCCAAGTGTTCGATTTGGGGGTTAGTATCGTCCTTGCGGCCCGCGCCCCAGTGTTTCGCCAAAGACAAACGCTGGGACTGGATGCGTGCCGTGTATATTAGATGATTCACCAAAGGTTGCGCCATCCAAGATGGATGCTTTCAAATTGCGGTGGCCTAACCGCGCCAACCAGTCCGAGTGTAACAGGGGAGTACGGCTGATAGGCTTGAGGATGAGTTCGTGCTGGGGTACGTGGGGGAGTGTGGGTACGTTTTTCACCCCACTGCGCTCCAAGTCTGCCATTACACTGGGGGTAACTTCGGTGCCTGCGGTGTAATGCAGGACGTTGTCTCCAAGGAACTGTCCCTGGGCTTGGGCGGTGGGGCGCCTCTTCGCTTTCTTTGCGACGGCTGCGCGGAAGCGGTTGTAATCCACAACTTCTCCGCGAGCTACACCCAGTTCTGGGCTGTCAGCGTCCAACACCTTGACGTAGTTCAGGTCGGTCTTGGCGAGCAGCTCCAGGTGCCTCTTATCCAGGTCGAGACCATTACGCGTGTAGATCTGGTGGAGCTGGTCCACCATGTAGCGCCGCCCTGCTCCGAGACCTTTGTGCTGCACCACTTCATCGGGTTTGGGGATGCCGTCGGATAGCGCGTCTCCTTGTTCGATGCGCTGACCAGGCTTGACGGTTACGTCCAGGTTTGGGGGTACGTAGTGCTCTTGTTCGTTGACGTTGACGTAGTGTCCACCTTGAGGTGCTTCGCGGACAGCGGTTACGCGTCCCGGCTCTTGAGCCAAGGTGGCGCGGTTGAAAAAGCTCTGTGGCATCTCGGTGAGCTGCTTCAGGCCACTCAACCCCTGGAGGACTGCACGTTGCGATTTGGCAGTACGCGTTGCGTGCTTTGCGCTCAGCGCCATCTGGGTTAGTGGCTCCCCCATAGCCTGGGCTGCGATCATTCCTACGTTGTACCCAATCTGGGGGTCTTTACCTGTTGGCGTTTGTCCGTAGCACTTTTGGCAGACGCCGTTCGGCGCTTCACAGGTCATAGGGGATCGTACGATGATGCTCCCCTTGGGCTCTTTACGCCGTAAACCAGACACGTGGTGGGCGCTCAGAAACCCTCCGCTGGCAGCGTAGCGTCCAACGATGTGAGGGTCGGTATGTGCGAATGAAACCCCATTCGTTGTTCCGCAGTCAGGCACCGTGACGAGCTGGTCACTCATATTACTGACCAGGATCTTGCTCATCTCACCGGGGCCAGAGACAGCGATGTTGGATTCGACCACGTTACGCCTGGCTTCCGCCATGGCGATCCATGTGTCAGCAGGCTTCAACCCCTCCGAGAAGCTCTTACTAATCATCCACGGGATCACTGCACCCTGTGCGTCAGTCACTCCCGTTGGGGATGTGACGGTGCGCATGAGCTGTCCCGCGTTGCCCCGTGCACCACTCGTGGCAACGATGGCCATCTGACCAGGGTGCTGGGGGGCCATTTCAAACATCTTATCCTGGGTACTGATGATGAGGCGCCGCTTGGCAGTAGGGTCGCTCAGTGCCTTGACTCTGCGCAGAGCGGGCTCAAGAACACGGTCACGGCGGGCGTAGTCTGGTTCGATATCATCCAGCCCTACGGTGAGCCCCATGTCGGTAGCAACCTGGTCCCCTATTCTTTTGAGGTCCCCGATGGCCTGGACGTAGCGTTGGGGGTCTGTCCTCGCGAAGTCAGCCATGGTGGCATTGAGGACCTTCTTCGTAACGTCCTCGGGTAGCTGATAAGGCTCAGGGAGGACATCGTTGAGCAGGAGACGCCCGACAGATGTGCGTTGCTGCGCCAAAGTTAGGCTCGTGTGCTGTGTGGTGTGTACAGCCCGGGGTTGGGCAGCTCATCGCTTATTCGGTTGGACGCGCTCCACACAACGGGCCGTGACCAGCGATCGAACTTCTGGTTGTCGGGGCTGATCTCCACGCGTGGGGTTTCATCTTGTTGCAGCACTTTTGCCAGGCGCTCCGCTGTGATGTTGGAGTCTCTGTTGGGGAAGGGAACACGGTCGAGGGTGTCCCCACTCACCTTGATGATCCCCAGAGAGTGGAGCGCCTGGTCAGACCCCAGTTTGTATGCGGTGCTCGCCATATCTATGCGGCAGCGCTCTTGGCCGCGTCCAGGGCCTTCTTCCGGTCGCCGTTCGTGGTGCCCACGCCGGTATCACCGCTGCGCTCCAGGTGCACGACGCTCGTGGCCAGCTTCTCAAGCTGTGCACGACGCCATTCCTTGTCCCAGCCCCGGGCCTTGGCGAAGGTCTCCAGACCATCCACGACACCGGAGAACTTCTCAGCGCCCGGGGTCTTCACGCCGTCCCCATTCAGGAGGCGATCCTCAGCGACCTCCTCAGCCCAGGCCGCAAGGTGTTTTGCCTCTTTGATAAGCATATCCACCATCCGATCGGGGATGTCGATCTTCCACTTGGCTTCCATGAGCTGGGTGAGCTTGCGTAGACCCGCACCAATGAACGCAGCGATGCCCAGGCCCAGAGCGCTGAGGATCGGGAGGAGAGCGGCTTGCCACCAGGCTTGCTCTTTCGGGGCGGCGGGCGCCTCAACGGTGGGGACGGGAGCCACAGGAGCCACGGGCGCGGCGGTAACCATAGCATCAACAGGCACAGCCGGGGCGGCGGGAACTGCGGCGTCGCCTACCGCAGCAGTGGGTTGAGCGTCAGCCGCGATGGAAACCAGGGGTGCGCCGATGGTGAGTCCGGTAACAGCAACCCAGATGCAGAAAGCTGCGGCGCGGAGTGCGTAATATCTCATTGTCGTTCTCCTGTAATCCCTATTGCATGCAGAGCAGACTGTCTACCCGCATGATAGAAGGCTGTTTTTGTTTGTGCAAGTGTCATCAGGGCTTGCCAGGAAACGTGCCACTCATACCACCGGCGTTTTGTTGCCCACCCCACGGGCTACGGTTCGTTGGGTTCATGGGTGGAGCGGGTGGTGGCGGCGCACCTCCGAAACCTGCACCCCCGGCGATGCCCCCGGCGAGTCCACCTGCGCTGAGCCCACCGAGCCCCATGGCACCGACGGCACCCTGCGTTTGGTTCAGGTTGAATCCCTTGCCCGCCGCGTAGTTTAGTCCTGCCTTGCCTCCGAAGTGCGCGCCTCCCAGGCCCAGCGCAGCACCTCCTACTGCTCCGCGCATGAACCCACCCATGCGGTTACCGGGGTCTGCGGACGCAGCACCAGCAACGCCACCGATGCCTGCGCCCATACCACCCTGTGCGGCGTAGGCATTCACGGGACTGGCCCCTGCCCAGGACATAAATCTCTGTCCTAGTCCTGGACCTGCTGGTCCTGGCATAGGGGGCATACCGGGAGTGCGGGGGACGAGTGCGGTGCTCTTGGATGCTCCTCCACCTCCAACGCGTCCCAACATCTTACTGCCCCAGTTCCACGCAGCGCCCAGCCCCTTCATTGCTGCTGCGCCCCAGGCGGCGTCCTTTTCTAGGAGCCCCAGGCTGCGAAGTGCGTGGGTCTGGCCGAGCACGGCGCTCGTCTTCGTCGTGTTCATGAGGAGCCACTTGTCCTTGGATTTACGCCGTAAAAGGAACTCACTCACAGCGTCATCCTCAAGCTGAAAGCGCAGTTTATCGGGAGACGACTCCAGTACACTCACTGGCTCCTTGCGAGCAAGGGTTACGCCTTCCCCTTTGCCGTGCAACGCATATTGCGGTGTGTGCGTGTGGGTTTGTACAGCGAGGAGGCGCTCTCCCGGGGCTGGCATGCGTGACTTGGGGATGGCCCAGGAGTGCGCCTTGCCTGCGTCGGGGTCAACGAGGCGCAGGTCGTGGTGCTTACCGGCGCGTTGCGCCTTGTGGTTCTGGATGGCCATGACCCAACGGTTGGTGGTGTTCTGGGTGATGGTGGGGAGTGCGGAGGTGCGACGAGCAGGGATACCGGGGGCGTAGGCCGCTAGGACCTCACGCAGTTTCTCTTGTACGTGCTCGTCATATCTGGCCATCGCATCAGGTGCGGGGACTACTGGGGTGGTGCTGCTGCCGGTGTGCCGCCGCCGAACATGCCCTTGAGCTTCTCGATGGCGCTTGGCTCAGGCGCGGGTGTCGGGGGTGCGGGCGGTGCTGGGGGCGGAGGGGCGAGGGCGTTACCTGCTGCTGCGCCTCCCACACCGCCTGCTGCTCCACCACCCAGAACGCTGGCGACGATCAGCGCAGCCTTCGCCTTGGGGCTCATGCTGCTGCCGCGCAGGCCGAGACCCGCCGCGCTACCCGCTGCTGCTGCGCCGCCCACGCCGCCCGCCGCGCCGCCCATACCTTCGGGGGTCTGGGCGAGCTGAGAGATCTGGGCGAGCATGCTCGGATCTTCCTGGGGCGGGGTACCTTGTGCTTGTTCGAGTGCAGCTTGCTCTTCTGCTGCGAACTTCTCTTGGGCCACAAGGGCACCGAGACGGTATGCGGTATCAAGATGGGACATGGCTTAGGTTCCTTGTGGTGGTGTTGGTTGTGGTGGTGCTGGTGGTTTGGGTGCAGCACCAGGAGTTAGCTGGTCTCCAGCGGTGTGTCCCCCTATGTAGCCCCCGCCGATGGCACCTGCGAGACCACCGAGCATGGCTCCGGGCGCTTGGAGGCGTCCAGGGAGATGGGACCCGGCCCAGGCACCCATGCCCCCGCCGAACGCTCCGCCGAGTACACCAGCGGTGCCCGTGGCCGCTCCTCTCAGAGCGCGCCGCCCCATTGAAACGGGTTCGCGGTCTGCGGTTGCTGCCCGATTCCCCATGTATGCGGCGGGAACTCCGATACCCCCCGCGAGGATCAGCGCTTCAATTAGCGTGAAGCCCTTCTTCTCTTCCTCCGCAATTTTTTCCTGGGCAGCAAGAGCGCCGAGATGATACGCAGTGTCGATATGGGACATACATTTCTCCGGGAAACTTTACGAAGCAAGTATAGGTCTGCGAATTCTTTTATTCAACCGTGCTCTACGGTGTAGGAGGGGAGGCGGGTGCTGGGGTGGACCCACCCAACATAATCTGGCGAAACTTCGTGTTGAACGCGGGGTGTTTATTTCGCAGCTCGTGGAGCCTGTCGTGCCGCTCCAACCCACGCTCTCGGTGTAGGCCGCGTTCGGCCATGTAACGGTTGGCACGCCCCTCATTCTTGCCCGTTTGGTACCCGGACATGGCACCCAGGCCCGTTCCCGCTGCGCCGCCGAGCAAGGCACCAGCGCCAGCGGCAGCACCTGGAATTCGCCCACGACTGAGGAGGCTGGCGAGTATCCCAGCACCACCACCCAGGCCAGCCCCTACCGCAGCGCCCGCGCTCGCGCCCCCGATGGTCCCGGTCACCTTGGGCAGGAACTCGCCGGACATGCCCAGAAAGTTGTCGGAGTGTTGGTACGCGTTCTCGCGTTGATTGGTGGGTAGGTCTGCGCCGAGCTTCATTAGTGCAGCGCGTACGCCAAGGGCTTGTGCAGTTTTCACGGGGGTGTCTCCAGCAGTGTGGTTACATCCTAGTCGATCAGTACCGAGTCCATCAAGTCCAGGTCCCCCTTATTGAACGCCTTGATGGCTTCGCCGGGGCTCTTGAACTTCTTGGCGCGACCCTTCCCCGGCTGCGTGCCCATGTGGATTCCGAGCACAGCCTCGTGCTGGGGGAAGATCAACAGGTCGGACTTGGTGCGGTCTCCGAACAGGAGATTGGACAGCGTCATGCCCTTCACTTCTTGTACTGCTTCATGCAGCACCGGGACATGGAGCTGGAGGGTGTCGCCGTCGTAGTCCATGTTCATGCCCTTTTCCATGAAGGGGTTCACACGGATGGTTTTGCCTGGAACGGGGATGGGGTACGCGCCGATCATGCCGTGGCGGTGTAGCGTGGGTGCGCGGTTCACGAAGACAGGGCGCTCCTTGATTTCTGCATCGAGTGCGTTCTTGGCAGAAGGGTGTCGTTGTTCGATCATCTCCTTGGCCTGCATCGCGGGGTACCCATTCTGTACCAGGCGTCTGACGATGTGGGGGCCGTAGGTGGTCCACAGCATCTCTTCTGGCACACCGATCTCATCCATGTTGAGGGTGAGGTCTGGAGCAACGGTCCCGCGTCCCGACAAGTCCTGGGGGCGGTACATGACACGAGAGTGGAAGAAGCCTCGCTTCGGGCTCCCCTGTCCGGCGATGGTGGTAATGAAGCCCTTCGCGCCCCTGGCCTTGATGGATGGGCTCACGGGGTCGTTGAGGCCGAAGGTCGCACCCACCGCATCGTGTAGGTGGCGGCGGGCGTCACCGATGGCTTCATCAGGAAGTACCTTCTTGGCGTCGCGGAGAGCGTCGTTCGCCAACATGGTGTCGCGGTACAGGTAGTTGGCGTCAGCGATGAGCATGTCACGCCCACCGCGTGAGGGGAGGATGGGGCGCACGGTCGGGGGCACCACGGGAACCTTGGACAAGACGTAGGCTTTGTCGGGGGTGAGCCCTTCTTTGCGTAGGGCACGCACAGCCTTGAGCTGCTTCACTGCGTTGTCGAGGTTGGCTCCTGTCGCAGTGCGCGTGGTAGCGATGAGGTCCTGTTCTCGCTGGCGCATGTTGAGACCTGCGAGACGGGACTGGATGCCACGCCCGCCCTCCGTACCAATCGTGGCGCGATACTGCTTGACCGTCATTCCCAACATCCGACGTACAGGGTCAGCGAAGGAGGGGTTGACGATGGGTTCGGATAGGTTGATGTGAGACCAGCGTTCCCCTTGAGAACCCCCAGTTACGACGGGGTCAAACAAGCCCCCCTTCTCGGGTGCGAGGTCACGCTCGCGCAGCATGGTGGGCTTTTCGACGCGGCCCGACGAGAGGCGTGTGATGTCAGGGTCGGTCAGCGGCCCGAGAGTTACTTGTTCATCTCCCTTGTCCACACGGATGCCTGCCCCCTGCAGCATAGCAGTGAACTTCTTTGCGACGAACGGCTCCTGGAGAGCAGGGAGGGGTTGTCCGAGCTGGTACGCGCGCCAGAACTCGTCGTTGTGGCTGCTCTTGACAGTGGCGGATTCCTTGACCACGTTGCGAGCGTTGTGGCTCAACAGGGCGTTCATCTCCATGCGCCCCAGAGCCTTGGCACCGTCGGATCCACCCTTGGATGGCTGCTGATTTACGTCGTAACTATCTATGCCACGAGCGGAGTAGTTGGTGTCGGTAGACTTGGCCAGCTTGTAGGTGTACTGCGGCCCAACCATGACACCTCGGCCATCTGGCCCCTTGATATGTTTCCCAGTGCGGGGGTTGAACAGCACCTCTTTGTCAGTGAGTCCGTGCTTCTTGAGTGCGGCGCGCACCATCGTGACGTTGTTTTGTGAGGACGGACCTACAGCGATGGGTTCCCCTGTTTTGCGCGCCACCTTGGCGAGCGCCGTCTCCAACACTTGGGCAGGGTTGACGCGGCTGTTGACCCCTGTTGGGGGCATCAGGATGTCCAGAGGCTTCCCGTCTGGGGTCTGCACCATTACGTCATCGGGGAGGATGTGGGAGATGACACCCTTATTACCGTAGCGCCCCGCGAGCTTATCACCGATGGATGCGGGCTCGTTGGTCTTGACCGTGACCAGGATGCGAGTCCCGGTTGCAACCACCTCGGCGATGGTGCCTGGAGACTTGTGGTCCCAGGTTACCGCTTGCTCGCGGAAGGGGGTGGCCAGTGTCTTGTGGAGACGCCCCAACATCTGTTGCTCGGGAGAGGGCGCGGCCTTGCGAAGGGCCAGGATGATGGGGTCACCCGGGTGTACGGTGGCACCTGGTTTTGCGATGCCTTGGTTGTCCAGGTTATCGTACTGCGCTGCGGTCCAGCGTGTCCCGTAGATCATCCGGTGCTTTTTCTTGTTCAGCGTGATGTCGGTGTCGAGGGCCAGCGCTTCTTTGTACATGTGTTCGCTGGTGAGCTTCTGTGCGGCGGTTTCAGAGACCACCACGGCGTCGTTGGTGTTCAGTCCGTAGTACGCGAGGTAGCCTACGTTCATGTTGCGGCCCAGTGCCATGCGCCCATTGCGCGTGAAGTTGGACTCCGCCAGGTGTTGGTTGGTCCGCACCTTATCCCCCTTCTTGACGGTCACGGTGTTGTGTAGCCGCGTCTTGGAAGACAGTGGGTAGTCGGTGTCGTAAGGTACGCGGACGAGCGTCGCACCAGACGCTTGCTTGTCGTGGGGAAAGGGTTTGAAGCCAGAGAAGTCGTCCCCCTTCGACTCAGCAATCTCTTCCTTGTGTTTCTCACACGCGGGGATGTATCCGTGGCCCTCTGCCCACAATACCCGAGTCGTGGCGGAGCTGGAGCAAACATCACAACACTCGGATCCTTCCTTCGCAGTCCAGGCGTGCTCGATGGGTGCGAGTTCCAGTTCGGAACTGCCCGTCTTCGTGCCGTTAGGGCGGATGTAGATGTAGTCTTGGTCTACCTTGGCCACCTCCCCGTTGACGGGGGATGTGGGCACCACGAGCTGGGCCATCTCCTGCTCCATGGTGCGGCCTTGATTGTACGATTCTGCCTGGATGTAAGGCTCCTCCCGCTCAAGCAGGGGCAGTGCCTGGGTCGCCATTTTGCCACCCATGAGGACGCGGTTGCCTTGTGAGGATTCGATGAAAGGTACCAACGTCGTCGCCGGGCTGTAGAGGAAGTTGGCGTGCGGGACTGCGTAGTCCACCTGGCTGCGAGGGACAGAGACTAGTTCCCCTTTGCGCATGGCGGAGACGCCGTACCTTTTCTTCCCTTCCCCATGAAATGCGATGGTTGATCCTTCGAGGGTGTCAACAGGGACGTCGCGGAGCTTACCCTTACGTACGTCGTGCATCTTGGTATGGATGCGCCCCTTCTCGTCTTTGCTTGTCCAAAGCGCAGCACGGAGGTCAATGCCCGCTCGGAAGGATTCAGGGGTGCGTGCTGGGTCGAGTACACCGAAGTGCGTGTGGTGCAGGCGCCGGGCTTCATCGGGCACTGCGCGCTCTGATCCGATACCCCCTTCCCCGAGGGAGGTGACACGCATGGCGCTGTCAATCATTTCGATGGGGTTAATCTGGGCGCCGATGGAGGCCAGGGACGACGTGGTTACGAAGTTTCGGACAGACCGCGTAAAGGGGGAGGGGGGCACGACTTCCGCCACTCTGGGTGCCGCTGATCCTCGGGCCTTCATGCGCACCTTGCGAGTGAGGTTTCTCCCTTCCAGTTCGATGCGCTCCCGGATAAAGTCGTCCACCCCGTGTAGTGTTTGGACCGCCAGGTTGTCGCGGTCATCGACGTCGATGCCTTTGCGGTGGACGTCAAGGAGTTTCTTGGATGCGTCCACGAGAACGTTGGGGGTCACACGGTCATACGCTTTTCCCAGGGTGCGCTGCGTAACTTCTGGCTCCAGGGAGGTGTGTTCGTAGCTTTCACGGATGGAGGCAATACGCTCCTCTGTGGTTTGGGCGTCAGCGAGTCTGTGCTCAGGGGTGAGACGAGCGTACAGTTTGTCAACTGCCGCTACATCTTTTGCGGCGAAGGCATCACGGTTTACGTCAACGACACCTTTGCCCCAGGCGCGCTGTAACTGGCTGGTGGGTACGCCGAGGCGCTTCAACACCGGATACAGGGGGATGTTCGTTGAGCCGTACTGCATGAAGAGGTGCCCCTTTTCAGGGTTCATGTGTACGCGGAAGTTCTCTCCTTTGCCCAGGTTGAATGCGGCCTCCAGTTCATCGTTGCCACGTACACGGGTATAAACGCCGGGGCGGATGCGCTTCTGGTGGGGTACGCTGTACTCGTTGCCATCCACGATGAAGGTATGCCGGGGGGTGAAGAATGGGAGCTGAGCGAGGACCGCGTTCTTTTGTCGATCGACGACCTTGCCTTTTTTGTTGCGAATTACGATGTCACCGCGCAGAGGTTCTTGCAGTGTGCGGCCACGCATCATCGCGTCCTTCTGTTGACGAGAGGAGTAGGTCCGCTCGTCCACATTGAGGTTCTCGACGTCGAAGGTGTGCTCGTCCCCTGCTACGAACGGGAAGACATTTTGCACACCTTCAATCGCGCGCTTATGGATCTGGGCGCGCTTGGTGTTTGCATCAATGAGTACGGGTGTCAGTGCCATGCTGGGTAGTATAGACGAAAGTCTAAATAAAGCGCGAGTCTTGGTATAAGAATGTGCCCCAGGGTCACCCATGCTTCTCCCGACTGGGAGGATTCTGCGGGCATGATAATCAACCTGTACACACATACGATTTCTTTTTCGTCGGGAGAACTAACCACGGAAGTTTGAGGAGAAGGTACCAATGACATGTAAGAACCTGTCGCTGCTGCTTGACGCCAATGGGGTGGTCATCCTCCCCGAGGACGTCTTCACTGTCATCGCCAACGACCGCGCTGGTCAGCGTGATGACGGCTTCGCGATTCTCGCCGCCCAGGGCTACAGCTTCGATGAGGACGTGCTGGCTGCGTTCGAAGAGGTCTGTGCCAAATACTGGAAATACTGGGTCGAGATCGGGTCCATCCCCGGCGTGCCGGGCACCAAGTACGTCACGGCCCCCGCGCCCGAGTACGGGGCTGGCCGCGCGTACTTCCACACCCCGCTCACCGAAGTTGAGCGGAAGCACGTGATTCGTGTGCACATCCCCCTGAATGGCCAGGTGCAGCGTGAAAACCTCGTGGCGCTGCTCGCCATGGAGCGCACCAAGCCCGACATGAACGACCTCGCCGAGATGTTGGGTGAGGTGATGGACGACGCCGCCGAGCACTGGGTCAAGCGGTTCGAGACGTGCGACACGCCCAAGAAGGTCAAGGCCGTGTGGAAGGCTTTGCGCGAGACCACCGTGTCCGTCCAGCCCTGTGCCCGCTGCAAGATCCTCGTCGAGACCAAGATGTACCGCATCGAGGGTCTGGTCAAGAAGCACGGTTCCGAGCGGAATCGTCCCGGCGATCGTCTCTGTCGGCCTTGCCTGGACATCGAGAAGAAGCACGGCGTCGGAACGTTCGGCGCCACCATGGCTGAGTCCATGCGCGCCAAGGGGCGCCCCACCCCCGGCAAGCCCGTCACTTTCACCGAGAAGCAGTACCAGCAGAACCTCACCCAGGCCAAGGCGGCGGGCTTCAAGGAGGGCGCGGCCAAGACGAAGGCGGGCATCCCCGCCCTCATCGACAAGGCCCTGGCGAACCACGTGGCCACCGCGTCCCCCGAGGATGTGGGTTCGCCCCAGCAGCGTCCCGCCCCCGAGGGCAAGCGGCGCAAGGCCCCGGTCACCCCGACCCCGGCCAAGGACCCCCTGGCCGAGGCTCGCGCGGAGGCTCAGGCCAAGGCCGATGCCCAGGCCGATGCTCTTCGTCCCAGCAACAACGCTGTGGTGGATGAGGACGCGACCAAGGTGGGGGAGGGCGCTGAGCCCGAGGCTGAGGCCGAGGAGGTCAAGGTGCAGGACGACGCCCCGGCCCCCGAGGTGGTGGTTGCGCCCGAGGCCGACGTGCAGGTGGAGGATGACGTCGAGACCGCCGACGAGGTGCAGCAGTAGGCCCCTCACGCACCATCTCAACAATCTACAAGAAGGAGGCAGGCATGAGCATTGCGCCGTTGTTGCTGCTCATCATCGTGCTGTAAGGCGACGGTGTCGCGTACATGCCAGTTAACAGGTTGATGGAGTGGCCCGGGGATTTCCCCGGGCTGCTTTTTACCTCTCAGGACGGAGGCGTGTGTGTCGGTGCGATGCTGGCGTCTTTCCTGGGTTTGTCTTTTTTGATGAGGTAGCACAGTGCGACGATGACGGTCCCGTCTTTCAGGACATTGCGTTCTTCCCAGGAGCGTACAGCCTCTCCGGTGAGCATCATGTTGATGATGCGTTCGTACTCCGCTGAATCGTCGCGCTCTACGGGGACGTTTTTGTAGCCCCCACCTGCCTCTTCACTCTGCTCTTGCTTTTCCCACACGGTGCCCATGACGAAGCGTTCCATGTGCGCGGTGAGGTTGTACTCCGGGAGTCCTTGGATGCCCTTCTTCCCCTTGTCAGCTAAGCTATCGGGGGGCGCGAGGTCATTAACCACGGGTTCATCGGCGGGGATAGGGAATCCGCCAAGCGCCATGGCACCGGAGGGTAGATCAACGTTCGCCCCCTGTCCTTGGTTTTCCGGAAGTTCCCCTGCGGCGTTTAGTAGACCCGCGAAGCTGCTCCCTTTGCCCTGTTCCATTTACATACCTCCGCCCTGGCCACCGCCCTGGCCTTGACCCTGACTTCGAGCCTGCTGTGCTTGTTGTGTTTGTATCTCCTCCAAGCGCTGGATGACGACGGAGTACAGCACGAAGTCTTCCACTTGGAGGGCGTGCAGTTGACTCTTCCGCGAACCCGCGTCCAGCCCCATGAGCTGTTGCACGGTTTGGTCAGCGGCAGCGATGACTGCTTGCTGATCGTACGTGAGGCCCTGGCCCATGTTGGCCTGCTGCTGCGTCTGGTGTGCCAGGGAGTTTTGGAGCTTCATGGTTTCCAGTTGTAGGTCGTGCTGAAAGCGGACCTCGTCGAGAGCCTCTTGTCGTCGCCGGGAACGCTCTTTCTTCAAGTCGAAGTCGTTGGTCTCCGCGATGGTGGTGTTCGAAATGATGCCCTGTCCACCTTGGTTCAGGTTGAGCATGAGCTGCTTCTGCTGCACATCGTCGATGAGCTTGAACTCGGTGAGTGACACACGAACAGTCTGCCAGCCCAGCATCTTGCAGCAGCGATTGGTGATCCACTGTAGGAGGCCGTTCAGCTCCGATGTGTAGGTCAGGAGCTGGTTCTCCAACATGCGCAACGTAATGGCTGACCCGGTGAACGACAGGCCACCGTAGATGAACTCCCGGGGGATGCCGAGGGCAGCGATGATAGAGTCCTCCGCGTCCTTGACCTCCCCGAGTGTGAGTAGTGCACGTCCGTTGCCTCCTATCTGTGACAGCTCGACGGGGACGGGTGATGTCATGATCTCCAGCGGGTCACGCCGCCAGCGAGACATGCCAGCGGTAATCTCACTGAAGAAGTTGGCCAGGCTGATACTCTGAACGGGATCACCACTAGCCATGCGCTGCGCTGGGGAGAGGACACGGTAAGGCACTAGGTAATCTAGCGCGATTGCCTCGTTCGCCTTGCGGAGCGTCATGACGTAAAAGAAGAGCTTCATGGCGGGGGTGAGGGGTGGGAAGCCCCAGTGCTGATCGATTCCCGCCGGGGGCGCAACCTTCATGTGGAACAAGAAGTCCTTGGAGAACTTGTACATCTTGTTGTCACGGATGGCGCGCAAGAACGACATGGGCATGGTGTTGAGGAGCAACTTGTTCCCCTTCTGTACCCTGTCGCGAAGGTCAGACGGGATGTTGTAGTAATACTCGGATTCCCCTGTGATGGGGTTCCAGTCGATGTCCATTTGCTTCGGGTCCCACCTGATAATGTTGACGCGGGTGGGGTCAGTCAGCTTGCGGTCGCGTACCTGCCCATCTACTTCGCCTTTGCACTTGGTACACTTGTATCGGAAGGCGAGGCTCTTGAAACGGAAGCGGTAGTTCACGTGATTGATGTTCGTGATTTTTCCGCAGGAAGGGCACTTCAAAAACCGAGCGAATGGCTGGTAAATGGAAAGGAAGCAGTTACCGTAGATCCAACGATCTCGTCCCGCCAAGATGAGGGTGTCCTTGACGTTGAGTGTATCTTCCAGCAGCTCCTTGACGCGCCCAGTCAGCTTGGCGTTCTGCGTCTCGTACGAGATGTCCGTGATGGGGTACTCCGAAAACTTCTTCAGAGCGGCGGATATTTGAGCGCTGTTGAAGTAGATGTACTCCATCCACATGAACAGGTCGCGTAGTTGGCGCGGAACATACCCCGTCATGAAGTCGAACACGGGGTTAGGGTGCGATGCGTTTTTCCGATAAAGTGATTCAATCATGGAGTTTTCCTCAGCCCAGGAGGGGTACAGTATAACATGGCAGATGAAAAGAAAACCGAGGATTACAACCGCCTCGCGTGCACCTTCTGTCCTGATAAGTTCAAGTGTGACACCACGGTTGCGCTGTACGCCTGTGACACGTGTGCAGCCAAGGTCTGGTGCACCAAGGAGAGCAGCGGAGGGTATTGCTCAGACCCAGACTTGGAGTTGTGGAAGTATTTACCGCGTAAATGCTTGTTGGCGTACAACGCCATGATGGAGGATGCGTGGATTCGGCTCCCGGTGGGGGGACCCGATATTGTCTTGTGCCCTCGCTGTCGGCAGTTCAAAGGACTCCTTACCAGCGAGCATGCATGGAAGCTAAGGTTTGGTGGGGATCGCAACTTTGAGACTCACTCTTACAAGTGTGAAGGTTGTTTGCTTGACCTGAAGACTGAGAGCCCGTAAGGTCGAGCAGATAAACATGAAACCTAGCCCACTCAAAGTAACCCGGCTCATGGGTACCCCTGTCTTTGTCATCCCCGGCGTGGATGAAAAGTGGAGCCAGGTGTACGGAGCAATGGCAGGCACAGACCTGCGGTGGTACTTCCCCGCCTTCTTCCCTGTGCATCGCATTGTGTTGAACGACATTGAGGTGCTCCAGCTTCCTGTAGAGGTATCCGATACAGCGCAGAAGTGGATACACACGCAGGACGCATACGGGGATCGCATCAAAGAAGCCACACTTCCCGATGGCTTCGAATACAAAACAGACCCATATGACCACCAGAGAGAAGGGTTGCTTCACGCCATCTACAACATGCGTGCGGCGCTGTTCTACGCGTGTGGGTTGGGTAAAACCAAGATTGTCATCGACTGGCAGCGGGCCACAGGGTGCTGGCCCCTTATTGTGTGCCCCAAGGTTGTCCTCGATGTGTGGCCAGAGGAGGCCGGGATCCACGGAATCGGGCAGGAGTATACCGTCATTGATGGGTACAGCCCAGCGAAGAAGAGGAAGCAGATCGCTGAAGCCCCGGAGACTTCAGGGTGCGTGGTGACGTATGGCGTGGCGCGCAGGTACAAAGAACTGCTTGCGACGCTCCCATACTCCGCGCTTGTGGCGGATGAGAGTCACTACCTCCAGACGCACAATAGCGGGCAGACGAAGGCAGTGCTGGACCTCGCAGGGAAAGCTCCGCGTAGGCTTCTCCTATCGGGGACACCATCTCTCGGGGACCCGCGTGACGTGTACGCCCAGTTGCGTCTCTTATCCCCGTGCTTTGCACGTGAAAACTACTGGCACTTCACAAACAAGTTCTGCACACGCGCTCCGAAGAGCAAGCACATCATTGTAGGGTTCAAGAATCTGGATGTTGTGCAGCGGCGACTCGGCTTGGTTGCTTTACGTCGTAAAAAGGAAGACTGCCTTGACCTACCTCCCAGGACCGTTATTGACGTAGCGGTCCCCCTGGGTGCCTCTCAGCAAAAACTGTATCGGACGTTGCTGCGCGAGCAGAACGCCGAAGACTTGCTTACAGATTTGCTCAAGGAAGAGGGGCTTCTGCACGGAGATGGATTGTTGGATGTGGCGAACGCAGCAATACTCGTCGGGAAGCTGCTGCAGGTAACAGGTGGCTTCGTCTACAAGAAACGGAAGGAGGACGAGGGGCTGTGCGATGAGTGCCCTCATCTACGCGATTGCATCATCGGAAATATTCGACCACACACGAATCGCTGTGTCGTACACCCCCAACCCGTTCCTCGGGAAGTGGAACTCTACACTCCAAACGCGAAGCTCGATGCGCTGCTCTCGAAGCTGCGTGATATCCTGGTGGAGCCTACGCACAAGGTCATCATCTGGGCTAACTTCACGGCAGAGCTGGACTTCATTGAAGCAGCTATCGCGAAGTCGTGGAAGAAAGATAAATCCAAGTGGACCATCGCACGGTTGAAGACGGGGAAGAAAGCCAAGACCTTGGTAGACCGCTTCAACAATGACCCCCGATGTAGGGTCTACTTGGCGCAGGTCAAGACGGGTGTGGGCATTACGCTCAACGCTGCAAACTACATGATCTACTACGCACTCCCCTGGGAACTCGGAGCCTATGACCAATCGCGTGACCGTAACCACCGTGCTGGGCAGACGCGCAATACGACGGTGTACCGTCTCTTGGGCAAGGACACAGTAGATGAGCACGTAGCACGCGCACTGACGTTTCGTGCAGACGTAGCAGAGACGCTAACTACTGCGATTGTGTGTGCCAAATGCCCCCAGCAAGAAGGGTGCAAGTGCGCCAAAATCTATGACGCTGGTTGTAAATACCAAAGATCCGTGGCACGACCGGTGACGCGGGTAAGGGAACTATAAATGGAACTGGAACACAAAGCGGTGTTCAATTACGACGATATCGTACACCTGCTCAGGGCTGCGCTACAGCACAAAGGATTGGACGTGTCTACGGTGGTGGTGTCGGAGTACGGCGATGACGCAACCGCGATGACGATCGAGGTCACTGCGGTTGACGCCCCCCTACTGAAGGACCGAGAGTGCATCATGTGTGGCCAGGCTGCGTTGCACAATTCGGCGGCGCATGCCCCACCCCAGATGACCCCCCTCGACGTGTCTGACGAAGAGCTGGAGGTACTCCGCGAGGAGGCCGAGGGCGCAGCGGTTCACGAGCTGGAGATGGAACTACTCCCTGTGGAGCTGGACGAAGACCTGGGAGAATCTGAGGAGCCACCCGAGTACAATCAGACAGATGAGCCAGGTGCCACTTCCGGTTCCGCACGTGCAGCAGCAACAGCGGGTAAGAAGTTGGCGGCGGGTAAGACGGGGCCGTTCGCCCGGAGCAAACTGACGGGACCAGGAAACATCGGCGGTGAGAGTGGACGGCCTCCGAGGCCCGGGTCAGGGAGTGGTCGATAGTGGGGCGCGGAATTGAAGACTTCGCTCCTACCCCAGAGCAGTTGGAGGCGGCAGAGAAGTTGCGCAGCGACGCGCCACGCATCGTGCTCCCAACAGGGTACCTTAGCCCCTCACAGGTAGGGTGCTACCAGCGCTGCCCACATCAATACTACTTCCGTTACATCCTCAAGAAGCGCACACCTCCCGGCGCGCTCATGGCCCAGGGCACCGCCTGCCATAAGGGCGCTGAAGTCACGAACCATCACATCGTGGATCATGGCGTGCCCGCAAGCAATGAGCTGGTCACATCGGCGTACTCTGACTCGTATGAGGAGGGGGCTGCAGCCATCGAAGACTGGGGCGACATTGATAGGGGCGTGGCGAAGGACCAGGGCATCACGCTCATCACAAAGTACAATGAGGAGTTCGCACCTGACGTAAAGCCTTACGTGGCCCCAGATGGGACGCGTGGCATCGAAGAGAAGATAGAGGTAGACGTCAACGGCATTCCGATGCTTGGGTTCATCGACCTCGTGGACGCGAATGACCTCACCGGCTTTTCAGCAGCAGAGCTGGCCTTGATACAGGACAACGGTTTAACGCCCCCACCAGAGCTGCTGCGCAGTGTGGTGGACTACAAAACGAAAGCGAAGAAGGCGACCAAGGTTGAGTTGGATGGGTCCCTTCAGTTCACGTTCTACTCGTACGCGAAGAAGATTCCCAGGGTGCGCATGGATATGTTCTTGCGCCTCAAGAAACCAAAAGTTCTACAAGCAACCACACTACGCACCGAAGCAGATTACCAGTGGATGTTTATGATTATTGATGGCGTCTCGCGCGCTATTTCGGCGGGCGTGTTCCCTCCGTGCGACCCAACAGCTTGGTGTTGCAGTGCGCGGTGGTGCGGCTACTGGTTTGATTGCAGAGGAAAGGTACTGGCGAGTCGATGACAAAACACGACGAATTCTGGAAAGACCTCCTGGACCGGGAAACAGAAATCCGCGAAGAGTTTGCGGTGATGTGGGAAGCGACGAGCAGCGGTCTCGTCACACAGGAAGATGCGCGTAGGACGCTGCGGCTCCTGTATGAGCGGTCTCACCTGGACATCTATCACAAGATGAATCCAACCTACCGGAAACTCTTCCCGACGAAGCAGGGGCGCCGGGGGCGACTGAAGAACGTGAAGTCTCTCTGGTGGGTGGACCACAGCACCGCAGGCATCAATGGCTGGGGTACGCTGGGCTGGTTCTCATCTGCTATTCGGTCCCACTCTCGGCGATTCAAGACCGAGGTATCGGCGGAGAAGTACGCCGCTCGCCGGGACGGGAAGGTCAAGAAGGGTAAGAAAGGATACGTCGTGTCGTGGAAGGGGTATGCCAACGCAGTGACACACTTCGTGGTGTTCCGCGATGGCACCCCATTCATGCTCCTCAATCTGGAGGACAAGTGTTGGGGCGAGCCCAAGCGCAACGGGGACGGCATCCACGTTGAGATGGTGAATCCCCTGGTGTGCACCTTCAAGGACAACGCCTGGCACTTCTGGGCAGGCCCCATCAAGCAGGCGGTCCTTGACAGTGGTCAGGTGCCGACGCGCCTGGACGTGCCTTACAGGAAGGCCACACACATGATGCCGTACACCTGGAGTCAGGTGGTCACGAATATCAAGCTCAAGCGCTTGACGGTCATCGCTACCGGGAAGTTGACGGAGGCGCGCATGTCGGACCACGCCGATTGGCGTGCATCCAAGTTCGATATGGGTCCGTTGTGGCCTCGCAAGCTCGCCAACGCTGCGGCGTTCGAGCACTACCCCATTGAGGAATATTCCTTCATGGAGGAGTTCGTGACGGCAGAAGGTGCGGACGACATCGCCGATCTCTCTGAGCTGGACTGCGCCATCCTTTACGCAGAGGATCCTGACCAGAAGATTCCGTACAACGACCGCGACACGAGCATTGATACCACCACGGAAGTGCAGGAGGCGCTGATCAAGATCTACGGGGTGCCCATCTTGCCGAAGTATGGGGTGGATGGTGACCTTGGTGCTGAGACGATTGCGGCAGTGACGCACTTTCAACAGGACTGGAACCGCAGGAATCGTGAGGATCTCATTGACGTGGATGGTATCCCCGGAGTACAAACGATGGAGAAACTGGAACGTGTGCTGCAGGACGCGTAGCCTCAGCACGCACACACAACATGACATCTGATATGACAGAAGGAGCACCTGAAAATGTCTGACCAAAAACCCACCGCAACCCCCATGAAGGTGACCGTCCCCGAGCACTGCGACCGCTGCAAGCGCGCGTCGACGCTGGAGCTGACCCTGGCCCAGGCCCAGGAGAAGGAAGACCAGGCCCTGAAGCACGAGGAGGAGGTGCAGGCCCTCCAGACGTACCTGGATGAGATGAACGAGAACGGCAGGATGCCGGACCTGGTCATCTTCTACAAGGGCACGACCATCATCAAGGACAAGGTCTGCGACAAGTGCGACGCTGCCGTGGCGAACAACATCATGCTGGCGCGTGGCCTCTCCAAGGAGGAGAAGGCGGAGAAGGCGGCGGCGACGGCCAAGCGCAAGAAGGACGCCGAGGCCAAGAAGGAGGCTGACGCCAAGGCGGCGGAGGAGGCCAAGGTTAAGGCCAAGGAAGACGCGGCGGCGGAGAAGGCCAAGAAGGCAGCGGAGAAGGCTGCTGCGGACAAGAAGGTCAAGTAGCTCCCCCACCCTTTACGCCGTAAACTGAGGACCTCCCGTGGTACAAGAGGGTCCTCTAGGTGGCTAGATGGGACGCCTGGATAACCAATGCGCAAAGATCCTACAATTTCTGAAAGAACGCGGCCAACGAGGTGCGTACAACTGGGAATTGTGTCGAATCGCTCTCAAGTACACCGGGCGCATTTCGGATCTGCGACAGCAAAGACACCACATTGTGTGCATTGCAGAAGACTCCACTCGGGGTCTTTACCGCTACCGCTACCACGGCAAGTTGAAGCCGGACCAGTCCACCCTCTTTACGAATAGGTGCTATGTGGAAAAACTCGGAGTAGATGAAGACCCTGGGAAGGTGAAGGAGGCCAGCACGGATGGGGCTGTGTGCCCTATTTGCGGTGCACCCTTGGTACCTGGAGATCGGGTCAACGTTCCGAAGTGTTCTGCGGATTGTGGCACCAAACCGTTTGAGAGTGATGCCGAAGAAAACAAGTAAAGCGGGGATTGTCACTCATGACATCCTGTATCGGTATCGCCTTATCCGTGCCGTGTATCGTGCGTACTACACAGCGTTAGACGTACCAGCGCAAGACATCGCCACGGAATTCTTTTTCGTAGTCGGTGACATCCTGGAGGGGAAGCCTCTGGGGGCCACACGGTTGCGATACCTAGACCTTGATGAAGTACAGAAGATACTCAAGGAAGGCTAAACGAGTGCTATTTCGCCGCAACAAAGAACCACGTACCCTACTCGATCGATTTCTCGATCGCCTCAATCAGTTCGCAGATGATCTGGAGTTCGCTACCCGGCGCAAGAAGCGGCTGGATCGTGACCGCGTTGAGCGGGGTCTCCGGACCATCCTCGGACTCAGCAACGCGGCAGTGCAAGCCGCGAGCGTGCTGTTTCCGAGCGCAAAGATCGTGGCGCAGGCCACCAAGTTCATGGGCATCGCCAACGCCGCTACCGAGGCGATGAAGACGAAGCAGATCGTGCCCCACGAAGAAGAGACCGAAGCAGAAGAGGCTGAAGAAGTTGTATCACCACCACCCCAACAGGAGGAGGTCAGAACATGACCGCAAAGAAAACGCCCACCGTCGTTGAGTACGTCGTGGGCCAGAAGTACGATGTCGCCATCGGCGACGTGAACCGCATCAAGGGGGCCAATGTCCGCAAGGACTTCGCCCGGGACGAGCTGGCAGGGCTGGCGCAGATGATCAAGACGGTGGGTGTTCTCAACCCCCTGTCCTGCTACGTGGAGGAGGGTGTGCTCCAGCTCGTCGCGGGTGAGCGGCGCTGGCGTGCGGCGAAGCTGGCCGGGCGCAAGGTGGTTCCCGTCATCATCGTGGACGGCACCGACGAGACCGCGCTGGAGTTGGTGCGGGCGGTGGAGAACGCAGGCCGCTCCGACCTGGCCCCGCTGGAGGAGGCTGAGCAGTTCAGGCGCATCATCGGCCAGAAGGGCGTGCTCCCGGGCAACGCCAAGTCGGTCGTGATCACCGCCAAGATGCTGGCTGAGAAGGTGTTCAAGTGCTCGGCGGGGTACATCTCCCAGCGTCTGTCGCTCCTGGATCTCCCGGAGCAGGTGCAGGAGGGGCTGCGGAAGAAGAAGATCACCTTCGCCCATTGCCGTGAGCTGGGCAAGCTGTCCTCTCCGGAGGCGCAGCTCAAGGAGTTCAAGGCGATCCTGCGTGGGGAGTCCCGCACCTCAAGCGACGTCGGCACCACCGCTGCCAAGGCTGCGGCCAAGAAGGGCGGCAAGGGCAAGAAGGGGCGCGGTCGTCCCCCGGCGGCAGACGACAAGGGCACCCCGGATGTGGCACGTCAGGGGTTGGAGACGCTCCTGGAGCGCCTCAAGAAGAACGCCATCAACACCCGGGGCAAGACGGACATCAAGGACACCCTGGGTGCCACGTACGAGAAGCACGCCAGCGCGCGCAGCGACAAGACCAAGACCATGCTGCAGGGCGCTGCCAAGGCTCTGGAGTGGGTCGCGGGCTTCCGCGACTCCCCCTTCTAGGCCAACAACGCCAGTTCTCCCCCCTCCGCTGATTCAGCGTATTCCGCCAAGTACCCCTGTAACATCCGCATCGCAACTTCTTTGAGTTGCCGTACTCGTTCTGGGCATATGTCCAAGAGCACGGAAATCTCTTTGAGTGTGCGTGCGCGGTCTCCGCGTAGGCCGAAGTAGGCTGCGACGATGTAGGCTTTGCGTGGCGGAAGTTGTTGAATGGCGCGGCGTGTTTTGTGGCGTAGGGTAGTGGCTGCGAGTGCGTCTGTACCTGTAAGGGATTCATCGTCAGCAGCGTCAGCGTAGGGAACTCCTACAATGCCCGGGGCGTCTTCGCCTTTGTCACGGCGACGTTGTATCTCTTTGATCTTGTGGGGTGGTACGTGGACAGCATGGCCCATCCGATACATGTCCGTGCGAATGGCTTCCAGGACCCACCACCCTGCGTAGGTTAGAAAGCGCGTGGTGAATTTCTTAGCGTCAGCGCTGCGAAGGGCGCGGTTGCATCGTTTGCAGCGCTGGCGTTTGGTTTGATGTACGTAGTTCGGAGTGTCACATTCGGGGCAAGGGATCACCCACGGACAGTATTTGTCTGCGGCGACGATTAGACCTTCGTTTCCTGCAGATACAAAACTGGCCAGAGCCTCTGTGTCCCCTTTGGCACACTTCCGCGCAACACGAACAACGAATCTCAAGTTCTTCTTCACGAGTGTGTTGCGCGCCGCGATATCTCGGTGCTCGTGGTATCGGCAAAGTAGCTCGCGCTCTTGGCGGGGGTTACACAGGTCGAGGGCGTGTAGTTCACGGTGGTAGATTGCGGCAACTTCGTCGTGTTGGGGCATGTGCCAGATTATACATGGCGCATAGTTCACTACAATCCCGTATTAATTGTACAAAATGGGATGTCGATGTGATCGACATACAATTAGCTTGACGCGTACGTTTGAGAAATGTAGTGTGGATCTCTCACACGGCGAAAGTAGTTAAAACAACAGGAGGTTTTACCCATGTCTGATGCACAGACCGGTGGCGACGCTGCCGACACCGGTGACAAGATTGCCACGCAAGACCCGTACCTTGTCGCGCTGACCGAGGCCAAGGAGGGTGCCACCACGGTGCTCACCGACATCGTGGATCGCCACAAGGACGATCCGGACGCGGTCGCCATGCTTGAGCGAATCATGGCTACCATCAACCCCAAGCGTCGCGGACTGGAGGAGGCACAAGCACAAATCCAGACCCCGGTGCTCCGCATGGTCCAGGGCACCACGCGCAACAAGCCCGATGGCGCTGTCCCGGGCAACTTCTTCACGTCCTCTGGGGCGCTCGTGCAGGCACCCTTCGAGTTCGTGCCCCTGTACATGTTCGAGGCCAACCGGATGTTCCCGGCTGACCAGCAGGCGGCACCCGTCTGCTTCGCCCCGGATGCCCGGCTCGGCCATCGTTTCGGCCTCTGCGACAAGTGCATCCAGCTCCCCTTCGGGAAGAACAAGGGCGGCGATTTCACGGACTGCGACAACGGCTGGGTGGCCATGGTCCTGGCCAAGCACAACCTGAAGCTGTACCAACTGGAGTTCTTCCGTACCTCCCGCAAGGCCGGAAACCAGATCATCGGGCTGGCTGACGAGGTCGATGACCTCTGGGATCGCTGGATGACGCTCTCCTCCAAGGAGGAGAAGAACGACAAGGGTGTGTTCTACAGCTTCAAGGCCAGCGGTCAGGCCGAAGACACCCCGGCGCACTTCCGGGAGGCGTGCGTCGCGCTGTATGACATGGTGCGCTCCGCGCGGGCCACGTACCTGGAGAAGCACTGGACTGAGGTCACCGCGAAGCAGGCGGAAGCGGCGGATATCGAGGAGAACATCGATCCTGACAAGCTGACGGCAGGGACCGAGGGCGACAGCCCCAATCCCGACGTCAAGCTGTAGCCGAGTCCGGCGCTTTTTGTTCTGAGCAGTTTCGGGGGTCGGCGTATGTAGGCGCGTCGGCCCCCGTTTTTTTGATAGGACAGGTGACCTCTCGTGGCCGATTCTGAACAGCATGTGGTATTGGTGACTCCCGACATCGAGGCTGCACGCCCCTGGACGTATTCAAAAGGGAGCACAGCCAAGACGTGTCCCTTCGCATATCACCAACAGTACCGTAAGAAGGCCAAGTCGAAGGAGCCCCGCTCTGCTATTTCGTGCATCGGGGACGCGGTGCACTACATCCTGGAACTGGTGGCAAAGGGTGCCAAGGTCAGCGTCGCGTACGAAATGGCGCTGGGCAAGAAGCCACTCACGTATGAGATGACAGAGCGGGTCATGATGTACCGCGAAGCTATCGAGGACTTCCGCGACCGCATGGCAGCGTTCGAAGCCAAGTTTGGTTTACGCGGTAAATACCCGGAACATAAGTTGGCGATGACGGCGTTGTACAAGCCGTGTGGCTGGTGGGGCAAGGACGCCCTGTTCCGGGGTATCATTGACCTCCTCCTCATCACCCCTCAATGGCACGGCATCGTGCTTGACCACAAAGCAGGCGAAGAGATCGCAATCGAGGAGCGCCTCCCGCAGCTCCGCGTGTACTCGCTTGGCGCATTCGTAGCATACCCTGAGCTGAAGTCGGTTCGTCCGGCTGTTCACTACCCGGGAGCCGACCCGGATAAGGACGGAAGTCGTATTCGCTGGGGTACCGCGCTGACTCGTACGCATGATTTGCCGATCCTACGTCGTGAGTTCGAAACGTGGCTGGCCTCAGCGGCTGACGCCACACAGAAACGGGAGGCCATCAAAGGTTGGTTGTGTGACTACTGCGGGCAGCGCCCCGTGTGTCCCGCATACTAGCCTTATAGGTAGCACATGATATGCCAGGGAATGATAAGAAGGGACCGTCGAATAAAGTATTAGCGAAGATACATCCCACCAAGCTGCGTGCGCTGTGGAGTAGCATCAACGTACGCGACTGGTTGCACATACTGAACAACGTCCACGGTGGAAACAAGTGGGCGATCTCAGGTCCCCGCATCATGGGGTTGTGTCCCTTCCATAGCGACCGAAGTCCGTCGTTCATGGTCAACCTGGAACACAAGTACGCGAAGTGCCTCTCCACAAATTGTGACGCGTACTTCTGGGACCCCATCCGCTTTTACTCCCAGCTCCATAATCTGAACTACGCCGCTGCGGTCAACGAAATGAAGGACCGCTTCAGCATTCGATTGCCGAAGACGGCGATTCGTGAACTATCCAAAAGGCAGAACCGCCGTGACATCAAGCGGATGCTGCACGAGATTACGCAGGGTGAGCTGATTGACGCCTCACAGCCCAATGCTCCTCCTGACTTGGCTTACGCGCTGAACGCTGTACGCTATCTAACATCACGCGGCATCTCAGGCGTACACCACCTCCTCCCCTTGGGCGTCCTCCCACCCAAAGCACGGCTTCAGGTGTTGGTGGACCAGTACGTCAAGTTGCACAACCTGAAAGACCGCTGGGCCGACACGCAGAAGTACCTGGAGCCGGTGTACAACAACTCCCAATGGCTCGGGTCCGTGATGTTCTACACAGGGGCGTCACCGGAGGAGATTTGCCGCATTAAGGTGCGCCAGGTCCCTGCGGCTTCTGGGGCTGGCTTCAGCACGACGGCGCCGAAGGTCACAAAGTACCTCCCTGACGATCTGGAGACGTCCAATGGCCTGCTCGGGTTGTACGGCATCCCACCCTACACCGCGTACATCGCGGCGAACGATGTGGACTCGTGTCACGTAGTTGAGGGGGAGTTCGATGCCCTCGCCTTCCATGCGCGGCAAGTGGCCACCCACAACGTGGGCATGCTCGTCTTTAGTGGGGGAGGTGGGTCCGTCGATAGCATGGATGTTTTGCGTGAGTTCGGTTTCAACTCTGGATACCTTGTTGGGGACAACGACGACGGGGGCGAGGGGTGGGTACGACAGGTACTCAGTACAACGCTGAAGTTGGCACTGCGTGTGTACGGTTGGCCCGCTGCCATGGCTATCCAGGGGAATGATGCGCCCGACCCGGATGACCTCATTAACACCTTCGGTTTGGCCACAGTGGAAGCCTCCCTCCGTGATCCCACGAACTTCGAATTCCCGTACAAGTGGGCGGAGGCGAGGGCGCTGCAAGAGATGGCGTCCATCCCCGAAGAAGATATTCGCTACTTGACAAACGTGGCGGCGAAGTGGGGCCGCTTTGTACGAGACCCTACAGAGCAGCAAGCGTACATACAGGCTGTGGCCGCACAGCACAGCATCAATGGTGGTCAAGTCCTGACTGAGCTGGTGTCAGGGGACGAAAACGAAGAGGCGTTCATTGAGCGGCTCCGCACCGTGTTGGCGTCGCGCCTCCACATTCTCAAGCGGCACGAGATTGGATCCCAGCAAAAGTTGCAGGTGTGGGACATCGTGACGAAGTGCATCTACGACCTCCCTCTCGGAGACCCCAAGCAGTTGCGTGTGACTCTGCAGGTCATGATGGGCTGTGACATCTACCAGTGGGTCAAGGAAAACATCGGAGAGCCTGAGTTTCTGGAAGAGTACGCGGGGAAGGGAGACATCTTCTATCTGCGCTACGAGAAGGCGTTGAGCGATTACGCTACTACTGCCGTAGGTAACTTGTGCGCCAACCTCCCAAATCAGCAGGAAGTGAAGACGCTGGGCGCTGGGTACCACACCGTGGTGACAGAAGAAGGAGAGATGACTGCGTACTTGGTCAACGGCATGGACCTGTACAAAGCACACTACGATAAGGACCGCGCAGTGTGGGAGAAGCTGGCAGGTCCCACCGATGTCAAGAACAACGTTGTCGTGTACGCGGAACCCGGGCACTGGCCTCGGTGTATCTACCCCCACATCAAGAACGCTGATGACCTGAACAGAATGCCCTCCTTGACGTTGTCGGAAGCTCTCGCAAAGATTCGTGAGATGGTAAGCGCAGGGTGGGACTTCAAGAACCACGAAGTCACCTGCGACCTGGTAGCGGCGTTGGTGCTACAAATCTTCATCTCTGATGCGCTGCCCCGCCAAATCCTTCTGATGTTCAACGCAGAGGCCCAGAGCGGCAAGTCTAGCCTCATGGGTGGGCTCATTGGGCGCGGTAACTTGCCCAGCATCAACATCGTTCTCCCGGCGCTGTTCATGGACAACTACACGGCAGCAGGTGTGCGCCAGAAGTTCAATCACTCGACGGAGGCGTGCTGCCTGGATGAATTCGAAGATACGGGTGGCAATGATCGGCGAAGCGTTGTGTGCCGTACACTACTCCAGCTCTTCCGTGGTTTGACCAACGAGGATGGGCTCACTGTCATCGGAAGCACTTCTGGTAGGCACCTGGAGTATGCTTTCCGTTGTCCTGTCATCACTGCGGGCATTCGTGGGTTGCACACACTGGAGGACCTGTCTCGGTTCATCGTTATCGAAATGGATCGCAAAGCAACACGCAGCTCCCCTGAAGCAGTGCTGCTCCGCGACTTCGGTAAGGAGGTCATCCAGAAGCTCCGATACGAATTGCCGTTGTTGATGTACCACGCAGCCAAGAACGTGCGTGACGCCTACTTCGACATCTATAAGCGTTACCAAGATGGTGGTGCCCTCACGAAGTATAAGGGCATGACACGCGTGCGAGAACACTACTATGGTGCCATGGCAATCATGGAAGTGTGTGGGCGTAACTCCGATGAGTTCATCAAGGATTACTACAAAGCACACCAATCCCACATGAAGCGCCTTGCGACGTCCACGTTCAGTGAGGAGATTTTCCGAGAACTGATTTCGACGCCCACAATCAGGACCGGCAACATCGGTGACATACGTCCACGTACCGCTATAGAAATTCTAGGAGGCGCGGAGCCCAACGCGCTCAACCAATCGAGTAGCGGATTGTATTACGACCCCATTACCGGGTGGTTGATCGTTAATTGGGTGACGGTGAAGACCGCAGTCCTTGGGTCCTCCGAGTTTCGCAACAAGAGTGCCAGTTGGCTCAAGAACCAGGCACAACGTAGTGTGTACCACATCAAGGATCGCGAGCTAGAAAAGAGTGGTGTGTTCAAGAGGCTCGGACCCTATATGGGACGCATGGTGCGGGACTTCCCTATCAGCGCTTACAATATGAATGGGCTCGTGTCTGACATTACTGCAAAGAAAGGAGACGCGACAGGGGACCACGTCGCAACGGTCAAGGCTATGCCTGACGGTTCGCTCGTGCTCCCTGATCGCACACGCATCCCCAACATGCGTGGCTTCGATGAAGTGCTGAAGAACCCTGTTTCAGACGCGCTGATGAAGCGCGCGGGTAGGCACCTCGTTGTTGTCCCCAGTCCTAAAAAAGAAGCTACCCCTGGTACAAGCAAAGTAGAGCCCCGTAAGGTTAAAAAAGACGACGGGCTCGACTACTAATGGGAAATGTCACTCCGTTAAAACCAATTGCATGCCAAGGTTGTCCGCTCTTCGAAGAGCCGATACGGGTGCACCCTGATGCGATTCCTGCCCCGGGTGGCACCACGGTACTCCTTTTAGGCGAAGCTCCAGACCTCGAATACTCCAGTCAGCTTGTCCCTTTCCTGGACCGTCCTGGTAAGGTTATACAAGCAGCGTATAACGCCGTGCGTAAGGAGTACGATAGTACCCCAGAAGGTATGGCGCGTTTCAACGCCCTCCAGGTACACAAGGCGTACACGGTCCAGTGTGCGTCGGAGAAGCCAAGCAAGGCCGCGCACGATAAGTGCAAGGTGCACCTGGATGCGCTGATTCAAACGCTGAAGCCCACGCTGATCATCCCATTCGGTGCAGCGGCGACCGAGGTTCTCCTCCCTCATATAAAGAATTTCGAAAGTGTGAGAGGTACTTTTGTTCAGGGTGCCGTGCGCCGTCAGCAGTTCTATGTGTGCCCCACCCTCGCACCCAAAGCAGTGTTGGCCAAACCGGGCTTGTTCGATGAGATGTGCCGGGACCTGACCAAAGCGTTTGCGTTCGCTGAGGGCGGTGGGCTCGGTGCGGACAAGCACAGCGAGGCGTACCTGCGAGAGACCTACATCTTTCCGCGCACCGTGGATGAAGTCAAAGATGTGTGCACAGAAATCATTGGGTACTCAGTGAATGGTGGGGACCCTGAAGCGCACCTCATCTCAGTGGATACTGAGACGAACACCTTGGAACCTTGGGACCCTACACGGTTGATGATTGCCATCTCTTTTGCGTGGGATGAGCGGTTAGCTACAACCATCATCCTAGACCACCCAGATGCGTGGTGGACTCCAGAAGAGTTGGAAGAGGTCAAATACTGGGTTATCCAAGTCTTGGCGTCCAAGAAGCCCAAAGCGCTGCACAACCATCAGTACGACTCGCAGATGATTGAGTGTGCGTACGGGTGGCCCCTGGAGAATGTGGCGTGGGACACCATGCCCGGTGAGCACCTCTTGGAGGAGGACAAGAAAGGCCAGTACGGCTTGAAGAACTTGACCCGAGCACGCCTCCCCAAGTACGCGGGGTACGAAGACAAGGTTGATGAAGAGCGGGAGCGCTACGGCAGTGGGACTAGGGCGCAGGAAGCAAAGCGCTTTCGTAAAGCCATGGAAAAGTACGAGGATCGGCTGCGGATTTACGCCGTAAAGCAGACCACGTACGAACCCCTGTACGCACGGTACAGCGCTGCGATGGATAAGTGGCATGGTGCGAAAGCCGCTGAAAAGATACTGGCGAAGTCAGAGAAGCGGCGCATGGATAAGGCTGCGTGGGGGAAAAAACCGCCCAAGCCACGAGCACCCAAGCCACCATCACGCCCAACCGCAAAAGAGCCCTTCGACTACACGAAGATTCCTATCCCGGACCTGGAGTTCTACGCTGCTATCGATGCCGACGTAACGCGTCAGCACGTTTTGCACCAGGTGCGGCGTCTTCGGGCGGAGCATGCTACGGACCTACGCTTGCGCAGGACTGTTCTCGGGGTAGAGCGTGCGTCGGATAGTCGTCCCGTGGGGCGCCTTATGCGTACCCACGTCATCCCTACCAGTAATACGCTATCGCGGATGAAGTATACGGGGTTCCCTGTAGACCTTCCGTATTTGGAGTCCGTGGATACGGCCCTCCAGGGTGAGATTGATAAGGCGGAGAGGGAGCTATACGAAAGCGTCGGTAGCCCCTTTGATGTCTCCAGCTTTCCGCAAGTCTCTAACATCCTGTTCAACACAGGGTTCGTCGAAGACGGACAGCGGGTTGTGGTACCCCTCACCGACGACATTAAACGCACCAAGACGGGTGTCAGCGCAGATGAAGATACGCTGCTCTACATCCAAAAGCAGTATGGGTATAACTTCCCGAAGCTCCTCCTGACGCACCGTAAAGCATCTAAAGCGCGGAGCCCCTTCCTCGTTAATGTGCGAGACCACGCACGCATCGACGGTAGGATGCACGCCTCAGTGCATATCATCGGTACCAACTCGGGGCGCTTGTCGTCGTCAGACGAAAACCTGCAGAACATCCCGCATTGGCTGGCAGGGCACAACATCAAGAAGATCTTCAGGCCCCTGCCTGGAATGACGCTCATCGACACTGACGCGCAAGGTGCAGAGGTTCGCATCTTCGCTGCGTACGCGAAAGATAAGCAGCTCATCGACGCCATCCTGGCCGGGATGGACACTCACTCCTTCTTCGCTTCCAAGGTCTTCGGCCTGGACTACGATGAAATCGTAGCGGCGAAGCGTGGCGATAAGAGCATCCCCAAGGAACGCCGTGATTTCCTGAAGATGAAGCGCACCATTACCAAGCGCGTTGTGTTTGGTGTGTTGTATGGTGCAGGCAAGTACACCATTTCGCTAACGGCAGGGATCTCAGAAGAAGAGGCACAGGACGTCATCAACTTGATGTTCAAGATGTTTCCTTCCATCCCTGAGTACATCCAAGCTACGCATAATGAAATCCGGTTGTTCAAGAGCCTGTACACCAAGACAGGACGGAAACGCCGGTTCCCGCTCGCCGACCAGTACATGTTTCGCAATCGCTGTTTTCGGCAGGGCGTGAATTTCAAGATTCAAAGCACCAGTTCAGACATCGTATTGTGGGTCATGAATGAGCTGTTCCCCGTGGTCACCAACGACATGGGCGGCGCTTACCATGCAACCGTGCACGATTCCATTGTGTTTTCAATCCCACACAAGTACACTTCGCAGATCAAAGATGTTATTTATGAGTACGGCACTCGCCGAGTAGCAAAGAGGTTTAACTGGCTCACGGTACCGTTTCTCTGGGATGTTGATGCGGGTCCAAACTACGGTGAGGTAAACCCCATCGACGACTACTTGAAAGGACACACACATGACACGACAGGCCAACAAGAAGAAAGGGAAGCAGAAGCAGCAGCGAGGCTCAGCTTCCAGTAACAGCCACCTGTTCACCAAGAGGCATGAGGTGGGTGGGCACTCCTTCGAGTTCACACAGGAGATGACCGGGCAGCGCAGCAGCGAGATCGTTATTCCGGAGGATGAAGTATCGCTGGTGCCGTCTGAGAATCAGATCAGTGAACCCGTCGTCGTACCCGTTACCCCATTTCCAACCCCGCAGCCCGTGGACCCCGGCGCTGATGCTACTGATCTGGAAACCCAGAAGTATCAGGCCGCGTTGTCCGCATGGGAGGGTCTCAAGGCGGCGCATGACGCCGATGAAGAGGCAAAGCCCCCGCTGGTGAAGATGAACGTGTGGTTGCCTGTCATGTACACCCATAAGGTAAAGATGGACGGAATGGAGCTGCGGGTTTTCCATTCGTTCCGAGGTCCCATCTTGGGTGCACTCAAGTCCCAGGATTCCAATCGTGCCGTACTGTACTCCCCGACCCTGCTCGACCCCAACATTGAGCAGGGCCGTGTGCATTTCTTACCAATCGCTTTTGGTGGGCTCGACTTCACCCTGTACCGGAGTTCGTGTACGGGGGAGAGCGCACCGCAGGAAAGCGTGGCGTTAGCTTTCGCCGACTTCGTGCAAGCAAACCGGGACGGAAACTACGAGTACCGGTCCATGAGCGCATACCACCACATCGACGTGGACTATCCGGCTAACGCCGAGGTCCGGTCAGTCGGTCTGGAGACGGTGCGCTTAGCCCTGTTCGGACTCACCCCGACGTTGAAGTCCGGAGAAGCCGATCAGCTTCAACGGGCGCGGCAGTTGCAGCAGATGACAGCAATGCGTGCTTCGCAGCAGGCTCGCGAAGCATTGTCGACACCATCTGCTGATGCACCGCCAAGCGACGACGGGGCTGAGAGCTAACGTCTACTGCTCAGTCACCTTCGCATTCTGAAGGATGCTGGCGCAACGCCAGCAACTTTTCCTTTATCCCTATAAGTTCGAATTTATTATCACCCTATAAGAAAAGGGGTGCATTCGAGGTTAGGGGTTAAAGAAAGGCGCCTTGAAAATCGGGCCGCTGGAAGACAGAAAATACAGTGAGCACCCCGTACTCCCAGTAGGACACCTGCCTATTTGATCTCAGTGAATAAGCCAGCCGTAGTGGGCTTAGGGGGTGCTACACCCCCAGATGGGAAATAAACAATCGGTCAGCAAACAATCCCTTCCGGTCCCCGCCCGTCGCGGTAAAGTTTCTTTACCCGATCGCGTCTGTGGGCACTCCAGCCACCATCGACCAAAGAAACTTCACCGCTCGGTTGGTGACCGGAACGCAAGGTTTACCGAAAGTGAGATCAGTTATCCGTTGAACGACAGGTCCATCAGAATCATCTTTGCAGCAAGCCAGGCGAATAGCTGTGCGTGGTAGGAGTCGTCAGGTTGTGTAGGCGCGTGTCGCCACACCTTGCGGCCCACCTTTGTGACCTCTTCGTAGAGGTTCAGGATGTCTTGGATGGGCACTGTCATGTATGAGAGGTTGGGGTACACAACAGCCCCCCTCTTCAGTACCATGAAGTAATTGTCCATTACAATGGTGCGGTCCACGGTGTAGAAGCTGCCCAAGTCGTTCCACGAGATGGCGCTCGCTTGTGCTCCGTACTGTACCTCGGTAACACGGTGTTTCCCCATCTTGTGTCGGAGCTGGTCGTTGCCCAGGTGCCCCTCTCCCCGGTCGCCTACAACGCGCTCCACCTGGTAGTTGTTCATCACCTCTACCATGTCGTCCACGATGGTGACCGGGCTGGTTACGGGGTAAATCCGAAAGTAGAGGGTCTTGAGTCGGTGGTCCTTGGTAACGCCGAAGATCCAAAGGACAGTGCGGCTGACCCCTGTTACACCGCCGCCGGACCAGTCGACCCCCGCTACAACATGGGAGAATTGTTCCTGGGCTGTAGGGGGTGGTGTGCGGAAGATGTCGTAGTTTTCACACAGACTCTCCAGTTCGTCTTTGCTAATCAGGCGTGCGCCGATTGCGTCGGAGACACCGAACACCTCATTCTTGAGGCGTGATTCAGGATAACGCTCTACCTTGGTCAGCAGCTTGCCCCAGCGATGAGGGTTCTCGCAGTTCAGTGGGAGCATGGGCTGGGAGACGTGGAAGCCTTTCATGGTCGATTCTTTATTGAAGTCGTACCACTGGCCCAGGCGCGGGTTGAGCCCTTTTCCACAGTGCAAACAGATGGGTCCGTGTTTTCCTAGCGAGCGCACCCCCTCAATGAATTGGTGCTTGCCACACCCTGTGCACTGTATGATCCACTCCGACTGCGTGGAGAGGCTCCACAGGTATTCGATGGTGTTTTCCATCGTCTTGGGTGTGCCCGCGTATATCTCACACTGGTATGACGAGTTCGCCATGCACTCATTCACAACAGGGATGACCTCGCGGTAGAGGATGTCCTGTACCTCATCGTACAGCACCCGGTCAGCCGAGTTGCCGCGTGCACGATCGGGGTTATCAGTGGCGTAGGTGAGCTTCACCTCGGATCCGTTACGAAACATACGAAGCATGGTGCGGTGCGTGAAGTCGGAGACTGAGAAGTATCTACGCACGATGGGGGAGTAGTGCACCACCTTCCCGAGACGGGTATTGGAAAACGACTGCGTTTGTTCCTGACTCGGGGAGAGGTAAAGGCTTTTGAAGTGGGGGATGCCGAGACTCTCGCTAATGATGAAGTTGCAGAGAGTGGTGGTCTTAGCTACCTGTCGTGCACATTTGAGGAGGACCTCAGAAAAGTTCCCGTCGTACACGGCACGGAAGAACGGATAGTCCTGGAGCGTGAAGGGCTCCCCGTCCAGGTACAGTAATTTCTGCGCTAGTTCAGAGCGCAGTCGTGGAGGAAATTGCACAGATTCAACATACTAGAGGATATGGAGGATGACAACGGAAAGACCTGATTGCGTACGGCTTACGAACGTCCCTTTGTTGACCTTGCTGAATCAGCGAGTGAGAGCGGGGCACGTAGTGTTCATGGATTTTGCAGCACAAGCAACATGTCACGACATCCTTATTGTCCCTACGCGAGCGGTGGAATATGCGGGCGCTACCCCCTTTGGAAACCGACGCGTGATTCTAGCTATTGAAGGCAAAGGGTGTCTTCGTCTACCTTACCCCACAGGGCGTATCAACAAGGGGTACCTGCAAGGAAAGATGGACCTACCCAACGGTGCGGATGCTGCCAATGTTGTGTGTGCAATCAATGCGGTTCTTGCTCCAGACACCAAGGCGTACCTCGCGTCTGTGCCCCTGGATGGAGACCACGTAGACCATCGTCATCCTGACAACCAATGGATATAGAGGAAGAGGATAAATGGCTGACCGAGAAGTTCGTGAAGATCAGTTTCACCAGAAGATGGGTGTCCCCGCAGTTGGATTGACCACTGCGCGTGAAGTCATCGAGGTGAACAGGTACAACCACCGCAGCGTTTGCTGCCTCACTGGTACCTCCGGAATGGGTAAGACGGACATCTGCAGGCAGGTCGCAGAGAGTCGCGTGCCAGCGGAGCCTTTCCACTGGAACGGAAAGCTGTGGGAAACATCAGTCCCGTGCATTGAGAAGAACTTGCAGCACTTGCAGCCCGAGGATGTGGCCATTCCCGCTCCAGCGTCTGCGCGTAGGGCACGCCTGCTTGAGCAGGTTACGCGTTGGATGGACGTGAAGAACTACTACCTCGCGCAGGGCAACGGTACCGAGGCTGCTGACAACGTCGCAGAGGCAGAGGTACAAATCGCTCTGACTATGGAACACATCCGGACGTTGGGCACAAAGGATGAGGGTGCCTTCGAGTTCCTGCTGCAGAACGATCTCCTGAACTTGCCACCCGAGGGTCTCCTCTTCTTCGACGAGTGGAATCGCGCTGACATGGGAGTCATCAAGGTGTTCTTCACCCTGCTCGGCGATCGGCGCATCCACTCCTACACCATCCCCGAGGGCATCCAGGTGGTGTGCGCGATGAACCCCAGCGGCGCTGCGTACTCCGTCTCTGAGCCTGAGCGTGACCCGGCGTTTCGCCGCCGCATCTGCTTCCTCCCCGTGAACATCAACGCCGCTTCCTGGGTCAATTACGCACAGGGTGAGGGCGACTTCCACCCCCTGGTTGTTGAGTACATCAAATCCTCGGGCAAGGAGCTGCACGACTCGGCTCTTCGTGACGCAGGTAAGCAGTACCCCTCCCCGGCAGGTTGGGAAGCGGTGAGCGACCTGTGCAAGACTGCTGACAAGCTGCGTGAAGACATTCACGCTAACCGAGCGCTCTCCACCACCATGCAAGGTCTCATTGGGCGCACCCCCGCTGTGCGCTTCTTGGAGTTCGTCAAGAACAAGGCGAGCCTCATCACTCCCAGTGAGATCGTGTACGAGTACAGCACCAAGGGGCGTGCCCGCAAGAAGGTGTTGGCCATGCTGGAGGAAGGGCGCAGCGACGTCATCAGTGAGGTGTGCACCGGCGTGGCAGTGGAACTCATGACCTCCAACCCTGACCCGCAGAAGGTGAAGGGCAACCTGGGTCGCTTCATGGGGGACCTCCCGTCTGACGCAGCGGTGTCCTTCATCGTGTCCAAACTAACGGCAGCGGCGGAGGAGATTGGTGGGAAGAGCAACGACTACATCTACAGCATCAGTCAGGCGTTGAGCACGGAGAAGTCCTTCGAGCGGCTGTTCACCAAGATTGCGGAAGCGCAGGCGCGCATCAAGCAGTCGGCGGGAAGCCCGGATGCGCTGGCGACGTAAAGAGCTGGTACACACGTAGCTGTTCTAGGACGTACTCCTGTACCCCTTGGCGCTTGGCCTTTTGGACGCCCTCGTTGGGTTTGTTGCTTCGGACGAGGGCGTTCAATGCTGGTTGTGCGAAGTCGAGAAGCACGGGTGTTTCACTGAATCCCTGGTCGTGGAGTAGCTGTGCGACGTACAGCGTGGGTTCGCGGTCGAACTCTGGCTGTGCTTGGATGTCGGAGGACTGTTGAAACAGCAGCTCTGCCTCAAAGACGCCCCAGGCCAGCTCTCCGGGTGTTGCTTCGAAGATTTCGCGACTATCTGTGACGTGTCCGCTGAACGCTGAGATGGTGTGCATGAAGGCGTGTACCTCCCACCAGAAGGCAGGCACAAGTACCAGGGTATTGGCTGCGAGGATCTTCGCCCGGTTGGGTAGAGGCACGTCAACGCTGTGCTCCCTCTCCAGCGTCAGCCACAGGGATTCTGGCTCCCAGTTGAGGCTCGCCTTCCCGAGCAGGGCTTGTACAGCCTCAAAGCAGGCGGTGGCTGGTGCTTCGGGGTCTTGGAGTGTGGCTGCTTCGGTCCCCGGGGCAACAGTACGTCGTCGCCGGGCTGCGCTCTGCAGTGCCTGTGCAAAGGTCATAGGGTTACGAGGGGAGCTGGGCTTTCAAGGCGATGCGGAGGTCCAGGGGCAGCGTGGGGAGCACCTCTTGCAGCTTTTGTGGGTCCACGGCGCCATCAGGTGCAATCTCTGCACTGATCTCAGGCCCCAGGAGGTCTTCCCAGAATGTCACGGGGAGGCCGAGCAGTGTGGTCAGTGGGATTTCGGAACCATCCAGGTTCACCACGTCCTCGGCCTGCTTCTCGCTGAAGACAGTGAGCATGGGGTCGGGAATGGTGGTGCCATACTGGTGGGCGATGCCTGCGTTGCTGTCGATGGTCGCCAGCGCAGATGCGGCCTTGACGAGTTCCTCACGGTCCCTGATGATGCCGCCCCTCTCACGGAACGCACCACCCAGCCGGGAGTACGCCTGCTTGAATAGGGGGTCCTTCACGGCGCAGCGCCGTCCCTCGATGAGTTCAGCGGTCTTCTCTGCGGTGCACACTGTCATGCCCGCCATGCGGTGGGTCAGGGGGTGCAGGGTCACGCCCAAGTCCCGTGCAGTCTTCACGAGATTGACAAAACCTTCCACGCGGTCATTCAGGGCCAGCTTGTTGTACTGCTTGAGCAGGAGTGTCTCGGCCTGCTGAAGGTCGGAGGCGGTCTTGACCCGGAGGCGTTTTAGGCCCGGGAGGATCCACACCGCGTCGTCTTGCACTGAGGCGATCTTCTCCTGGTGGCGAGCAGCACCCACGACACGGGCACGACTGAGTAGGTCATTTACGCCGTAAATCTCGCAGGCGGTGCTCAGCGCTGCGTCGACTTCCGGGGGGACCGCAGACGCGGACTTGTCACGGTACATCACAGAAAGCACCGTGTTCTCCGGGGTGTTCACCGGATACATGCGTTTGGACGGCCACGCGAAGGCACCGGCGGGCAGCGTTTCAGCCTTTGCGACATCCAGCTCGGCGTGCTTTGCAAATGTCTTTACTTCTTCTTGCCCTTCGAGGAGGGCGTAGAGGTGTGCGTGTGCTGGGTCGTGGAATTGGTCTCTCACTGCTACTCTCCCGGAAAAGTTACTATATTGTAAGCAAACAACCCTCAAACCACAAGAGGTGAACCTTGAGTATGCCACTCCCGGACGCAGATGGACAACGTCTGGGTGATGTTATTATGTACTGGCTACAGCCGCAGTTCCGCAGTTTGGCCGCGAGCGTCATTGAAGCGCTGCACCGTGTCAACGTCCCTGGTTTCGGTACCATGGGTGTGGGTGTCAGCAAAGAGGGGCGTATGTGCCTCTTCTACGACGAAGATATGGTCTCGAAGATGCCTCTGCAGGAGTTGCTGCTCACTTTCACACATGAACTGATTCACATCCTGAACGACCACATTCCCCGGTGCGTGGAGTTGATGAGTACGCTGCGCACGAAGAAAGAGAAAGCGCGGTTCAAGGCGGTGCAGAACATCGCTGCGGATCTCGCCACCAATGAAGTCATGCGCCTGGAGCCAGGCTTCGATGACAAGTACAAGGACTGGTTCTTTGGGTCCGATAAGACAGACGGGCGCCTGTTCCTGACTCCTGAGACGTACAAGATGCCACGCGCTCAACCCTACGAGGTGTATCAGTTTGGTCTGCTGCAGCAGTTGGACCAGCGGAGCGGAGGCGGAGGTGGAAGTGAAGGTGGTGGGTGTGGATCGGAGCAAGAACTCCGTGACCAGTTCACGGATAGCCGAGGTGGGGACCCCCACGCGCACTGGCGCAAATTCATCAAGGGCAGAACGTCCGAAGAGCTGGTGTCCATGGCAGAAGAGCTGCGACACCAAGCACGCGATACCGTGGAGAAGGCGCTGGCGCAGCACGAGAAGGCGCGTGGTGTCACACCTGCTTATCTGAAGGAGCGCATCGAGGCATTCCTGAAGCCGCCAGTGATCCCCTGGCCTGTGCTACTGCGCAGGATGTGCATCCGTACCAAACAGCGTAAGTCCGCACGCGGGATGCAGCGCCCTAATCGGAGGCTGCACGAGATAGACGATATCCTGCCCTACCCTGGGAAGAAGTACGACAACAAGTTCACCATCGTCTTCGCCATCGATACCAGTGGGTCCATGTCCCACGACGACCTGAAGTTGGCCATGGAAGAGCTGCTGTCCCTGGCTACCAGCGAGAGCGATGTGTACATCTGGGTCATGCAGTGCGATTCAAAGGTAGCGTATGTAAAACCGGCGGAGTCGGTGAGTGATATCGACTTCGATATGGTGGGACGGGGTGGTACTGATTTTGACCCCGTGTTCGTCAAGACCAAGGAGCTGTTGAAAACCAGTATGCAAAAACCTGATGTCCTGGTGTACGCCACGGACGGGTACGCACCCGAGCCGAAGCCCGAGGTGCGTGTCCCGATTCCTGTGGTGTGGCTCATAACTCCGGGGGGCAAGATGCCATCCCCGGGATACGGCCTTCACCTCCCGATGGAAAATGTGCCCGCGCAGTAATGCGTCTCCGACGCGTATAACTCCCGACGAGATTCTCAAAGTACGTGTAGACCAAAAGATTGTGAAGAAGTTCCCCTTCGACCTCATCTACTTAGTCCCTGTGGGACACGGGGGTGTGATACCCCGGTTGTTTCCCTGGTCACTCTGCTTCACCATTACACCTCTGATCCAGACTCTGCTGAAATTGATTGACACCGTGCAATACGCAGAACGGTTTCCTAATCCAGGGCGCCCACACCGCGTAGTGTCAACGAACGTAAATCGCGTGTTGCAGAATGCGCAGGATCACTTCTTGGTGATTCCAGTAATGGGGTTAGAGCAACGGCGTAAGAAACATAACGCGCCCCGTGGAAACAAGATTCCGGCTTACATCACCGCGACGCGCCACCAGGGCAAAGAGAATACCAACACATTCGAACACCTGTTCACTCCTGACACCATTCTGTTCTCTCCGAAAGGTCCAGTGCGCCCCATCTGCCGTGCGTGCCCTCGCGGCATGCTACGCCTCCAGGGTAAATGTCAACTCGGAAGCGCAGCGTGCTACACCAACCTGGTGATCCGGCCAGGGAACATCACCACTCCTGCTGAGGAGGAGGTGCCCAGTGAGTAGTTACAAAGATACAACAGCCGACATCATCCCGATCCCTGGGGCACTACCCCCGGAGAACGTGCCGTACGTCCTTGATGACTTCTCCCTGGCCATGCACCTCGGTGTGCGATGTCGTACACTGTGGTACCTCATTACGACGAAGCAAGACCTCTATAAGCGGTTTAGCATTCCCAAGAAGTCTGGGGGTAAGCGGATCATCCACGCTCCCGAAGCGCGGTTGAAGTACGTACAGAAGCAGATTGATTTCGTTCTACTACGCACCCAGCACATGGGTGACAGCGTTGGCGCGTACCGCCCCGGTATCGGGTGTCGTTACAGCGTTGAGCGCCATGCAGGGCACTACGTCCGTATCGCGCTGGACATTCAGGACTTCTTCCCTTCGCACTCCCGGGCACGAGTGCGTAATTTCCTGAAGCGTACGTTTGGCTACGACCACCGCGTGTGCAGCATGATTGCGGACCTCTGTACCGTCGGGGAGCGCATCGCCTCTCCGAAGATGAAAGGGGAACTCCGCTTGAGGCACTACACCCCCCAGGGGTCACCTGCGTCACCTACGTTGTGCAACCTCATGGCGCAGGAGGCCATCGACGTTCCCGTCCTGAATTTCTTGAAGGGGTCTGGGTGGGTGTACACACGTTACGCTGATGACCTGACCATCTCTCACCCTGACAAGAAAACACGGGATGAGATTCAGCACATCATCGACGCCGTGGTCAAGCTCGTCCAGGGTGGTGAGTACCGAGAGCACCGCAAGAAGCGTAGAGTGCAGCGTCAGCCCGCGCAGCAGCGTATGTTGGGCATGGTCTGCAACGTGCATCCCAACATTCCGAAGTATGAGTACAGGCGCTACCGTGCGCTCCTGCACAACTGTCTCCACCACGGCTTCGCGGTCAACGCTGTGCGTTACGGGTTTGACCCTGACAACATGGCGTTGGAGGCGGAAGACGCATTGGTGGGGTCGTTCATCGCGCACCTGGATGGGAAGATTAACTACTTCCACGGTATCAACCCGAAGCGCGCTTCGAACCTGCGCAGACAACTGGATCGTGCAATACAAGTACAGTGTCCTCCGGATGCCTGATAGCATCCTGAAGTCGAGGCCCATACCCCCTCTCATGGTTACGCTGTGCACCGATAGACCACCCCGATACGCAAGACACCATCGCCCCCATGAAGGGATAGGGGTCGGTCTCGTGTTTCACCGAGAAGACGCAGTCTGGTCTGAAACGGAGATAACGCGAGTGATGCGTCATCCAGACATCACCAAGTACTTTCCCGATGGGGTCTTCGCGTACACGTGTGCGACATTCGGAGCACGTCGCGCCGGATACGGTAACGCCGAATCCGAAGACTCTCTTGAAGTGACCAAGCTGTTTGTTGGGTCGAGCATGGCGTACGTACTCCAGTTACGTATTGCTGCGATGTATTTTGCTCGCAAAGACTTTGTGTGGTGTGTCCCCGCAGGGGACGACATACGGCAATACTGTAGGCAGTTGTACGCTGTTGCTGCCTGTGAAGGGTGCCCCATCCGGTCAACGTCAGAGTGCTTCAACAACAATTTACAGCGTAAATACATCCGCACCATCGCAGTTCCGGCTCAGCGTGAGTTGTTTACAGTCCCCATCAGCACTGATTTCTCAGACACCGATTCCGAACTGGACGCGGATGAATGGCGTGAAGACGTTCGGTACTGGAAGACAAAGATCGCTGGGTACACTGCAATCCCTCCCAAGTACATTACCCCGGACCACGATATGCCGGGTAAGGGTCTCATCACGCCTGTACACGCGGACTTTACTGGTGTTGACGAAGCGTGGGCAGCGCGCAGTGCCAATGCGGTCAGCGCGGCAGAAACCCGAAAGATGCATCGGGAGGAATGCAGTAACTGCATCTTTAGTGCGTATGTCGTTAAACCTGGCGTATTTGGGTCCCCCTGTACCCCCTGGGCGTCGCGCGGATGTAAGCATAAGCGTTGGACTGATGAACACGCTACCCGTTACATAATGAGCACCGTGCAAGGTATCTTGAAGAGGTGTCACACCTCATGGACGCTGCGCCAGATATGGTGCTTTGCACAGGTCGCTGGGGTGTCTTTCAAAAAGCAAAATCCCGAGACGAACAGGCAGTGCTGGTGGACGCTGAGTCAAGTGCGCAACCCCGCGTCGCTGTACGGTGATGGGATACTCCCTCTGAATGCCTACGTGCGCCGCGACAGCGTGTCTGCGTACCACGAGGACGCACTGAAGTTTTCCAGCTACCGGCGACTGTATGCGTGGCTCCCCGCTGACATGCAGCGGAGGTTGGATGCAGAGTGGGCACAAGCACCGGCAACCAAAGATCTGTTGGTGCACTCGAAGTTCGCGCTGTGGTTGTGCGTCTCGTCGTTAATACACGGAAGGCCATACACGTGTAGCTACAAGAGTGGCTTCGCTGTGTGCCAACCTGAAATGCACCATGTTGAGATGTCGAGGCACGATACGGGGCCGGTGGAAATTGTTGTGATGACCACGAAAGAGACTGACGAGCACCGGATCTATGACTTCGACGATCTCTTTCGCTACCTGAAGGATTGGAGGGGTTTTCCCTTCATGAACATAACGGACGAAGAGGACAGTGCACTGATGGTGACACGAGGGATGTACTTCAGCCCTTGATCAAGTAGGTGTCCACGTTGGTTTGAGGGCACGAACCGCCGTGAGCTTTTCGTCGAGCAGGGATTGTGATGCTGTGTACGCTGCTTTCGCATCTTCGTACGCTGTGCGTGTCGTTGCCACCGCTTGGTCAGCCGTTACTTGTGCTGCCTGGGCGGTGGTGTACGCACCACCCAATGTGGTGACGATCGCGGCGAACAGCACCTGGTTGGACTGCCCAGTGCTTTCCGCGAGGGTTGCTGCTGCTACATCCTGGCGGAACGTGGTGAGGTCACCGTCGAACTGCGTTAAGGCGCTGTCCCAGATCGCTTTCGCACTGCTGAAGGCAGACTCGTCGTTGTCGAACTGGCTACTGGCCGCACTGTAGACACTCTTCTGCGCAGTGGTAGGGGTGGCGCTGGCACATTGTCCGAGGAGGACTTGTGCAGCAGACTGGAAGGTGCCTCCCTGGGTGTAGAAAGACCCGGCTGCGGCCTTGAAGGTTTTGGACTTTGTGGAGAACAGCCCACCCCCGGATCCTGTGGCGCTGTACAGGGTTGCTGTGGTGCGTATGTTCGACAACGCAGAGAGGAGGTCGTCGAACCACTCCTTGGAGTCCTCAGCATCGTCAAGCGCTTTTTTAGCATTTGTGGCTGCAGTGGTAGCAGCCGTAGCTGCGGTCTTGGCAGCTTCGTACGTTGTCTTGGCTGCTGTTTGTAGCTTCAGCACGGCGGCGGTGGCAGTTGTTTGTGTGGTGTGGTCCTTGACTGCTGCCGTGAATGCGCTGGGCTGGGGGCGTGGGTGGTCTGTGACCTCTGATGATGCGGAAAACGCAGTGTCGTACACCACCCAGTTCTCGGCCAGCTCGTCGATGCGCGCCTTGAGGACATCCTTCGCAGCGGCTGCAGTGTGAACGTTGTCGTAGTAGAAAGTGTGGGTGAGCACACGGTAGTAAGACGCGCTGGCGGCTACCGCTGTGGTGCGGTCTATCCCGATCTCACTGAAATCGGGCACAGTTACCACGCGTGTGAAGGTGTCGTCCTTGGCGTCGGTGGGGTCTACGATCTTGATGACGTACAGATATTTGTCAGGAAAGTCCCCTTTGTCCGTTACGAGCGCAACGACCTTGAAGCGCACCTTCTCTGCGCCAGAAACCATGATGGTCTCCGACGTACAATCCATCACTGTCTTTACGTACGCCACGTTATTGCTCCGTCACCGCTGTTGCGGTGATCACGAAAGAGGTGGTCCCGCTGAACGTCTTGTGGGCCTCGGGGTAGTCACGCGCCAGGTACAGCAAACGCGTCTGAATGAGGTTGCGAAAAGCTACAGCTTCCGTCTGCGTAGCGAAGGTTTTCTCCATGGTGTTGGTGCGGTAGAAGAGGGCGTTTCCAGTTTGTGCAGTAGTCAGTTCATCTGGGTACGTCTCGACGTCAAGCACTGATGCTGGGTGGCTGAAGGATTGGTCAACCGTTTTGTAGACGAACAATTTGTAGGACACCCCACTCGCGGATGCCACGGTCGCTTTGACTTTGTACGTGGGTGCCCCTGAAGGGGTTGTTGGTGCTACGAGCGATTGTTCCAGGTCCAGGTTGATGGTGACGGTCATGCGTAAATCTCCGTGGACACGCCCTTGAAAGTGACGCCGTAGGTGTTAGCGTCCTTGATGATCGCCTCCACATGCGCGCGGATAGCTTCGAACCGGGACTCCGCCTTCTGGATGTTATTCAGCTCTGACGTCCAGTGGCGGCGTAGGAAGGTGGTCGCTGCGAGCGAGCGTGCGGTCTTGGCATTGGACCCGGACGCAGGCGCTGCTCCGGTTATATTCCACTGGAGACCAGCGGCGGCGGTAGGGAAGGGGGTGACGGGTTCGATGAGTAGGAAGTCTCCGCTCGCATCTACACTCTCGATTGCAAAGGACGCGGCGGTGAAGTTGGTGGTGAACCACTCTGGAACTGAAGACGCGGCGAAAGGAATTGTGAGAGTATCCCCCGCTACCACACCCGTGAAACCACCCGACGTGGGTGCTACGAGTTTGGTGAGTGGGTTCTCTACGTAGCTGTCGAAATCTTCCAACTTAGCCACGCGTTGGAACTGCTCATCCTGCGCGTCCACCCCCTCGGAAACAACGAACAAGGGGAACATGCTCGTGGGCGCTGCGGCAATGATCTCAGAAACAACGTTGTAGCTCTCTGCACCTGCCGCACCTATTAGGATCTTCTCTTGTCGAAGGGTAACCGTGGTTGCCACGAGGGGGGCTCCTCTTGCGTTTGGGACCAGTCTGTGTACAAATACTAATGCATTTAGGGACTTGGATACAATGGCTATCTACGTGGGAGTTGACCCCGCCATCCGGCGGATAGGGATTTGTGTCCTCAACGACACAACAGTGGAACTCTTACATTCTTTTGGTACCCCTCCCAGGATGCGTGGACCCAAGCGTCTGCAGAATTTGCGTGACCAGGTGCACACCGCGCTCTTGCCATACAAAGGCCACATGCGCCACGTCGCTGTTGAGGGCCAGGCTCTGGATGCGTCGGGAGACCTGGACCAACTTGGGCAGGCTGCAGGGATCATCATGCTCGTGCTCGCGGATTTCGGGGGCACCGAATTATTACGCGTTCCGCCCAACTCCCTGAAGAAGTTCGTCTCTGGTAACGGCAGCGCATCCAAGGCTCGGATGCTCCGTGCCACGTTGAAGTGGTGGGGGCTGGATTGTGGTGAAGACGACGACGCCTGCGACGCTCATGGGTTGGCACAATTTGTACGCGAAGCACACGAATGCACAAGCACTGTGCGGCATCAAATAGAAGCAGTACGAGCAATCACTCATCCAGTTAAAAAAAAGAGAACCAAACGCCTCTTTCCCAAGACGATATAGGAGCCGTATAGGTATGCCTCCAGCAAACAACCTCCTTCAGTACACCCCACAATTCTGTCCCCCCAAGCAGGACCCTTACGCTACGGTTTCATGGAAGACCGAAGACGCTGTCATCACGGACCCCAGCGGTGAAATGGTGTTTGAACAGCGTGGCGTAGAGGCCCCTTCGGAATGGTCCAACCTGGCCATTCGCATCGTGGCACAGAAATACTTCCGGGGCACCCTCAACACACCCGCCCGGGAAACCAGCGTGCGCCAGCTCATTAAGCGTGTTGTGGGGTGCATCCAGCACTGGGAATCTCTCAGCCCGTACTTCAAGAACAAGGCGTCACGCACTGCGTACTTCGCGGATCTGGCGTGGCTGCTCCTGCACCAGCACGCGTCCTTCAACAGTCCCGTGTGGTTCAACCTGGGTGTGGAGGGCACTGAGCACCAAGCGTCTGCGTGCTTCATCCTGGCCGTGGACGACAGCATGGAATCCTTGGCACAGCTCCAGGTCGAAGAGACCCGAGTGTACAAGCGTGGGTCCGGCGCGGGGGTGAACCTCTCCAGCGTGCGGTCCAGCCAAGAGGGGCTCAGTGGGGGCGGCATCGCGTCAGGTCCCGTCAGCTTCATGCGGGGTCTCGACGCCTGGGCCGGGGTCATCAAGTCCGGGGGCAAGACTCGCCGGGCAGCTACGATGCGCATCCTCGACGCTGACCACCCCGATATCCTGGAGTTCGTGAGGTGCAAGCGACTGGAAGAAGGGAAGGCACAGGCACTCATCGCCGCAGGGTACAGCCCTCACTTCGACGATCCCCACGGTGCATACTACTCGGTGGCATTCCAGAATGCGAACCACGCCGTCCGCGTGGGGGACCAGTTCATGCAAGGGGTAGAAAAGCTGGTCCGTGTGGACGAAGATGTGAAATACGAACCGAAGTACAACAACGCTCCAGAACATGAGGTGCCCCTGAGCACGCAAGAGGTGTGGGCGGAGATCTGCGACTCCGTACACCAGTGTGGTGACCCGGGGTTGCAGTTCGACGACACCGTAAACTTCTGGAATACCTGTGCATCAACAGGCCGCATCAACGCAACCAACCCGTGTGGGGAATTTCACTTCCTGGACCATGGTGCATGTAACCTCGCGAGCATCAACCTCCTCAAGTTCTTGGAGGAAGGGGAGTTTGATTTCACCCAGTTTGCACGCGCGGCAGAAGTTCTCATCATTGCCCAAGACTTGCTGATTGATGAGGCGGCGTACCCCACGGAGTCCATCAGGGATGTGGCGTTGGACTACCGCCCCTTGGGCCTCGGTTACACCAACCTCGGTGCGCTGATTATGTCCATGGGCCTCGGGTACGATTCAGATGAGGCGCGCGCCCTCACTGCAGCCATTACATCCCACATGACGGCGACCGCGTACAACACCTCCGCGTACCTGGCAGCAGCCAAGACCCCCTTCGCGGGCTACAAGACTAATCGCGACGACGTGATGCGTGTGCTCAAGCAGCACTACGACGCCGCCACGCAGTTCCAGGCGTCTGAGGTGCTCTGGAAGGAGACCCTGGCCCTGGTGGAGGAATACGGGGTGCGCAACTCCCAGGTGACGCTTCTGGCGCCCACGGGGACCATCAGCTTCATGATGGATTGTGTCACCACAGGCATCGAGCCCGAGATAGGGCTCAACAAGGTGAAGCATTTGGTGGGTGGGGGCACAGTCCAGACGACCAACCCGCTGGTCAGCAATGCACTTGCGGCCATGGGGTACTCCGAGGACGCCGTCGCCCCCATCTTGAAGCGGTTCGAGGATGTGGGTCACTTCGAGGACGCGGGGCTTCCCCCAGCACACCTGGGGGTGTTCGACTGTGCAACGCAGGGCAAGGGTACTCGGCACCTGTCTGTGGACGCACATATTAGTATGATGGCGGTCGCACAGCCGTTCTTGTCCGGGGGCATCAGCAAGACCATCAACCTGCCGCAACACGCATCCCTGGAGGACATCAGTCACGCGCATCTCCTCGCCTGGAAGAAGGGACTCAAGAGCGTCATCGTGTATCGAGACGGCAGCAGGTCCAGCCAGCCCCTGGTCACGGATGAGAGCACACACGAGCATCCGGTAGACAGCTCCGACGGCTACGCACGGAAGAAGCTGCTCGACCACCACGACAACGCACACCGCATCCGCATTGAGTTCGGGAATTACAAGATGTACGTCATCGTCACCCCGTACTACGACACGCAGATGCCCGGGGAAGTGTTCATCACTATCGCCAAGGAGGGGTCTACCGTAAAGGGGCTCACTGAATCCTGGTCCCAGATGATGTCCTACGCTCTGCAGTCAGGGATCCCTCTGGATGCGGTGGTGAAGAAGTTTGCGTACATGAAGTTCGAGCCCTCTGGGTTCTCTTCTGATCCTGACCTGGGGTTCGTGCACAGCATCCCTGACGCGGTGGCTCGGAAGTTGAGCGCCATCTTCCTGGGTGAGCGTCGCGCCCCCACCCCCAACGGGGAGGAGAAGGCTGCGCCCCCACCCACAACGAAAGTGGTGCGTCCGGCGCTGTCAACCCCTGATTTCATGGACGGTCCACCCTGTCCTGAGTGTGGTAACGTGCAAGTGCGACGTGGCAATTGCCACACATGCACCAACTGTGGTGGGTCCAGCGGATGTGGAGGCTGATATGGAGTACGACGGTAAGTGCAGCGGGTGTGGTGAGGAGATCACCACCAACACACGGGACTGTCTCGTCCTGAAGTACCAGGACACCATCGTGTCCGTCACCTGCGACGCCTGTGTGAAAGCGTCCGCGAAGATGTCCATCACAGTGGTGCGCGACGGCGCCAATGTCACGCACTACCAGACGTTCACCTTGGAGGTGGCCTGATGTCCACGACCAATGAGGTTGTCAAGATGTCCAACGTTACAAAGTTCCAGCGTCTCGTGCTGCTGGCGGTGACCACACAGTTGGTCCCTGCTGGTTTCCGCATCGGAGTCAAGAGCGACTTCTGGTATCACGCGGCCATCAACTGGTTACTGAACCTCGTGTACCCCGTGGCCCAAGACGACTCCTACGTCAAGCGCTTCTGGACCACGATCTGGAAGTCCATCGCTGGGCCTGATGGTGACGCCAAAGCAGGCATCGCTCATACTTCAGACACTGCGTTCCTGTTGAAGCATGGGTTGTACAAGAGCGGCAAGGCGCTGGGCCTGGACGCCTGGTGGATTCTCCTCCACGAAATCATGCATGTGCTGCAGGCCAAGAAGTGGACCCCGGTACTGTTTTCCTTCCTGTACCTCTTCCCGCTTTCCCTGGGCGGGCTCCTCATCCTTACGTGCTGGCTCCCGGTGCTTTGGGCCTCTGGGTGGCACCTCGCTATCTGGATTCCCCTCTGGGTTGTCCTCGGTGCGGTGTGCTTCATTCCGCAGCTCCCTGACCCCTGGCGTACTCACTGGGAGATGGAGGCGTACGCCATCAACCTGTACACCTACTACCTCCGGTATAGGACGATCCACGAGTCGTACATCAACAGTCGTGTGGCCAACTTCACGTCCATGCAATACTACATGATGGAACCGCGCCGGGACCGCGTGTACAAGCAGCTCCGTGCCATCGCAGATAGCATCGTGGACGGAACCTTCAAGCCCAACGAGCGGCAGACCAAGGTCATTCAGCTCCTCAAGCGGGTCGACGTCGGTGGGTAAGGACACCACGCTGCGCGGCATCGGACTCACCCCGGTGCTCATGCGCACTGCGCACTACTACACCAAGCTCGGGCTTGGTGAGTACCCGGTCCCGGGCCACAGTCGTTATGACAAGGTAGTGGTGCGGGACCTCTACGCATTCAAGGAGAACCCCCTCACTCCCGGTGAGTATGCGGGGGGCCTTGTTGTTGAGTTCTTCTTGGGTGAGCGGAAGGTGCGGTACGTTGAGTTTCGGTGCCAAGTGGTAGGTGGCGGAGGTGCCCCAGTCGCTCGGCCCGTCTAGTGCTTTACGGGGTAAATCAGTCGGAGGGGGTGGCGAAGACGCCAACTAGCACGCCGATCGCGGCGAGCGCTAGGCCCCCTCCGACGACGTACCCTACCCAACCGTAGCTGGTCTTGTACTTGTGCTTGTTCTTCTCTGCGATTTCTTTTTTTAGCTGTGACTCCAGGTCAACGATGCGCCGTTCGCTGCGCGCCTCCGCCTCCTCGAAGCTCTTGAGCGTTTTCTTGAAGAGCGCGGTGACTTCCTTGAACTCTGTCACCTGCACTTGAAGGTTGCTGAAGCCCTCCTTCCACAGAGCGCAGTCGTTGTCGAGCTGCTTGAGCTGCAGCGCCCCCTGCTGCAGGTACGTGGCGTGGAAGGTGAGCTTGGACTCCACTTGGCACAGCCGCATGGTCCACGGCGGAATGATCTTCAGGTTCTGGGCGACGTCACCTACTTGCGGGGGTGTAGAGGTTGCGTCCGGGTCCGCGCTCGCCGGGAGGCTTTGAAGAAGTAGGGGGAGGAGTAGCAGAAGCGCTGTCTTGCGGAGGTGTTGTTTTGTCATGTGGTTTTTCCTTGCGAAGTTGTCCCACTACTCCCTTCATGCTGCGGTGCCATTGCAGTGCACCCAACTTTACCATCGCTGCTTGATGTCCCGCCGTGTACGCGCTACTGCACATTGATGTCTCCCCATGAGGACAACCCATCGAGCGCCGCTCGCCGGGCTTCGTGGGCTGCTACCAACTCTGCCAAGGCACCTTCTTGTCTCTCGATTTTCTTATTGTGCAGCACAACTTTCGCGAGGTGCGCCTGGCGTATTTCCCGATTCTTGATCTGTTCCGCGTGGTGCTTTTGGCTGGCTGCGTCTACCCTTTGTTGCTCCAGCTCTGTTTTGGCGATAGCCAACTCCTTGGACCGCTTGTTGTGCATCCACAGTGCTACCCCAATGCCCACGAGAGCGATGAGGGCACTAATGACCGCAGCGATCCACCCCCAGGGAGTGCCGCTCTTCTTCTGCTCCTGTGTGGTGGCGTTGCGTGCCGTGAGCGACGAGATGAGTTCGTCAATCTTGGCGTCGGTGGGTTTGGATTTCTTCTCGTCGGGCACGGTGCCCTCCGTTAGCCGATGAAGTTAAAGATACCGTTGTCGGCCACAGGATATACGGTCGAGTTGTTAGGCACCACAGCACTGTGGGACCCACCTCCACCGATGTTGGATGCATAGAACGCATTCCCTGAGTACATGATCAGGTTGTAATCGAAATTCGCGGAGGGGTGATTGGGCGTGGTTCCAGTGTACTCAAAGTTGTTATTGGTTACGCGGGCTCCGAGTTGCAAATCTGCCGAGGCCCCGTGCCCCTCAACCATGATGACAAAATTGAGACTGCCACCGAAGTTAAGATTTGCGTAGCGGAAATGGCACTGGTCCATCGTGAAATTGACACCCTTACGTGTGGCGCTCATCGCCTCTGCACTCATAAGGGTCCCCCACGCTGTGTTGGACACATCCGTCTTGCAGCGGACGTAGGACACGTCATCTTCACCCGCGAGCCAGTAGGCGCTGGCTGCTCGCCCCGTACCAATGACATTGCAGTCTCGAAGCGTGGACCCTGGTTGGGGTCTACTGAAGATGAAGTCCATTGAGTTGCTGTTGTCGTAGGTTTTTCCTGTGGTGTCCACGATGACGCGGTCACACACAAAGTAACCGCTGCCCACAACAGCCCCACTTGTCACTGGGGCACCAACGACAGCTACTTCCATGTCTCCGGTCGGTGCAGCCTTGTGTCCGAAGCTGTGGATCCTGGCGTCTATCAACGTGACGCAGTTGCCTTCCGTGGTGCCCGACAAAGACACGATGGGGTAGTCGACGTTCATACCTCCGTCTTCATCTAGGTAGAGGCCACTCAGCCGCAGACCGCGACACACAATACCATCCCCTGCAATGTGTATGGGGGACCCGCTCACTCCGTTAGCGAGAGGGTTGGCCTCTACACCCAACATTGAGACGTACAGACCGTCGATGTGGGTGTCGTTGCCCGTTATGTGTGCGGCGCCGTTTACAGCGGACCCACTGGCACCGTAGATGCACACGACCTGAATGTTCTCCAAGGAATTGTTGATCCCCGTGGAGTAGAACAAGGGATCCGCGCTCGCGGGTGCTGTTCTCGGGTCACCGTAGACCCTGACGTCCTTGGCTACACAGAGATACCCCGCGATGTGAACGCTGTTGTTGCCATTGGGGGCTTGGGCAAAGATGTTCCGCAGGTGCACGTTGTTCCCTGCGATGTGGATGGCGGTTTTGTTTGTGGGGGTCCCACTCATCTGCCCGTTGCAAGACTCCAGACGGCTGTAGTTGCCTGCAACATAGATGCACTCACCTGGAGCCGCGACCACTACGCTGTAGAGTCGGGTACGCTGTCCCGCCGCGTAGATTCGTCCCAGGGAGGATATGGCGCTGAGCTGGCAAGAAGAGGCGTCCACATAGATGGCGTCAGTGCTGCTCGCCATGGCAATGTTGGACACACCGTGTATGGTGGACCCGGTTGCGGTTGCGCTTAGCGTCAGCGCGTATCCGGAGGCGTGGGAGCAGTTGATGGTCACGACACCAGAGCAGATGATGTGCATCTGCTTCGTTACGCTGACTCCTGCGGTCCAGGTGTAGGTCCCCGCTGCGACGAACAGTACGCCCCCGATGTCCTTGCGTGCGTCCACTGCGTCTTGTAGCGCCGTGACACCCGCGTAGTGTCCTCCACCGAGGGCTGGGGTGACGGTGATGGCTCCTTCCTTGTACTGCTCACATTCTTCAAGGCGCGCATCGAGAGAGCCGAGGGGGCCGAAGCGAAAAGAGTCTCTCGCAGTTACCACCTCAGTCGTTACCGTGTCCACGTTGCCCTGCACCGTAGCGATGCTTGCGGTCACCGTGATGATATTGCTGTCTGCGTTATTCAGGACTTGTCGGATGGTAGTTGGGGGGCTGTGGGTACCAGTTTTCAGGTGTGTCCACGCCGCCACATCACCAACTCCAGCGTACTGTGTGAAAGCCCCTGCGCCCAGGCGCCCTTCAACACCCTTCTGGATGAGGGTGCCATCCGCGAACATGACTGTAGTCGCGTTGATGCACTTGGCGATGGGTACACAGTCGGGGACCTTGTTAGGCTCACGCCGGGTGTTGAAAATGCTCCCGTGTGGGATCTCGGTGTTACCGTTTTCCGGTGTGCTCTGAAACCGGCCTCCCGTACTCGTCTCATCCACGAGACCGTTATACGAAATGGCGATGGTATCGCCTGCTTGCAGGAGGTTGCTGGCGCTGGCGCTGAAGAAGCTGGCGAGGTTGGCGGCGGTGATCTTGTGAACGACGGCTGGGTTGCCGTGATTGAGGAAACGCAGCCCGTAGTCCGTGCCCCACTCTGCTTGGCCCCACAAGGGTGCGTTGTCCCCGTTTGTGGTGCCAGCCCCCAGGACCACGGTAACAAGCGCAGCCGCAGCGGGTAGACCTGCTACGCCATTGATGACGTCCAGGCAGGTACATGTTCCTGACTTCAGTTTGATGAGGACGTGGGCCTTCTGACCAGTTGCACCTTCCACAGACACCGTACATGTTGTTTGTGCAGGGTCATCCACCATTTCGATGGAGGCGTTGTTGGGGTCAGCAGCCGGGAACGTGGACCCCTCATACTGCTTCTGGACAGACGTGAAAATGAGCTGGGTTCCAGAAGCGCCGATCGTCAGGCTGGCCGCTGTGGACGCCAGGTAAGGCACCGAACCTGATCCACCACCAGTGGTGAACGGAGTGATGTACAGATCGCTGCTGATGGTGATCGTACCTGGGTCCGTCGGAGCCGCGCCCGTGAACGCGAGTGTCCCACCTTCGAATACGGCCTGGGACTGTGCGTACTGCATCCACATGTTGCCCAGGTGCAGAATGTTCCGCAGAGACTCAGTGCGCGTACGGAGCCCCTCATCAGAGCGTTGTAGCGTAATCTCGTTGACAGACTCCCCATCCATGATGGGCGCGATGGACGCGGCTTCGGGGTACCCGGTATCAGAACCTACGCGGAAATCGGGGCGGTGTAGCTTTAGCATTGCGCGTCCTTTTTAGACGGTGGCGATTTGGATCGTCCAACTGTAGTCCAGCACGATGGCTGAGTTCTTTGCGATGGCAGCGTGGAGTTGGCGGGAGAATATGCGGAGGGAGCTGCCAACATTACCGTTCCACGCCGGGCCTGTACTGAACAATCCCGCTTCCGTGAATGTATTGCCGTTGCCGTCCCCGCTCCCCAGTGTTGCTTGGAGAGTAAGTTCGCCATCAATGCCATTCACCTTGTCGCTGTCCTGGAGCTGTTTGCGTACCGTGACCACCTCGTCTAAAAGGTCCACATCGTTTCGATTGGGTGCAGTGGTACTGCGCCCAAAACGCATGGACCCAAAAGCCAGTTGAGCAGGGGGGTCATCCGTAGCACGCTGTGCCAACAGGGCGCGCACATTGTTGCCCCCGTTGTACGTAATCGTGTTCTTCTTGATGACGGTACGAATAACGCGCCCTGTTGACGCGTCCCGAACTCGAACAGTGAGGATACCGCGTAGTTTTACTTTGGATGTGGGGAGGTCGACTGATCGCATGGGCCTATCATACGTCTAGGTGATGGTAATCTGCAAGGGACGTTCAACGATATCGACGTGTTGCCCAGACCCAACACATTGCCATCTTTGTGTGGTGTCTGCAAGGGGCGTTCCCTCCAATACAACACGGCTCATATCTACCACGCTTTGGATTTTGAAGTACGTGTTGAGGTTGAGCCCTGACTTGAAGTGGACGTAGCGCCCTACGTGCCAGGGACGAAAAAAGGCACCCGCTGATTCCAGGTACCAAACACCCCCACTGAAAGCTGTGACACCGTCCGCTGGTTCGTCGGAGGGGAAGCACCACGGGAGATTCACACCCAGAGTCGCTGTGGTGTTGCGTAGCACTGCTTCGGTGGGGGAGAGCACACTCATGATTCGCTCAAGGACACCAGCGATCTTGACGTAGGCGTCTACATGGAGTGCAGAGAAGGAGGCGTTGGCGTCCTCCAATACGCGGGCGCTCCCCGAGGCTCCCGCCGCTGTTACGTTGCACACACTCAGCTCGCGGGTGGGGCGCACCTTCTTCGGGTCAAGCCCCCCAACAATGACATCCGTGTCCCCCAGCGACGCATCTTTGGTTGCTTGGTTCTTCATTTCCATCGAACTGTAGTCAATGGTGTAGCTCCCCCCGGGCCACGCTGTCGGGGTTACTATTGGAGTTATTATACCGTCCTCGTAGTTGATGAGGTAATCCACAAACTCGTCCCGGTGCGCCGGACCTTTTATACGCGCCGCGATGATGTTGTCATCTGGGAGGTTGGTGGGGACAGTGGAAGAGATGGCGTGTCCAATCACAGGAGTGCGACGTCGAAAAGTCGCACCTACTTTCCAGGTCCCAGACTGAACTGTAATGACGTCGTCACCCATCACTACTCCATCAGACAAGGACCATCCCACCGTCATCCCGACATCATCCTCGGTGAGCATGAGGGTGTCCCGCAGTTCTGTCGCGGGTTCGATGTACATCATGACGGCGCTTGGTTTTGCTATGAGCAACAGCTCTCGGATATCCTGGACAAAATCCTTTGTCATGTACGTATGAATGCCCGCATCGAAGTACACGTACAGGATGTTGTGCTTGAGAAACGTGTTCATCACCACGTTGGCCATGCGGCGGCGTAGTGGTGGGTATGTGTGACCGTACGCGGGGACAACCCCTTCATCATCCGCACCCACGAAGAGTCCAGGGTCACCGACCTTGGCACCATCAACCGGCCCCACAATGTGTTCGATGAGAGACGGCTGCGCCGCTCGCCGGGCCATGGACTCCTCGGGGAGTAGGGCGTGGGGGATGATGGCATCGTCCCACCACACGGGGTCCTCAACAGAATCGGTGACAACGAACAGGGTGGTGAGGGGGTCAGCCGCTTCGAAAGTAACAGCGTCTGACACGCCATCCACGTAGCTCGTTACTTCCTCACGCAGTGGTGTTCCTTTCGTGAACTCGTAGGTTACATACTCCCCGTTCAGGTTGAGGGTACGCACCACATCGTACTCAGTCTCGCTAGTGTCATACTCCACCATGACTTCGCCGTCGTCACGAATAACGGGGAAGCGCCCGATGACATTCATCGCTGCTTCGATGTGCTTCAACACAGGGCCTACAATATACAGACGGAAGATCCCTTGAAGGAACGCACGGTAGGCTTCGGATGAGGGTTCAAAGCGATTGATCATGTAGCCGTAAGTCTCGTACAGGTGATACTTGTCCACCAATACGTCAGGTGCCCACAACGCCACCTCATTGACGAGCGTCTCTGTTACAACCGCGAACACCCCGGTGCTGGTCAGAGGCACGACTTCCTTTTTCCATTGGTATGAGATATGTGCTGCCGTCGCTGCGGTAAGAGCCCACGTACCCGCGAGACGTCCCGTCTGGAGCACTTCACCAATCTCAGGCACCACTGCGTAGTCGCTCGTGGTTAGCTCGCGGTAGCCTCCTGTGGTGGGGCTCCCGATGCCCTTGTTTACATCTACACTCCCCTCCACCAAATGCGCGTGTGGTGAGAGGTTCGTGCGGTAGCCATCATGCACGACCCACAGAATGGTACCGTTGTTCAAGTCGTCTGCTGCTGCGTCCAGGTCCAGTTCTATAGCCAGGGAGCTGATGCGTTGCCGTAGTTGGTACGTGCCTGCGTTGGTCTCCACCTTGATGGTAACGGTTGCGCCTAGTTCGGGCGCGAAGGTGCCAACTAACTTCGCCTCCCCACCCGCAGAGATTGACTCGATGGTGTGGTCTCCATCGTTTGGCCCCGGTGGTCCGACGGTAGAGATGGTGACTTGCCCTTGGGGAAAAGCACGTGTAAACGGGTTCTTAACACCCCCTGTCCAGGTCAAGTTACCGCGTAAATCGACGTCTGCGGTGAACTTCAACGCACCACAATTCGTCAACGTCACGTACCGTCGCGAATCTGTGAGGTCAAAGGTGGTAGGCGCTCCACCTGGGAGCGTGAGCTTTACTTTGTTCCCGGTGAGCACCTCCAGGCTTCCATTGCCGTCCCCCTTTGGTGTCCCACTCTGCGCGAAGGTTACGGGCTCGTCGTACACGTATGGGCTTGTTGGGTCTCGCAGGATGCAGTAATCAACACCAGTTTGCGCGCTGATAGCGGGGGCCGTAGTTGAGGGCTTCAGGAACAGCTTGCCGTGGCGTACAACTGAGATGTCGTAGTCAGCGAACTTGCGCATCGGGGTGGCATTGGGCACCAATTGGCGAAGTACGTCACCTTTCTTAACCTCAATGCCCACGGGAGCGTCAGCCGCCCAAGATGCCATGGACGATGTAGCGCGGAGGGTGGGGTCATCGAAGGACCCGTGTACTGCTACAGGTACCTTGCGCGCCGCGAATCCAGACGCAGGAGTGAACTCAGCATCCCTTACTTTGAACGTGAGCGCGCCGTTGTTTACGTCGGGGCACGTCAGCGTACCTTGGATAATTGCTGTCTGCGCGTCCAATACCTGCACGATGGGGTACGTATCATCGTTACCGGACCCACTGCCGGTAAGTTCAAACCAATCCCCTGCCTTCGCGTATTGGAACGGTGCCTCGGTACTCCCTGAGTACGCTTTGGACAACGTACCGTAGGTGACCAGTGACCCTGCCGTCGCTTTTCCCAGGGTTTTTCCAAACGTGCCGGAAGGATCCGTGAGGAACTTGAACCAGTAGTATTCCTCGTCCACTTCGAAATCTGAATCCACCTCCAAGCATGCAGTGGGGTCGAACACTTTGTTCTGGAATATGTGTGCCTTTGCGACGTTGTCCGGCATGTTCATGTACGCGCGTTCCACCTCGACACCCGCATACCAAATTTCGCGGTAGGTAATGTCGCTCTCACGCGCGGACATGAGTTTGAAAAATTCTTTATTGAAGATGGGGGTGTCCCCGAGTCCGATGTTCAAGAACGACGAGAGCATGTCCAGGTACGCCTGTCCGAGGAGCACTTCCGTTGCTTCGTACAATGCTTCAAGCTGGTCGCGGTCCTTGAAGTACACTGTCCAAAAATCGGACAGACCTTGGAGGAGTCCGTGCCCTCGTAGCCCTGTTATCGTCATGCCCTTTCCTGGATGGTGAGGTCCCGGCTCCGTGCCACGTAGCGTAATGTATCATCGCTGATTCCATACGTTACTGGGTTATCCAACCCATTGATGGCGCTGCCGGGGCTGAGCTGTTTGGTTGCCAGCTTTGTGGGGTCGTGGGGCACGGTGACGTCTTCGTCGGATGAGAAGTGTACCACGCGTCCATCTGGAACGTGCACTTCGTAGTAGATGGTGAAGGGGTACACATGTCCGATGTTGGGATAAATGCCCTTGAGGTAGTCGCTGACCTGAGATGTATCAATCACTTCCGTGGGGTCGAAGCCATTGATGTAGCTCAGCAGCGTTGATGCCACAGCCGCATTATCGATGGTACCAGTGGCCCCTGTTTTCTTACGGTACTCGACCACCATGGAGAGGTACGCCGGGTGGTACCCACGCACCAAACTGTGCTGTGTGGAGATACGTTGAGATCGCCCCTGAACGAAGAGTGCGATGCTGGAAAAGCCGGACAACGTTTCAAACGTCACACGCACAGTCTTCCCATCATACTTCGTGGGGGTACTGCTAGGCCCAACAATCAGTTCTGCGAAGCTACGTGTTGACTGGTGCGCTGAGGGGTTGTGCACTACCACTTGGTACTCGTTGTAAGGTGCTACTTGCGTGGTGGGAGGCTCGTTGCCGCGCACTTCGAAATGCACGAGACCATCGGCGGGGTCTGCGTCTGGGTCCGTAGCGTCTGCGATTGTAACGGAGGTGATCTTGTAGATAGGTAGCGCCGGGAGCACTACCGCCCCTTCCGCTGCGATGCTGGTGGATGTCTCACCGTACAACGTGCGCTCCGCGTGTGTTACTGAGGTGTTGCGTGGGATGACGTCGAGGAAGTTGGGGGCAAACACACCCGCTGACCATGTTACGTACGTCCCTGCTACGTCGGTTGCGAGGGGGAATGGGACTTTTTCGCTGACGAGCAGCTCGTAGTCACGCACTTCCCGGATCACATAGTCGCGCGCATTCTGGGGGAAGCCATCCCAGATGCGCAGACACATCCCAGGAACTAGCGTTTTTCCTGTCGTGGGATTGGGGTCCGTAAACTTGTTGGTAGAGGTGTACACCTCGTCGCGGAAGATGCACACGCAGCCGTCAGGGCGGGCAAACATGGCCCCCACTGAAAGGTTCACTGTCTGCTCAACCAGAGGGAGGGAGACAAAGATGTCCTGATGCGCTCCTACGTGCATGCGCCAACGCGTGGCCATCTCTTCGCGCAAGTCGCGGATCATTTCAACATCACCCATCCCAATGACGGTGAGTGCCTGGAGGGTTGGATACTTGTCCAGGAGGGTCGCATCACACGATCGTGCGTTGATGAGATTGCGCGTTGCCGCCAGGGTTTTTCCTCGCGTACGCATCTCAGTGGACGTTTCAATAGGCCCACCCCCGGACGCCTTCGCCTGGGTCTCAACATACAGCTCAGCATCATCGATGTGATCAAAAGAGGTGAATCTGATGGGGTCGATGTTGTACTGCGCACCGGGGTACTCCGCCACGACGGGAAAGGACGCGACATACCCGATGATGTCTCCCGAGTTGTCCCACTGTGCTACGAGTTCCTCTGCTTCGACGAGCAAGTCTTCTCCGACGTTGTCCAATGTAAAGGACACGTCGCTCGATACGTAGAAGTGATTGGCTGCAGGAATCACGGTGTCCGTACGCTCTTGCAGGAAGAGGTGTGCTGTGGTGCGTGCGTACTTGCCCAGTTTACGAGACGCGAACCAGTTTGACATGATGGCATCAGCCGCGTCGTTCGCAGCTTCACTATCATCGGTCGTATCAATCGAAGTGATGGACAAGAGGCTCTGCCGTGCGCGGATCTGCTCATCCGTGGCGCGGAGATACGCGTAGTCGTACGCTATGGCCTTGATTGCAAGGTCGCGAAGAAGCGCACCTTCTGAAAAGTCGCCGTCTGTGAGGCGCCCAGTCATGTACGTTTCGAGGAACTTGACTGCGTCGGTTACATCCGCAGGGGTAATCGTTATCATTTTACACGGTCCTTATGACGTGCTGGGGCACGCGTACTGTGATGGATTGTCCCAACACATTCTGGATATCAACCCAGGCAGAGAAACCATCAACCCCTACCGCTTCAAACTTGGTCAACGCCGCCGTACCCAGGATTTCATCATCGTCCAGCGTATACCTACTCTGGGCCTGCATGATCTGCTTATTACAGTCCTCCACAGATAACAACACGACGTCCCGTGCGTCCTCTATGTCTTCGAGGTTGGCACCTATGAGTAGAGGAAACTCTGTTCCGCTGTTTGGTTCAATGGGGTCTGACCCCTTGGGGGTCATGAAACGCTTAACCCACTGCACGACGAGCTTGTACGGACCACGCACCCCTACTGTCTTGGGGAATGCAAATGTGAGTAGTCCCTGACCGTACCTCTGCTCCACGATGGGGGCGGGCTCTATGTAGATGTCGTACGTAGGCATCAGTCCTTATCCTTTACCCAGGTGTTGCTGGACTCATTATACGCTGGAATATTCCCGGTGATGGCAGCATTGTTGGTGGTGTCCAGGGTGTACTGCGCCATTTGTCGCGCGCCGAGCCCAAGTATGCGCTTCAGGGCGCCCGCGAACCCTATGTGCTGTCCTGACGCTTGCGCAGCAGCACCTCGTCGACTCTGAGCGCGAATACGCTCCGCACGCGCCATCGATGCCATGCGCCCCCGTAGCTTCCGTAGAGGTGCCTTCTGCCCTGCGTTGGCCTGTGTGATCGCGCGATTGAGTTCCGACATCTGTGTGGCTTGGAGTGGGGAAATGCCCGTTTGGAAAACCTGAGTACCCAAATCGAAGTCACGGACCTTGGCCATGTAACCAAACAAGGTGGTCCACCCTGACGTGATTTGCGTTACACCCGCGACAGTGCCCGTCTGCCCTGGAAGGATGTTGAACTCCCCACCCGCATCGTGGCGTTGTGTCTTCGTATTTACGTCACGATGTTGAAGGTACCCCGTGCTCCACTGTTGACATTGGGAGGACACTGAGTCACTGCGTTCTTTGGAGATGACGTTATTGCTGATAGACCGATATGCTCCGATTTTCCGTAGGATGATGGCGAGGGCTTGAAGTTGCAAAGTTGAGTACGTGTTAGTGACGGGATAACTATTCTTCTTGAGTCGCACCAGGGCGACTTCCAGCTCAATCCCTACCGTAACGTAGTTGTTACCCCGCGCGTGCATGGTGTACGCGTCTCCATACCCGTGTTTCGCGATATCGTTCAAATCACAACTAACAACTACATCCCCGCGTCGGCTGATTATAAAATGGATGCCCACAGGGCGGGCACCCCCTCCACACAGAGATTTCACACCGGCGAAGAACCGTGTGGGGTTGTGTCCATACGTGTCCCCCGGAGCGCGCATCAAGGACCCGTTGCGTACTAGCGCTTGTTTGTACTTACCATTGCTTTGTTTCTGCCGAGTGTACCCTAGTTGCCCCAAATCCCACGCATGCCCAAATGAGTGCAACATTACGTATGTCCAGGGGCGGGTCACACCTTTGGGAGTTACCTTGTAACCCCCTGGGTTGGGTGCAACATATGTGTACCCAGGCACTACCGCAGGGTGCAAGGCGTTGTTGGACGTGAGTCCATAGGGGCTAATAATGAAGCTATCCTCGGACGTGAGACCGTGGTCAGCGCGGAGCCCCCGGTAGGAACGTGCAGCCTCCTCAAATCTCTTCGAGTACCTCTGGTAGTGCCCTGCGATGACAGCAGACACTTTGTCTTTAGTGAGGGTTGGTTTCCAGGGGACAAGTTGCGAGCCCTTACTTGGGGTAATACATTCTTCAGCCATCGGCCTTAGCCCGTCTGTGCACGTTGAAACTTGTCAATCAGTTTACGTTTCTTGTAGGAGAGCTGCCCCTGCGTCAGCTTAAAACGGCGCATGAGTTGGGCGTTCGGCATGATGGCCTTGCCTCCATACCCTGTTACATGTTCGAACAGTTGCTGATCTTTCGGTGCCAGGTCGTGGTACACGAAAGCAACGACCGGGTCATACCCATCCACGACTGGAAACGCAGCGGGTTGAAACTCACCGGACCCCAGCAACTCCTTACGGTCGAATGCCTTTTGGAACTCTGCAGTCCTCTTCTGGGTCCAGCCCATGTGGTCAGCTAACTCCACTGTCGTGGGGTCACGTCCCAAACGGTCACGGATGATGTTGAAGCCTGCAGAGAACGACGCCATCGCCACTGACTTGTGCTCAGGGATACGGACAGCCTGTGTGTGGCTGTACACCGTACGTGAGAGCTTCTGGAGCTGGTTGGTGACGTGTGTCGCAGGTGCTGTCCCCCGGTTGGGGTCGAAGTTGTGCAGCGCATTGGCCGCGAGTACGCGAGCCTTGGATTCGAGCATGGGACGAGCCAGTGTGCCCGACCACTTGTTCACCTGGGTCTGGATAATGGGGTCCAGATTAACCAAGAGAGCGTGGAGGTCCTTCTTCCGGTTGCTCTGGTTCCACTGCCGCCATAGCTCTAAGTCTTTTTCTTTGTGGGACATCAGCGACTGGCTCCCTTCGCGATTACGTTGCTGCGATACGCTAACACAGCCTGCTGCCACTCTGCACGCATGACAGGGAAATCGTCACTTACAGCTTCAGGGGCGTTGCCCATGAGACGCTGGTTCTTGTCCGTGGCTTTGTCTGTGGTCTTTGCGCCTTTTAGGGTCTGGATGCGCGTCCAGTACAGCGCGTCAGCGTCTGAGTTCCGTCCCGATGGCGTCTCACCCAGAAACTGGGTAACGTATTCATCCAGAGTACAGATGGGACGCGCACAGTATTCCATGGCGGTGTCGTAAGAGTCGAAGTACCCCTCGCGCCCTCCACGTGGAGTTAGTTCCTTGGCCCCTCCAGACGCGAGGTTGTGCACGGTGTTTTCGAAGTCACCGAATGCGGCCAAGCGTAGCTTCGCAGCAGCGGTAGTGGCGACGTCCAAGGTAACTCCTGGGAGGTCGTCGTCTGTGTACCCAGTCAGCGCCACGAGCAATGCCTTTCTCAGTGCTGTGGTGTCCACCGTGCCGCCTTCTTTTTTCTCCCCCTTCGCTTCGATGGAGTCTTGCAGCGCCTTGTCGCTGAGGTACTTCCCCACCTCAATCAGCGCTGCTGCGTGCTCCTTGGTTACTACGCGACGAGTCTCTTCATTGACGCCATCGATCTTGATGTTCTCCGTGGTTCCATCGGAGTTCACGAATTCCAGGAGCTGTCGAAAGTCGCAGGCCGCAGGCTTGGACGTGTCTCGACGTTGCAAGAGGGCCGTGTAGAGCTTGTCTGCGTTGTAGAAGTGTTGGGTGTAATCCCGAATCTCTGGGATTGGGTCCATGGGCGCTGATGCAATGGGAAGCCCTTTGCGCTCTTCAATAACGGGATGGTTAATTTCGTTGCTAATGTCGTTCAGGTATTCGTAGAAGGTGCGCCCATGTGTGAAATCAAACGACGTGCTTATGTTTCCGTTGGAGAAGCTCTGCGTTGCGTTCTCCATGTACCCCACGAAGTGTGCTCGGGACTCAAAATCATCGAAGATGAAGGTAGGTAACCCAGGAATTATGTATGGCTGAAACCCCAGGTCCACTGACCCCTGTCGCTTCGTGTACTTCTCTATGGCGTATTCGTATTGCGCGTAGATGGCATAAAGATCCTCTGCCACAACGGGATCCCCCACCTTGGAGGTACGCAGTGACGCGAGGAGCTTTTCCATGCGCGCGAGCATGCTGCGTTGATTCTCCATCTCCTCTAATGCGTAATACGTGAGCCACACGGGGGCTGTTTGTTGCGCCGTAACAGGTCCTTTGAAGAATTCCTCGGGCCACACAAGGATGTTCTTGCCTGACTGCGTACTGTCCGTGAGCGCTGCCTGGAATCGCTTATCCACCTGGGGAGGATATCCGCGCGCCAAACGTGCGCTCACCAAGTCGCGTACGCTGCCTCCACCTTGGCCAACGAGGTTGAGTGTAGTGGGGTCCTCGAAGTACAGCCGTGTTGGCTGCGTCCAGTAGTTTTCGTTGTACGAAACCCGAGGTGTCATGCTGGGAAACACGACGTTGCACGCAGGTGGCACCGCGAAGAACATCTTTGGTTTGGCAAAGTAGTTGCCGAGGCGTACAGGAGGACCCGTGTCAAAAGGTGTGAGGGGGTCAGACAAACCACTCCCTGCTGACTTCTCCAGCTCCTTGGCTATCTCTTCTGGTGTGGGTGGGGGTCCCAGAATAATGCCCCTTGAGTCAACTTTTACAGCAGGGGCGGTTGGGAGCATCGCCAGGTCCATGTACGCGGTGTCCAGCACCATCTTGATGAGCGCAAACATACTCGCGCCTGCATAATCATTGGTGGTGCGTTCAATCATGGCCCGCACCGCAGCCGAGGATTGGATGGACCGCCACAAGGGGAACAAACCTACGGGCTGGTTAGTATCTGACTCCCCTTCCACTTCGTCCAGGTAAGGCAAAGCTACGAACCGTTTGTGGAACTTGTTCTTCGCCACCCAACGAACAAAGAAGTTGACCGCTGGAACAGAGCGCGTCGCATTGGGCACCAAGGGTGATGTGATTGACCGCACTGTGTTGTACACGAAGTCGTAGGGGCGTGTGACCAACTCCGTGGACCCGTCAGAGAAGAGCCCCTTGCGGAACAGAGACCCTGGGTAGTCACTCACCGCTTGGTCTACCTTTTCAGCAGTACCGGACGTCGTGTGTCCCTTCATTATCCCCGCTACGGTCGTCATGTAGTGGATGTAGAGTTGCGTCCACATTGCGATGCCCATGCGACAATTGAAGTAGATGCTCCTCCCTGCCGCAGAGTTGGTGTACCCCCACCCTGCAATCTCCCCATCAAACAGGAGCCGCCATGTCGCTTTCCCAGGTTCGATGTACTCATCGAGGTAAAACAGCACCATGGGGACGCGGTCCTCTGCTCCGAACCGCTGCATGTTGGGATCCGGGAACATCGTAATGACCGCTTCAGGGATGGTCCACACACCGTACGTGACCTGCGCCTCCACGATCGGTGCTTCAATGCCCGCGATGTAACACAGCACAGGTGCGCGATGTGGCATATTGCTGGAGAACACACGATGGTTCTTCCGGTTGCGGAACCCAGCAGAGTCGTAGAGCGGTGCGGTCATGGGGTCGCTTCCAACAGCTTGGCCAGGCAAAGGATTGCACACATACAATCCACCCACTCTCGTGGGTTCTTTGCGTCGGTATAAGGAACCAACATTTCTCGATACTCGCCTGGTGCCCCCAAAACATATAGCTCATCCACCGCTAGTCTCAAATCCGAATTACGCCGTAAATCAGTAGCCAAGGCCACCACTGGCGCGCGGTCTGCGAAGGGGGTAGAGAGCATGGAAGTGGTGGGTGGGGGTGTGAGGTCGCGAAGGATGAGAGCCAGCTCACTACGAAACGCTTGCAGGTGAACATAGCGTGCAGAGCGGGTAGTATCAGCAGGCAGCAACGCACCTTGCAGTAGACGTAGGCGGATGTTCTCCAACGCAACAGACGTGCTGAAGGGTTGCGCCAGTGTTTCTTCAAAGGGTGTAAGCGTGAACATTTATGGGGTCCCTTACAGCTACGGCATGAGCGCCATGGTGTCGCTACTGTAGATTTTCTCAGTCGCGGTAGGTTCGTACACTGCGGCGTCGAGCGTCTTCTTCTCCGTCTTTTGGTCCGCGCGATCCTTCAGTTTTTGTGCTGCTGTTTTTGTTACTGGTTTTTTACCTGGCGTGCTCGTTGCCGTCTGTGCTGCAGCGGGTTTCTTGCTTGGCTGGGGTGGATTAGCACTTGCAACGACCCGCAGTCTGCGGGGGTCCACATCGTCTGTGGTTTCCTGGAGCATGTACGCTGACCCCGGTGTTGCAGCGGTGCGCAGTTGTGTTGGGTCACATACGCTGGGAGAGAAGATGGTGTAGTGGGTAGGGATCATGGAGAAGTTGAACGATGCGTGGTCCACGGCATCCCCCGTAATAGCCTGCCCGTGCGCAATCAACATGCCCGTCACGATGACACTGTCATACCGGAGGCGCACGAGGAGCTTGCGGCGTGCAAGCTGTGTTCCCCGGAGGATGTCTTGGTAGAGCCGCATCATCCACACGCGTTGATCATCCTGGTACGTGTTGAGCAGCGTGCCGCTGTACTGAAACGTAGGGGCACGTTGTCCGAAGAAGTACACGATGAAGTTATCGCTGAGCGTCTCCACCACCTGATACTTCTCGGAAAACGCCTCTTGCGCTGCCGTCATCAAGAAGTCAATGAACCCCGTGGCCCGCCCTGTAAGCCCACCACAAAGTACACGTGCGAGCGGTCTACTAGCGTGGGGGACGCTATTGATGAACGCTGCACGCTTTTTTTCCGGAATCTCGATGAATAGCCGCGCCATGGATTCGCGATTCTCTGCATCACGTGCTCCACGGTTGATGGCGTACTTGGGCGTGGCTCCGGGAAACCCTGAGAACTGACCACGATGACGCCCCCCACTCATGACATGGAGTTCACCTCCAGGTACAACCTTGGGCTTAGGCATTACATCCTCTCCAACTGCTTGGAATACACCAGTTCGCTAGTGCCGTAGTGTATCATGTGCGCCAAGCGATAGAGGCTCGGGAGTTCTACCCGCGCAGAGTGTCCTCGACGAAGATCAGTAACGATGGTGTCGTGCACCAGATTCAAGACGGTGGGTGCTGTGGGTACCAGCATCTCACGGACGGTGTCGTCACTATCAATCCGGGGTGGGTAAGACATGTTTAGTTGCCTCCGCCTTGACGTGCTTCTCTGTTCAACTGCGCACGCGTGAGTTGTTCTTGCATCGTAACCACTGTGTTGAGCTTCTTGACCGCTGCAGCGAAGGCGGGCACAGCGTTAGCGAACCCCTGGCTACCTCCCAAGACATCAGACTGCAGCGTCTCAACCTGCCCTTGCGCTGCTGCGATGTCCCCCTCTGCCTTGGTTCCTGTACCCATTCCCCCGAGCGTTAATTCACTTCCGTAGCGGCTAGAGATGTTTTTCAATCCCTGCCGAAACGCCCCAAGGTCCTTGTCCTGTACTGCCGCGTACATCGACTGGCTCATATTCTTGAGCTTACCCAGTTGTCCTGGGGAATTGGCGATGCTGTCCATGGCAGAAGTCAACCCAGCGTCTGTTACGTTTCCTGTCTTCAACGATGAGATGCCGTAGTCAGCAGCGAGCTTGGACGCTCCGAGACCAATCGCGTCCGTGGCGCGAATTGTGTCAAGCTGCTTCTTGGCTACCTCCAAGCGAATGCCTGTGTTTCCCTCATGTTTCTCGGACGCCCCAGAGGCGCGTGAGAGCGCAACACGGGTTGCCTTGTCTTCCCCCTCGTAGGCCGCAGCGGTGTAGCCCTTCAAGAGAGACTCCACTCTATCTTCGTCACCTACGTAGTCGCTCAGCTTGGAGCGCAGAGTAGCAGCGCGTCCCTCATTGCCCCCCGATTCCGCCGCGCGTATTTGCTTGACCAACATTTCCTCTGGGGACGACGTGGACAGAGCGGAGCGAAAAGCATCGCGCACTTCGTCGCTGCTACCGTGCGTCCCCATGACCTGGTCAAGACGCTCAACACGGTTGGTTAACACCTTGGTGAGGTCACCGTAATTCGCCGCAACAAGCACCCCTTCCGTCACTTGCGCGGTCTTGGATATTGCACCACCAGCGGTACTATCTTCGGGGGTACTGTCTTGTAGCTCTCGGAGGGTGGACGTGCGGAGCCCGTTGTCCCACATGGTTGCGATGAACTCAGAAGCGAACGCAGGGCTCGTCGATTGTGCTACCACTGCTTTCGCCTTCTCTTTCAGCACAGAATCGCTTACTGCCTTATCCCCAAACATACTCCCATGCTCTTCGAACACACCGCGAAGCCCTGTTACGATGGCTCCTCGAAAATCTCTGTCTCCAGTGACACCGTGCTTAGCTGCCAGGCGCGTATACTCCTCACGTACCTTCCCCGTGACTGCCACTGAATCAGTGACGGACATACCGCGAGCGTCGCGCAACCCTGCCCCTGCTGTGGCAGCGTCTGCGTGCCAGTTGGCGAGTTTCTTACGCCGATAATCACTCTCCCCTCCCATGTCGACGTTGATCAGCCAATCAGGTTGGAGCCAGGCCCCCACCCCTCCGAGGGAGTTGCGCATCTTCGTTGCGTTTGAGCTTACGTTAATGGCTCCAGATCCCATGGTTGCTGCCATACCCGCTGCAGCAACAGCACCGCCCCCAAACGTAGCGAGGGTGCCCCCCACTTGCAGCAGCCCTGCTGCAGCGCTCTTGGCTTGCGTCCAGCCAGATGGCCTCAAGTGCCCTGCCATGGACGTCTTCCCACTCGGGAGTCCCATGCTACTTGCGTAGCGTCCGTACTCTTCGGATCCTACATACTCCTGCAGCCGAGCAGACTCCCTGCTGGATTCAATCAGCAATTCATCAGGGCGGCGTACGTAATCCGCGCCCATGGACTTCGCGTATTCCTCCATGGGGGTACTTGAGAAGAGGCTACTGGCTGATTCCCAGAAATCCCCGAAGTGGCTCTTGGCATCCCACGCCGCGTTCCCTACACCGCTGAAGGCACGCCCCAACTGGTTGGACGCCTCACTACCTGATTGCATACGCTGCAAGCGCTCAGCTTCCGCCCCACGTATCCCCATTATCCGCCGTTCGTTTCCAGCGTACTGGCTCTCGTAGTAGGCAGGACTCGTGGCCAGGAGTTCCAGACTTCGAATCTGGTTTGTAGCCATCCCAGGTGCAATTTGTTGAAGCGCTGCACCGATGGAGATGTTCCCACCCAACTCTTGACGCAGACTTTGTGCCGCACGAATCATGAGCATCTGAGACCCTTGTGGTCCCAGTGTGCTGCCTAGCTCATTGCGTAGCTCATTACGCCGTGTGCTGAACTCGGAGAAGAGATTCTCTGCACCCACGCCCTGGGAGAGGCGCCCCACATTGGATGCCGCCATGCCCGCCATGTCCGACAGCGAAACATTCCCATTCATTAGGTCGTTGACCCGCCCCTGGTCGATGGAGAGCTGCCCCTCACTGCCCCGAGAAAGGAGACCCAGCGTCTGGAAGTCAATACCCAGCGCGGCCCCCGCTCCCTCGGTTAGTGTCTGCTGTACTCCCCTCATACCTCCGGACATTGCGAGCTGCCCTGGTGTAAACACGCCTCGGTTCACTGCCTGCTGTGCAATGCCCCCTGCAGCCATACCCGTGCGATAACCAAGACCCGCAGTCATGCCAAGCTGCTGGTACGTCATTGCCCCTGGGAGGCCAGCCGTGGCTTGTATGTTGCCGGGCGTCGTACCCGCCATACGCGCGTAGCGCACCGTCTCTGCAGCAGTAGTCAGGCTCTCAGGGAGGTTGAGGCCAAACTGGCGCATCTGTGACAGCTCTTGCATGGCAGAGCGGATGTCTGGCTCTTGCGCAATGCGCATGAAGGACTTCAGCGCCTTCGCGACACTCTTAACCTGGGTTGCAATCTGGTCCCCGGTCTGCGACATGTTGAGCATACCGGAATCAGCAGACAGACCCGCTACCTTAATCATGTCCTGGATGTTGAAACCACCCGTCTCGCCGTTGCTGACCATACGCTGCAAATTGTTCGACAACCCGACGCTAGATTGTGTTGTCAGGCCCTGCCCTGTCAGGGGGTTGAGATCATTGCCACTCGTCACGAACCCGCGCGACATGTTCTGTAGCGCCAACCCCTGTGCGCGTGTGTCCACCAGCGGGGACATTATGGCGCCCCCCATCCGAGTGATCCCTCCCGTCATTCCTGGTGCTGCAGCACCCCCGGCCCACGCACCCGCTGCCATACCCCCTGCCATGGTGAGACCACGTGCGACGCCCCCAAAGCGCCCCATGCCTGGCATGTACGATGCACCTGCTGCACCTGCAGCAAGCCCCATGAAACCGCCGATGCCCCCTCCTACCGCCGTGGTGCCCCACCCTGGGGAGTGCACCTGTCCCGCTGTCCACGACGCAAAGTTCTTCTGATTATCGTAGTTCTGCCAATCGGATTGCATATCCAGAGGATCACGGAATCCCGTTGGCATGTGTGGGCGAAACGCGGGGTGAACATACTGCGCTGTTGGGTACTGCGGATTGATGGACGATGGGTGGCCTACCGGAGCGGGCGTTGCAAACCCAGGGCGAAACACCCCCATGGACGGGTCTGTCTGAAACGCCGCACTCGGTAGCGACGTAAACGATGCTGCCCCTGCAGAAGTAGCGTAGGCTTGTGCCTGGTGGGGTGTGAGGTACTGCGCTTGAACGTGGCGTATACGTTGAGCGAACTGATCCGCGTAGGATTGTTGTGCGCGAGCAGTGTGGGATACCTCTTGTGCGAACTCCCCGGGCGCCTTCACCGGGTGTGGTTTCGGGATTGTTAGGTTGTAAGGCGCAGTGGTATTCAACCCTTGAGGGAGCCCACCGGAAGTAGCCATTGACCCCTGTGACAGCCCCATCTGGGACTGCATCAGATTAACGCCTTCAACGAACTCTCGTACGGTTACTGTGGGGTCATCGGACATGTGTATACCTTACCAGGGTTCAGGCACCCCCTTCCGCTTAATGAATCGGGTTGGGGGCGGGGCTTCAAGGGGCTCAGTGTATGACGCAGTGCGCGCGAGGGTTGCTGCCGTAGACTCCCGCTCGGTGCGGAATTCCTTCGCCGCTCGCCGGGCTTCAGCCAGGCGTCGCTGGATTGCTTCTGGGTCGTACGCGGTTTGGTAGACAGCGAGTTCGAGCATATCTTCCAGACGCATGAGGTCCTCTCGGGGTATCCCGAAGGCCATGGCGATGACACGCCCCAAGTGGGCGTTCTTCTGAAATGTCTCAAACCGTTCACGCTGTACCACCTCGCGCAAAACGCGGTCCTGAACCGAGTGCAGCGGCGGGACAGGAACCCCGCGCGCCCGTAGGGTTGCGCGAGCATTACCCCACGGGGTTGCTAGAAATTTTCGGCCACCCCCTCGCGCATCACATCGATGAGTAGTTGGTCAAACTTCGCCAGCTTGGTGCGCAGCTTGTCGAACACTGGGTCCGCGAGGCCCTCCACGTACTTCATGCGCTCTTCGAACGCTGCGCCGGTCTCCGCTGTGTCAGCACCCGCTGCCGGAAACGAGAACGCGGTATCACCAAATGACGCCAGGGACGCCGCCAGGTTGTAGCGCGCCACGATGTCGTCGTAGATGATCTGAAAGGATGGTTGTTGTACTTGGATTGCAGTCTGCAGCCGGATGCTGTCCCGCTTTTCGCGTGTGCGGAACGTAACACTGAACTTCGACGTGAGGGGGTAGCTCTCTTCGTGGAAGCCTTGAATCAGCATGTTGTCCACGATCTCCGCCGCGTGTTCAACAGAGATCTTTCTCTGCTTCAGAAAGCTCCGATAATCCGTTACTGGGGACAACGCATCCGTTACACGCTCAAAGGCAGTGACCGTTGTATCTGCCCCTGATTCCCCGGGCTTCTTCTCCACGGCAGGACCGGACGCCTCGGGCGCAGGTGCCCCGGGTGCAGCAGGGGATGCGAGTGGTGCTGGCGGTGTGGGGGGTGCGGGACGTGGAGGTGCGCCACCACGAGTGTAATCTCCCAGGGTTGGTGCTGGTGTGGGTGCTGGATCCTTGTTGGCGGAAGCATTGGGGTCGTCGGACTTGGGGCCTTGTTGTGTCATGTGGGTAGTCTTCTCCTTGGGCAATAGTGTATACCGGCTAAGTGGCAAAAAACATAGATTTTATTGGTACAAGTTAGTGAAGCCCGCCCTTCGGAGCTTCAAAGTTTACGCCGTAAACTAGAAGGAGTGCTTCCTATGATTAAGTCCTTGGTTCTGCTTCTTTTTCTTTTCTTTAATTCCGGCCCCTACACCGACCACTATAAGGTAGTGGCACGTGAAGCGGGTATTGCTACTGCGTACTACCCAGGGGATGGGTACAGTGGAAAAACGTGTGCAGACGGAGAACCGTTCACCGTTGATAGATGCCACGTAGCGCACCGTAAGGACGGACCTTGGCAGCTTGGTAAGCCTGTACGTGTGTGTTCCGTTCGCACCAAGAAATGCACTATCACGTATATTGGGGATACTGGCCCCTTCGGCGCGTGCGAGTTTGGCCTCAGCCCTACCAGCAAGTGGCGCTGCAAAGGGCGACACTTCGTAAAAGTGCGGACCAGGACTGGGTGGAAGACTCGCGCCCTACCTCGCAACAGGAAAGGGTGGACACACCACACAACGGACCCCGGTGGAACGTACCGTGGGGTACTCGACGTGTCTCGCTGTGTGCGGGACCGAATCAGTGGGCAGCGACGCGGTATCCAAGAGGTGACCGTTGCGCTGCTCAAGAAGAGGAGCTTGCTGACACGCGTACACCGGGTCATAAGCAGGGCTGTTGACTACATAGACACCAACCTGTAAAAGGATAGTGATGATTTGCCCAAAATGTAAATTGGTTGTCGCCTTCGACATGGCAGAGAAGGTCGACAAGAAGTGCCTCAAGTGTGGCATGGAGCTACAACCTGACGTCGTGGAGCTTGTCAGCGATCCGCGCCTCGGTGTGGTGAAGGAAGTGCGGCCTGGCCAAATTGAGATCGCCAGACACCTCAACGACGCCATGCAGAATGGTGGTTGTGTGATGGCGGAGGGTGGCTGCGGCGTCGGCAAGACGTTTCCCTACTCCATCGCCGCTGTACTCAGCCCTTACCGTGTGGTCATCTCGACAGGCAAGAAGTCCCTTCAGGATCAGCTCGCCAAGAAAGATCTCCCCCACCTGCAAGCTGTGTTGGGTGTGCCCTTCACGTTCGAATCCATCAAGGGAAAGTCCAACTACCTGTGCAAGCACGAGCTTCGCCGCGCCAATCGTCTGTTTGAGAAGGAGGGAAAGTCCGCGCTCCGCAAGCACGCTTTGGAGTGGTTGGATGGGTCCCACCCTGGAGACCTCAATGAGTTCCCCGGGAGTACGGCGTACCCCATGAACATGGTGACAGCGGAGGACTGCTCTGGGTGTCGCCGCACGTGTGGGTACAAAGAGATGAAGGAGCGCGCTCGCGACGCCAAGATAGTTGTGGTCAACCACAGTCTCCTCGGGTTCGATATGCGCCTCGGCTCCGGACGCTTGTTTGGGTTGTACGAGGTCCTCGTCGTCGATGAGGCACACACATCACCCGAGTTCTTCCGCAGCGCCTTTTCCGATACGCTGACCCCCACCTGGATGAAGCGTGTCCTGGGTAAGCTGGATCGGGAGGACATCGAGTACAACCTGGACCCTGACTACGCGTGTGCTCGGTGGGAAGCCATCTTCAAGAACATCCCCAACCCCGATGATACTCACCTCCTGCCCCCGGGCTTCATGGGTGATGCCAAGGACGACGGCGTCAGCATCCTCAACGAGCTGGAGAAAGAGTTGGATACGTACGCCAAGGGCACCTGGGGTGACTACGCGGAGGGGTGCAAAAGCGAGAAGGACGGCCCCACGACCGCCGACATGCTGGAGACCATCAATCATGAGATGTGGTCTTCTACCGCCGACCGTATGGCCAAGCGGTCCAAGCGTGGAGTCGAAGGTGGTGCGGACGATGACCCAGAGATGGATGGTGTCATGGTGGTGCAGCGTGTGGTGGATGGCATCAACAAGAACCGGGACTTCCTGCACGCTACTGAAGCCGAGGACAACGATGAGAACTACGTCTTTGCCCGCGAGGAGCTGCGAGACGGGCGTCCGAAGATCGTCCAGATGCCGGTCAACTTAGCGCCGCTCACCGGGCCTGTTCTATCACGGCCCCACATGACCACCATGACCAGTGCCACCCTCAACGCTGATTCCCTCCGCGTCGAGCTGGGCCTGCGTCCCACCTCTTCCATCTCAGTGGCGTCCCCCTTCCCGTACGACCGCAGCCTCGTCTACATCCCCAAGCACATCTCGCGCCCTGGCACCGAAGGCTGGCACATGGAGATTGCAGAGGAGGTGGACGCTCTCACGCGGCTGTCACGAGGCGCGGCCATGGTGTTGTTTTCCTCCATCGCTGACCTTTCCCAAGTGCATGATCTTCTCGTGGATGAGTGGGGTCTGGATGAGCGCTACCCCCTCTTCGCCCAGCGCAAGGGTGTGCGCCCTGCTGAGGTGTTCGAACACTTCATGGACGAAGACAACGCCATTCTCCTGGGGTCCAAATCCTTCTTTGAGGGTGTGGATGTCCAGGGAACCAAGCTGCGCCTGGTCATCATCCCGAAGATTCCCTTCCCCAACCCGCGAGACCCCCTCATTCAGGCCAAGGAGAAGGCACTGGGACAGCGGTTCTGGAAGGACTACTACTTCCCCCGCATGCGCGCAGACATTGAGCAAGCTGCCGGGCGGCTGATTCGTACACGCACTGATAAGGGTGTGGTGGCGATCCTTGACCCGCGCATCTGGACTGCTGGGAACAAGAGCCTGAACCCCAAGGATGTTGGAAAGACGCGTCTGTGGCGGGGGTACGGCCAGCAGATCATCAAGGCTCTGCCCTTCCCGCAGTACACTCACCGCGTACATTACGTAAAGATGTTGTTCGATAGCATGGGGCTCGATACGTAGGAGACACAATGGAGTACGAGATTTGGACACGAAAGCTGGCTACACTGCGCCTCAAGAAAGGGCTCACACAGAATGAGGTTGCACTGGGGCTGGGTATCTCTCGTCCGCATTACACGGCCATCGAGAATGGTCAGACTGTGGTCAACTACACGCAGCTCTACAACCTCGCAAAGGTTCTAGGGTTGACGATGACTGCATTAATGCAGATGAAAGGCGTGGCACCTATTATCCGTACTCCTCGTGCCCCAATGAGGAAGGGGCGGCGCAGCTCTCGTGCCAAGGGGACGCGCATTATCATGTGCCCCAACTGCAACGGTGGTCGTGTTACAGGACCCCCCGCCAAGTTCGTTATCTGCCGCTACTGTGGAAAGAGCGTCTTCATCCCCCGGAAAAAGAAATGAATCTGGTCATAGGCGCAGACGAAGTAGGCTACGGGTCTATCGCAGGGCCACTCATCGTGGCAGCGGTGGCTTTCGACTCCAGCGTACGAAGAATTGTGTTGAAGCGCGAACGGCGTGATGACCTC